ACCTAAAACTTGTCCAGAAGGTAAAGAACTAAATGAAGAAGGTACTAAATGTATTAAGAAAAAACTTCAAAAAGAAGATTGTCCAGAGGGTAAGGAACCAAATGAAGCTGGTACTAGATGTGTAAAGATAAAAAAACCAAAGGCTTGCTCTAAAGGTAAGGTTTTAATCGATGGAGAATGTTTTGATCTCCAAAAAGTTCAAAAAAGACAAGGTATAAAATCATTGGGTCTTGAAAAAAAAAATAAACAAGATGAAAAACTACTTAAATCTTTGTAACCTCAAACAACTTAAAAAGATTATCTAAAGAAATCAATGTATTTTGACTTCCTCCTTTGAAGTTATTTGAGGTTTGAATTCTTTTTCTTCCTTGAGATTGTTGATCTAAACCGGAAAAAAAATTTTTTAAATCTTCTACCTCTTTTTGAAAATCTTGATATTTGTTTTTTTCGAATAAAATTTTGTCTGTAATATTTTTATCTCGTATGTCCAAACCTTCCATTTTTTTTACTAAATTATCTAATTTTGTGATTTGAAATCGAATTTCATCGAAAATTTCATCTATTATATGTTTTATATCATGTACCAATGTCAAAGTGCTTTTTCTCTTGAGAGAAAACGCTTGAAGTAAATTTTCTTGAATTAGATTCATTTGATTCCGAATATCTTCGTCTTTTTTCAACATTGAATCCCCTGTATTTGAATGGGTGTTTATAATAAAATCAAATATTTCCCTTATTTCTGTATATTTCAATATCATTTTATCAATGTCTCGAGGTAATGTTGCTTTTTGATTTAAATATACAATATCTTCGTATGTTGCGACATAATTTTGTTTGTTGATTATTAATTCGATTTGTTTTAATCTTTTTTTGGGTGGTAGCATTGGTAGCTGAAAATTTTCTTGAGATATTTCATCATATATTTTTATTGAAATATCCGATCTATGAGAATACATTTTTTCTAAAATATTTTTCAATGTTTTGTTTTTAAAAAAATCTTTGTTATTGTAAATTAAAATTTTGCTTCCTGTACTTTTTCTATTTTCTTCATCTTTGTCAGATTGTGTTTTTGGTTTTTCGGTATCTAATTGTTCACATTTAGCATCAACTGTATTACCAGTTCCGAGTAATAAAAAACATTCTTCATTTTCAAAAACCTTTTTCATATTACAATGTAAGGCTATTGTAAATAACCATTTATCTACTGTCGTAAGTAGATTAGTGCTATTTGGTACTACTTTAAATTTAAAAGCAAAATATAATTGTGAAAAATCACCCAATGCTTTCATCATTAACATAAAAGAATTAAATATATCTTTGTTGTTAAACTGTTTTTTCAATTTTTCAAGAACTTCGGGTACTTCAGCTTGTGTTACAACATTCCATATTTTATCAATTGAAAATATACCACTTGTTCCAACTTCAAAAGTATGTGCAATTGTTTCTCCTTTGTATGATATATTAAAGGTAAAATTATTATTATTGATCTCTTGAAGAATTATACCAACATCTTTTAAATCTGAATAAATATTTTTTAAATATATGATAGCTTCGTTAAAAAAATTTATTTGCCTTTGCAAATCAAGATTTTCAGAGGTTCCTTGTTGACACGGAGAAGGATCGTATATTGTTGCTATAGTACGAGTTATTTGATTTTGTTGATAAATATGACCCAATGCAACAGGGACTGTATCAACAAAGACATGACCATCAATTGGTATTTGTTTGATTGAATTGTAATTTTTAAATATGTTTTCGCCAATAATACAATTCAATGGATTTGATTGGCGATAATCACTTAATTTTCGAAGAAACATTTTATTTTCAAAAGTATGTAATGAGCCTAAAATATGTGTATTAGTAAATTTTTTTTGTATTTCAACAAAATTAAAAAACTTATCCGCATCGTTTTTAAAAGCAAAATCATGAAAATTATCTAAAATTAAATACATATTAGTTAAAGATTGTTCTTTATCAGAATATATGTTATATTGTATTTGAGTATTTTCCCCACCATTTTGTCCAGGATTATTGTTTTTTGAATTTTCCAATTGTTGCCGATGGTTTACTTCGCGTAATATTTCTTCCAAATTACTTAACAAATTGCTTAAAATAATATATGAAAATTCTCGATTATTTAAATATATATCAATTTTACCATATTCAAATTCTGATGTTGTTTTTAATTGCACAGATTGATATTGTATTTTTGATGGTGCAGATCGATATTGTATTTTTGATGGCACAGATCGATATTGTTTTTTTAATGGCACAGATCGATTTGATGTTTTTGATCTGGTATGAGCACTGTGAGTCCTGAAATCAGGCACACTCTTACGCACAAGATGCTTTCCTGATTCGGTAAGGTGGGACACATCTGCAAGTGGGAAAGCCGGTTGTGAATGTCGACTTGTGGTTTTTAATTGTTGAGATAATGGTAATGTTGTTAATACTTGTTGAGATAATGATGGATCCCCTCCTTTTTTTCTCATAATCAAATGTCTCTAATTTTATAAAATATTTTTATCAATTGATTTCCATGCACTCCACGAATATGACCTTTTCAAAATTTCATTTGTTTGAAGATTATTTCGCAAAGTAGAAATTTTTATATCTGTTATTGTATCATTATCCATAAGAGCAAATCCAAGTGCAATTGCTCCTCTTTCGCTTATCAGGCATTTACTGATATCTATTTTTTGCAAGGTGTCATTTTTTTGAATAACTTTTGCAATCGAACCCACACAAAAGTCATCAATTGGTGTCTTAGAAATTTTGATAGAGACGAGTGTGTTATTTTCAATAAGAGCATTAGACAAAGCAATAGCATCAGAATTATTCATATTTTTATTTATCAGAAATAAATGTTTGATTGTTTTATTCTTAGCAAGACATTTTGTAAAATCTTGAAAAGAATCTCGAAGAATATGATCATTAAAAACGATCTTGATTTTACTTGTTGTGTTGTTGAAAAAGATGTCTCTTAGGATGTTGTGATGAAATTTCATTATGATGATGATTTAAAAATAATTTATTATCATTTTTTAACAAAAAAATAATAAAAGTATAACGTTTCAATAAGATGATAACAGATTATTTATTTACATTTTTATTCATAATATCACCTTTATTTTTAGGGTTCACAGTTTCTCTTTTATTTAAAATTGACAAAGAATGGTATGACAATATTAAAAAACCAAAATTTGTTCCACCATCATATGTTTTCTCAATTGTCTGGTCATTATTATATATTTTATTCGGTACTGCTATGTTTCTCGGGTTGAATGATTTTGATTATAAATATTGGATCTTACCAGTTCTTCATTTTATATTAAATCTATCTTTTACTCCATTAATGTTCGGTCAAAAAAATCTTTATTTAGCATTAATTGCTACAATTCTGACATCTATAACTTGTATATTTGTGATGATACAGTTTTATTTGACTGAAAAAATGTTTTCTATTGTGTTATTAATACCATATTTATCTTGGCTTATATTTGCAACTTATCTATCATTTACAATATATAAAATGAATTTATGAATCATCAACGCAATGCTTGATTGAAAATTGAAAGGTTCTTATTTTTTTATATAATTTTCTTTTAGTATGAAACGAAACCAATGAGGGTTGTGATTCTTGTGGTTTTTGAGGACGCAATTTCATTATTGTAGATTTGGAAAACTTAAATTTCATTTTTTTATTCTTTTTTATTTTTGGAATTACTTTTGGATAATTGTTAAGAGTTGACAATGATTTTTTATAGACAAATGGAATCATTATATAATAATAATATATAAAAAGAAGTTTAATCAATATGCAAATCTTGTATATTATTTTTATAAGACTCTTTATATGATTGTAAAGGTTTTTTGAGAATTTGTTTTTCATTTAACCATTTTTCTGATAATACATTATATTGATTATTTTCATTTAGCAAAATATTATATAACAGTAGTGTTATAATAGCAATGAAGACAGATAGACTTATATTCTTTGTTGAATAATATATAATTGAAAAATACATAATCAATTGCATCAATGGGTGTTTCAAAATTTCTTCCTGTGCTTTTGTAACATTAACTTTCAAATAACGATTTCCTACCTGAAATAAAATGAAAATAATAGAAAAAAATGGATCTATATCAGGGGTCATTCTCTATAATATTATTATATTTTATATAAATTTTGGAAAATTATCATTAATATCTTCATCATTTTTTTTGTGAAGAGTTTCTTGTTTTGTAAATATTATATAATCAAAAATAAGAGCTATTGTACCAAGAAGTAGTAAAAGTCCCAATCTTAAATCCCAAATAATAACATAATATATACAAAGTAAAAGTATTAAAAATATCCATTTATTTTCGAAGAAATCTAAAATGAAATCAGGATATTGAACTGCTGGTCGTAATCCATATATAAGCAAATATCCTACTACGATACCTGTTAGTAAACCTTTTATAATTAAAAGATAGTTGTCGTAATTCATATCTCTTCTTATTTATAACATATCATAAAAATAGTTTTTATATTTTCTTTTCCAATATGTATATTAGAAGCAACATGAATTATAGTACTTTAAAAGAGGCATATAGTATCGATTCTTTTGAAAAAAAACCAAAAAAGAAAAAAATCAGAGTAGAAGACGATGATGAAATAACATATCCTAAAACTGAAAGAATTGAAAAATTTGAAAAAAGTGAGACACAGTCTGAAACTCATAAACAAGATATCAATGACTCTGAAACTCATAAACAAGATATCTTAAAAGAAATTGAACCATATTATGACGAAGAAATAGAAAAATATTTGAATATCAACGACTTCAATGAAAATATATCATATTTGAAAAATAACACATCACAAGAATCAAAAGAAATCAAAAATTTAAATGAAGATGTAAAAAATGCGGAATATAATAAATATATTGAACCAAAATGTATAGAAATTACAAAAAAAGAGAACCATGTAGATTCAAATGATACATTTATGAAAAATATGATAAATATTGGTCTATATATATTGGTTGGTTTATTGATTATCTTTATTTGCGATCAAATAACTGAAATTGCCATAAGTATCGGAATGAAAAAGACAGTATATATTCTCGAACCATATCTCCACAATATATAAGATAATGATGTGTTGAAAAAAATAATGAATCTCCCAATAACTCATCTTATTCTTGGACCCGGTGGAATGAAAGGAGTGTATTATATTGGCGTGATGCGATATCTATATATTGAGAATATTTATAAAAATATCAAACATATAGCAGGAACATCGATTGGTGCATTTTTTACAGTAGCCATAGCACTACGAATACCAATTGAATATCTTGAAAAAAGATTTTTAGAAATTCTAATATCAAAAGATAAGTTTAATATAAACCTTTCTTTTTCGAATGTCAACAAAATTATTGAAAATAAAGGTTTATTTAATTTAGATTTCTTGATAAGCATCATCAGGGACTATCTTGAAGAAAAATATGATGTTCAAGATATAAGTTTTTTAGATTTAATAAAAAAGACAGGGATCTTTATTTATATATCATGTTCTTGTTTAAACACGACAAAACATAAAACATTTTCATTTGAAAACACACCAGAAGAAAGTGTATTAGATTCATTGAGAGGATCGATGACATGTCCATTATTGTTTACTCCAGTTTTGATAAAAGATAATTTATATGTTGATGGTATAATATCTTTACAATATAATGTTGATAATTTTTTCACAGATATTTCAAATGAACAAAAACTTTATATTAATATATCAGAAACTAAAAAAAACAATTTAAGTATCATACCTTCATATGAAAATATTAATTTTACATCATATCTTATGAGAACCATTGCAATATCATATATACATGCTTTGAATACACGATATGACAAAAAACAAAAATGTGTTCTTCATTGTGATACAATATCAAACGGTTCATTTGATTTTCACATTAATAATAATAATTTGGAATTTTTGTTTAATGAAGAAAATTTTAATTCGATAATATTACAAGGATTTATTGACATATCAAATCATTTTAAAAAACGATATATCAAATAAATATAAAGGTTAAACTGAAATAATGATTTAATGGAAAGCATCATAAATAATTCATTTATATCTGGTGAAGATTCTTATAAAGAAAGATACTTCGAACCTATACCTGATTTATGCTATTCTTTGGAAAATGTAATAAATGGTAAATGGTGGATACCTTCAAAAACAGGTAAAAAACGAATCATGTTATGTGGTACATATCCCATTGCAGCAAGTAATGGATATTCTAAAGTTGTTTATTATATATCAAAATACTTGGGTGAAAAGAATGATATTGAATTGACTGTTTATGGTTTTCAAAATTTTGTAAAAACAAATGGTCAAAATATCAGAAATGATATTCCTAAATCTGTGAAAATTTATGATGCATATCTACATGAAAATCCAAAGAGACATGGGTTCGGAGAATTAGAAATTTCCAGATTTTTGAAACAGAATCCACAAGATGTTATTATTATATTTAATGATAATGTTATTACTTCTGCTATTACTGCAAATTTGGTAAAAGACTGTTGGAGTGAAAAACACAATTTTAAATTAGTTTCATATATGGACCAAGTATATCCATATCAGAAAAAAGAATATATTAATGTGTTGAATCAATATTTTGACGCTATCATTGCATTCACTCCATATTGGAAAGATATTGCAAGAAAACTTGGAATTAGAGAAAATAAACCTATATATACATTTCCACATGGTTTTGATGAAAAATTATATTATCCTGTTGATAAAAATATTTGTCGAATGTTCTATGGGTTTGACGAGGATGCTTTTATGGTTTTGAATCTTAATAGAAATCAACCTAGAAAAAGATGGGATATAACAATGATTGCATGGGTAGAATTTATTGAAATGCATTATAATCTCAACAAAAATAATGATAATATGGATAAAAACACTTCTCGTCCTATTAAATTAATTGTTGGTACACAAGTGAATGGATATTGGGACTTAATGGATATTTTGCAAAATGAATGTAAATTTAGAAACATCCCAATCGAATATGCTGAAAAAACAATACAACCAGTTGCATTGCCGCAACAATTATCAGACAGAGAGATTAATATTTTATATAATTCATGTGATATTGGTTTGAATACTGCGGATGGTGAAGGATTTGGTTTATGTGGTTTTGAATGTGCAGCTCTTGGTAAAGCACAGGTTTCTGCAAATATAGGTGGTATGAAAGAATTTCTAGACCATACGAATTCAATATTAATAGATCCAGTTACAAGTATCTATTTAGACAACAAATCTAAAGGTATAGGAGGAAAAGCAGAAATCATATCTCCAAAAGATGTTGCACAAGGCTTTTGGAAATACTTTAGTAACCCAGAACTCGTGAAAGAACATGGTATGCTTTCGAGGAAAAATATTTTAATTAATTACAGATGGGAATCACTAGTTTCTTATTTTCATAAACGCATTGTTTCTGAATTATAATTTTTGTCAATCTTTTTTTTAAATAATTCAAATAATATTGAATAATTATTATTTTCAGGAGTTATCATAAGATTTATTGTGTTGAGTTCGTTAAATATAAATGTCATTAATAAGATGATAAATGATGAATATCATTTTTTTAATTCAAAATGATGATTTAAAAAAAAATGATGTATATTATTATATAAAAACTGTTGATGTATGAACAATTAAAACAAGATCCTATAAATACATTGAATACATTATCAATCAAAGAAATTACTAGTATTCTCGAAGAAGCAGATAATGCTTTTTTCAATAGTGATGACACCTTATTTAATGATGATATATACGATATTATAAAAGATTATTTAAGAAATAAGGACCCGAAGAATGCATATTTGAAAAAAATTGGTGCCAATGTCAAAATTAATAAGGAGCGACTTCCATATTATTTGGGATCATTGGATAAAATAAAAGACAATGAAAATGAAATAGCTAAATGGTTGAAAAAATATTCGAATGAGTGTATTATTTCTGAAAAATTGGATGGAATTTCTTGTTTAATAAATATTGACGGTAGTAAAATTGAAATGTTTACAAGGGGTAATGGATTTGAAGGTCAAAATATATCGCATTTGATTAAACATATTGATATAGATTTATCTCGAATTGTTAAAGTAGTTGATAAAATAGCAATAAGAGGCGAATTGATCATACCTAAATCTCAATGGAAAGATAGTTTGGGTTCAAATGCAAGAAATGTTGTTGCAGGTGCTTTACATAGCAAACAAGTAAATAAAGATATTATCAAAAGAATACATTTTATAGCATACGATACAATGTATCCTAGAAATAAATTAAGCTTGTCATTGGATTTTTTAGATACTTTGGGAATAAATACAGTGAAAAGATTGATAATACCGCATAAAGAATTGAATACTGATAAATTATCAGAAATACTTCAAAATTGGAGGAAAGAATCTTTGTATGAAATTGATGGTATTGTTGTACAAGATAATGGTATTCATAAAATAACATCAGGTAAGAATCCTAAATATGCTTTTGCATTCAAAAGTATTTTGACAAATGAGAAAGCAGAAGTTATTGTTACTGATGTTGTATGGAATATATCAAAACATAGAACATTAAAACCACTTGTTAAATTTGATCCGATTAATCTTTCAGGTGTGAAAATAAAACAAGCAACTGGATTTAATGCAAAATATATATCTAATAATAAAATTGGACCGGGTTCTAGATTAATTATAGTAAGAAGTGGTGATGTTATCCCCCATATTTTATCAATATTAACAAAATCAGCAACAGGTGAACCAAAAATGCCTACAGAAGATTATATCTGGAATGGTGAATATGATATTGAATTGAAAGGGGTTGAAAAAAATAGAGAACATGATATATCTTCATTTGTTTATTTTATGGATACACTTTCAATAAAAGGTGTTAAAGAGGGTGTAATAACAAAATTTTATGATACAGGATATGATACTTTGAAAAAAATACTGAATATGACAATTGATGATATTCTACAAATAGAAGGTTTCAAAATGAAAAGTGCTGAAAATATATTCAACGAATTGCAAAAAATACGAAATGTTCCTTGTTATAAATTATTAGCAGCTTCTAGTATTTTTGGCAAAGGATTTGGTGAAAAGAAAATAAAACTTATAGTTGATGAATTTCCGTTTCTTATATCAGATAAGAAAAAGACATTGTCGTTGACGGTTGAACAAATAACTAATATAAAAGGGATGGCAGTTATTTCGGCACAACAATTTGTAAATAATATTGAGAAATTCTTATTATTTTATGAAGATCTTGGAATTAATTGTGTAATAGAAAAAACACAGGATAAAATAAAGAGTAATTTCTTCACAGATAAGAAAATTGTATTTAGTGGTTTTAGAAATAAGGATTGGGAAAATCAATTGGAAGTTATTGGAGCAAATTTTTCATCAGTTGTGTCTAAAAATACAAATTATTTAGTTGTCAAAAACCTGAATGATTCTTCTAATAAAATCAAAAAGGCAAGAGAACTAGGTATCGAGATATTAACTTATGACGAATTTGCAGAAAAGATATAAAGGTTTGATATATATATTATATCAAAGGGAAATAACAAGTCTCGATATAAAGTAAAATGCCTACAAGATTTCAAGAAATGCTCAAAGTTCAAAGAGAAAACAAAGAAACAGCTCGTGTTGGTCTAAGATGGGATGAAGGTGAAGATGATAAAATGCTCAGCATGGTAAGAGACGGGAAATCTGTAGAAGAAGTTGCAACTTTTCTACAAAGAACTCCTGGTAGTATCAAGACCAGGCTTGTTCTCAATGCTGTAAATAAAATCGATAATGAATCTTATTCACAAACTGAAGCAGCATCCTATGCTTGTATTAGTGAGGAAGATATTGTGGACTTTCTTCAGAAAAAAGAGGAGCGTCTTAATAAAAAACAATCGTATAAATCCAAAAAAAATGATGCAACTAATATGGGACAATTGGTTAATATTGTAAATGATTTGAAAAGAAGAGTTGAAATTCTTGAAGGAAAATAAATATTTAATTTTTTTTATTATATAATTAAAAAATGATTATTGATTATTTTAATTATATATACACTAAATGGATATAGATCTTGACAATTGTTGGGAAATATTAAATGAATTCAAAAACAATGAAAATATAGAAGATGTAGAAGGTGTGTGTGCATGTGGATCAAATGACATTATTATTGAAGATACTATGCAAATATGTTCGAAATGTTGTGCTGTTTTAGGGAGAGTTATTGATAATACTGCAGAATGGAGATATTATGGTAACGAAGATAATAGAGACGGTGATCCATCAAGATGTGGTCTTCCTACAAATTCGCTTTTACCAAAATCTTCATTAGGTTCTATGATTGGAGGAACGCGTAGAGACAATATAGATATTAAAAGAATTCGAATGTATCAGTTATGGAATTCTATGCCATATGATGAAAGGACATTATGGTCAGTATTTGAAAAACTAACATTGAATACAGTAAATAATGGAATTCCTCAAAAAGTAATAGATGATGCAAAGGTTTTATATAAAAAAGCAGCGGAGAAAAAGATATCAAGGGGTGACAATAAAGATGGTTTGATAGCTTCTTGTATTTATCATTCTTGTATGTTGAATAATGTTCCTCGTAGTTCTAAAGAAATTGCATCAATGTTTAATATTAGTCCCATCGTATTAAATAGAGGAAATTCGAGGTTTCAAACTTTACTTAAAATAAATGTTTCATCTTCTGGTCCAGAAGATTTCATTTCGCGATTTGGTAGTAAATTATCTATGAAAATGGAAGATATAGAAAAATGCAAAAAATTTGTGAAATTTCTTGAAAAAAACGAAATTCTAAGTGATAATTCACCAACTTCAGTTGCTGCTGGAATATTATATTATTATTCTGTTACTGAAAATATTGGATTTACTAAAAAACAATTTTCATCTGCTTGTAATGTATCAGAAGTAACTATTGTTAAAAATTACAAAATAATATGCAAATATAAAGATTTTATTGATAAATATAAACAAGAAATATATCAATGAATAATGAACTTTATGATTATATATCCAAGGCTGATATAAACAATAGTCTCAAATCCGCAACATATATTATTTTAAAATATAAAGACACTTCACATCATTATCTTCAAGAAACATTTTTTAATATTTTATCATATATATGTTCTTTTATTTCATTGGATAACTGTATGATATTATCAGATATTATAAACGATATATATATATTTCTAAACGATGATGATATTGTTATCCAAAAAATATATATATTAATTTGTAAACTTTGTATTATATGTGACATTAATATACGAAATCCTTGTATTAAAATAGGAACTGTGAATATTAAAGATTTGCGTGGAAAAATTATTGATATTTTTGAAAGTGAGTTTGATTTAAGAAATTTAGGTTTATCAAATTTTGAACATATTTTACCTGATATAAAAAGTGAAACATATAATCTGGTTTATAAAATCATTACAGGTTATGTTCATTATATAAAAATAATTGAAAATTTGAATGATTTCGAAAAAATAAATACGATATCGATGAAATTGAGAAATTCTATTGATTATATAATAAGAAAAAAATTTATTTTGGAAAATAAGATATATCCAAATGATCATGATATTGTTTGGTTTATATGGCATATATTGATAGGATTGTTTAAATCAAATGATTTAGATAAGATGTTTTTTATATTTAATTTTGAATATAATAAAAAAAAGAGATCAAATAGAATTGGGATTTTATATGGGATTTTTATTTTGATAATATTCAATAAAAAACGAGATATTGCAAGAAAATGGAATCAAAACGAATTAAATATTCTAGAAAAAATACAAGCTATACATATGAATCTTTATCATAATATCAAACAAGATATATTAAAAAATAATGATGATATTACAGTTAATGAAACAAAGGTTTCATATATTGATGGTTTGGATTATTTAACTAATATGAGACCAGTTTTAGAACAAGAAGTTGATAATATCGAATATCGTGTTGAAAATTGCAATATTGAAAAGAAAATTGTAAAATGTAAAAGATTTTGAGTACATTCCTTAATATTTTTTAGAAATTCATGAAAGTTTTATAATTTTTTTGTATTTTGAGTGAAATGTACTCTTTTTTATAGTGGTCAAAATATAGAAAGAAAAATATTTTGAACCATATAATTTTTTAAAGTTTTTATTTTGATATCACCATTGATAATTTGAATATAATTGTAAATATTATCATCAAATGCTCTTTTTAGTAGTTGATCTAGATACCATATCCTATTTTTTAAGTGAATATGTTTAGTTATCAAATGACCAACAATCATATAATCAACATTATAAGTATCAAGTATTGTAGATATGTTTTGTTTATTATCAGCATTTTTAGTATATATAATACTATTATTTCCTACAATCAATAGATCTAATAGTTCACTATCTGTATCTGTCAATGATTCATTCATTACAAATCTTGTCCATAAACTATTTATGTCATCTAATGTCCATTTATATTGATTTAATCTTTCATAATGAATCATTTTTAAACTTCCGTGACAAAATATGTAATTATCAATTTTTCGAATAATAGGACGTTGTGCAATAATATTCTTTAAATCAGATTTATTTCTAATTCTATCAATATTCATATGTTCATGATTTCCTATCATTGATATAAAAGAGCTGTTCTTACTTTTTGCCTCAGTTTCAAGATAGTTTGTGAAATAAATCATCTTAAAATGATGTTTATCATAAATATCATGTTTATCAATTGGTTTTGGATCAATTTGATCACCAAGTTGAATAACAGTTGTATTTGAGGGAGCAATCCATTTATAATGATTATCGAGAACTCCCGCGTCTTTTAAAATATATTTAAATCTATTTATATCCCCATGTGTATCAGCAATAACAATGATATTGTTATCAGAACAGTTTGATACTAGTATATTCAAAAATATCATTATATGCATGAAAAGTCTTTTTATATTCATTTTTCTATATTACAAGAAACAAAATCTTATATATGTTTATTGAAAAGAGTACATTCCTTATTATTTTTGAGAAATTCATGAAGGTTTTATAAAAATCTTAAATTTTTAGTGAAATGTACTCTTTTTTTTATATACATATTTTAATAGAATGAAAGGAAAGGCATTATTGTTTGGTTTGAATTATAACCATTGTAAACAAGGAAAGCTTAAAGGATGTATTAACGATGTTTTTAATATGGCAAAATATATACATTCTTTACTTGATATTCCTATAGAGCTTTACACTGATGATACTGATATTAAATCAACTTCATATGATGGTATTATCTCTATATTGCATAATCTAGCAATCGAATCTTATAAAAATGATCTTGATTTTGTATGGATACATTTTAGTGGTCACGGAAGTCAACAGAAAGATACATCAGGTGATGAAAAAGATGGTATGGATGAAGGTTTAGTACCATCGGATTACGAAAAAAAAGGTATTATTATAGATGATATAATCCATAAAACTATTTGTTCTTTTAATCCTAAGACAAAAATATTATTTATATGTGATTCTTGTCATAGTGGTACTATGTTAGATCTCAAATACACTTGGAGTTCTGATAAACAATGTACAATAGATAACAAAAATAATTCTATAAAGTCAAATACTATGTTGATATCTGGATGTATGGACGAACAAACATCAGCTGATGCTTTTAATTTACTTAACGATAATAAATCTGTTGGAGCATTGTCTGCTACAATTTTAAAAGTTCTTACCAAAAAACCTGAAAAAATTTATAATGCATTTTCATTAATTAATTCAGTTCGTAATGAACTTAGAAGAGGTGGATATAGTCAAATACCTTCCTTAAGTACAAATTTTGATATAAGTGAAAATAGTTCATTAATACCATTAAATAAACAAATTAAACCAATTGATGGTTCAAATAATATAACACAAGAAGTAAATGAACAAAGTTCTTCAATATATCCTCAACAACAGTACTATGTTCAATCATCATCTGTCAAACCTCAACAACAGTACTATGTTCAATCATCATCTGTCAAACCTCAACAACAGTATTATGTCCAATCATCATCTGTTAAACCTCAACAACAGTATTATGTCCAATCTTCATCTGTCAAACCTCAACAACAGTATTATGTCCAATCATCATCTGTCAAACCTCAACAACAGTATTATGTCCAATCACCAAGTGTTCAATCTCAAGAATATCAACAAATGGCACAACAACAACTAGCTCAACAACAACTAGCTCAACAACAAATGGCACAACAACAAATGGCACAACAACAAATGGCTCAACAACAACTAGCTCAACAACAACTAGCTCAACAACATTACATTATGTCAACTCCTAGATTTAATCATGTTTAAATATAAAAATGTTTTATTATAATAGGAAATGTTACAACAATTAGAAAAACTTTTTCAAACCAATATCAGTGAGAGTATTTCACAAGCACAAAAAGGCGGTCAATGTTCACAAGCAGGCGGTCAATGTTCACAAGAAGGCGGTCAATGTTCACAAGAAGGTAGTGGTGATAAAATGAAAAAAATGAGAGCGAAATTAAACGCAATGACTTGTGTACAATTAAGAGAAAAAGCGAAGAAAATCGAAAGATCAAAAAATGTCAAAATTTCTGTATCTAAAAAGAAAGATGGAAAGACTGTTTATATTAAGAAAGCTTCTCTAGTCAATAATATTCTCAAATATATGTAAAAAATTGTTATTCGTTTTTTTTTCAAAAATTATGCTATTTCAATATTATAATGGGAAACACATCTGCTAAATCAATTGATTTAGAAAACCTCGATTCATATGAAGTTTTTGGTATTTCCAAAGATTTCACATGGGATCAATTGAAGAATGCTTATAAACAAGCTGCTTTAAAAACACATCCTGATAAACCAGGGGGTAATAAAGTTCTTTTTGATTTTGTCACAGAAAGATTTGAAAAATTAGCTTTGGAATATAAATCAAGAGAATCGAATAAAACACATAATGATCTTAAACAAGATTCTTTGAATTTTCATAAACAAAATAGAGCATTTGAACAGTCATTTGATACAGATACATCAGAACCTTTTATAAATAAATTTAATAAAGCATTTGATAAATTCAAATTTCACGACGAAAGTATAGAAGGGGGGTATGGTGAAATTATGATGAAATCAAATGGAGTTCGCGAAGATATCAAAATTGAAAACATATTCGATAAACAAGATGTTAAAAACAAAAACTTCAATGAAGTATTTAATCAAAAAAATCCGGTCGAAAATAAAGTAACCAAATATGTTGAACCAGCTCCACTTTTAATGGCAAAAAAAATACAATTTACAGAAATAGGTTCTAAAAAAACAGACGATTATACAGGTGAATCAGAAAGTAAAAATCTCATATATACCGATTATCTTAAAGCATATAGTGGTGAAAGACTTGTTGACCCAAATAGTAAATTTAAGGAATTTAATTCTATCAAAGATTATCAAAAATATAGGGAGAAGAAAACCAAAACAAAACTCAGCAATAAAGAAAATAAAAGAGTTGAAAAGAAAAAAATACTCGATGAAAAACAAGAGTTTGAAAGATTAGAAAGAATAAAACAAAATGATTTAGCAATACAAAAAGCACACGAACTTGCAAATAGATTTTTGATCAAGTAATTTATCAAAAGTAAATATCATTATAATTTTGTGTTTTTTTCAGTTCGATAATAACCCTATCAAAATCTTGTTTTATCTTTTCAAAATTCTTTTTTAAATAATATTGCTTATATTTATTATATAACATAATGATCAGGAAAAAGCTAATATTCAAATAAAATGCATAAATATTGAAGTCACAATCAGACATTTAATTGATCCTTTTTAATTTTTTGAATCATTTTTTACAAAAAATGATATTGTGTAAAATAATAAACACATATATTTATGAAATATATCATATTGTTTATATCTTATATATTACAATGCTATGCAACAAAAACATTGTCATATAGCAATATCCTAAAACAAACAATTATATTAAATAACAATGTTCCTTGTTTATATTATAATGAAACAAACTTGAATACACACACAACATTTTCAATGGAACATATTTTACCTCGATGTTTCTTACATAAATGTCATTATCACGATATGCATAATATTGTTAAAACTCTGAAAAAAATAAATATACAAAGGTCAAATTATAAATTTGTAAATGATAAAATTAATTATGATAATTGGAAAGAAATACAATATCACAATTTTGTAAATCATAAAAACGGTTTATTTATCCCAAATGAATCATCTAGAGGTATTATTTCAAGATCATTATTATATATGGCATATGAATATGATTATAATTTATCAAAAATTATTGATAAAGATACTCTTATAGATTGGTATTATAAACACCCACCTTGTCATAAAGAAATATATCATAACAAAATTATCAATGATATACAAAAAAAAGATAATATATTTGTTTCAAAATATAATAAAAAAACAAAACATATAGCTAATTTCTTAGATAAAATATAATCTTAGGGTTTTTTGAACAAAATACAATCGATATCCATATCAACATCAAGTTCATATACAAAAATATTTTTCAATACATTTGGAAAAAACTTTGTTGTATTTGTTAGTTTTTCAGATTCACCCAGATCATTGATATAATACATATTATTCATTTTATCCTTAAGAGACATTGTAATAATAGGTGAATTACTATTGAAATAAAATTTATCTACCTTATAAATATTCAAAATAAGTGTATCTACTGTTATTGATTTTTTTGTACAAATCTTTGCATTTTGTACTATTTCATCAACAATAGCTGATCTTTTTCCCGTTCTATTTTTAATATCATTCGACAAGGTCATTTTCATTTTAAGCGGCATATTTGAATATGCAAATGTATCATATGTTACATTCAAAATTGTAACTATCACAAGAATGACTTTACCAATCATTATATACATATTATACATTATATTATATTCTTATATATATTTATTACATCACAATGATAATAAATATATGTCAGATAATAAATTTAATACAAATAAATCAATCGTGAAAATTTATATAAGATAAAAATAAATTGATTAATATAATAATGGCTTATGAATTTTATGAGACACTAGGTTTAAATCCAAATAATCGGCAAAATATAAATTCAGATGATATTAAAACTGCTTATAAAAAAATGGCAATGAAATATCATCCGGATAAAAATAAAGGTAATTCTGATGCTGAAAAGAAATTCAAAGAAATTTCACATGCATATGAAGTTCTATCTGATAATGATAAAAAACGATCTTATGATAGAAATGGTCAAGAAAATAATGATAACCATCATAATCCTCATGCAGATATTTTTGAACAATTTTTCAGTTCAAGAAGAGGTTTTGGAAGATCCGGAAGTCCATTTGGGTTTGATTTTGATCAAAATCAAGAAAAGAAATGCAATGACATACACAAACAATATAATATTAATCTAGAAGATGCTTATAATGGAATTAATAAAACATTGAATATAACAATTACAAAACACTGTCATGATTGTTTGAAAACATGTTCAAATTGCAATGGAACAGGTACTGTAAAACATATGAAAACGATGGGTGTTTTTACTCAAATATATCAAGGAGAATGTGATAGATGTAATGGTGGTTTTACTGTTTCTACAAATACATCTTGTTCAACTTGTAAAGGAAAATCAAAATATACATCAGATGTAAATGCAAAATTAAATTTATCAAAGGGTATTTCAACTGGATATAAAACAACATTCAAAGAAATGGGAGAACAACCAAGAAATAAAAATGATAAACCTGGAAATCTTGTTTTTAATATAAATGTTATCGACCATCATCTTTTCAAAAGAAAGGATAACGATTTATATTACAAAACAGAAATAACTTTTATAGAATCTATTATTGGAAAAAATATTGAAATACCTTTTTTCAATAATGAAAAAATCAATATTAATACGAAATCAATGGGAGTTGTATATCCTGGAAAACAATATATGATTCAAAATAAAGGAATGCCAATTATAAATTCGTCTACATTTGGTAATATGTATATTGAATTTATTATCAAATATCCAAAAATCAAAAATTCAGATAAATTAAATCAACTTGAAAGTATTCTTCGAGAAGTGTTTTAATTATATGTTGCAAATATTAAATTATCAAAAAAATCAGTATTATTGGTTTTCATATATCTTAATATTCCAGGTTCGCCACTGTAAATAACATTTTCACTTTGCATACCGGTATTATAATATTTATCACAAGAACATATTTTATTTACTTTAACATTTTTATTTTTTTTCATATCTCTTACATTAATATTATTGAATTCATTTACAAAATTGCCAGATTCACATTTACATTCAACATTTGTATTATATTGATTGATATCGTATGTAATATCAAAAAGTCTTTCTTTTGATTTTGTGGAAGCTTCTATTACAAATTCACTATCAGAATTATTATAAATATTCATTTGTCTTTTACATCTTGATATTTTATTAACTTTCTGATTGATACTATCCCAATATAAAATAACAAATAGTGTTATTACAATTACTAAAAATATAAGATTCAAAGATATTTCACTATATGTATATTTTGCATTGAGTGCATCGATAAGTTTATATATGAAAATATTCGATGACATCCTCTTTTAATATATAATTATATTTTTTTGTATTTTTAGCTATTTTCTTCTATTTGTTTTTCAGCTGTTTCAGTTGCTTCAGCTTGTTTTTCTTCCATCATTTTTGATATTATTTCAAGTGTTTTTCTTAATTCAGTTGACGCAAATTGAATACCTTTAACTGACTTTTCTTTATAAGATGATATATGATATAATAAAGAATCTTTTTCGTTTTTATCAGATTCTTTATCTAATGATTTGTTTACAAATTTGAACTCTGTGTTTTCTAAATTTTGAACCATATTTTTAAGACCATTTCCAGAAGTCTGTATTAAATTATTTATTCCACCGACTTCTTTTACAATATTTTTACATAATTTTTCTTTCATCATACTTCCAGTATTTGTTATTTTTGGTTTTTCACTCGAATTTGGGAAATAATTAAATATCTCAAAAAAATTTCCATCAAAAATTATAGCATCATACAAATCAAATATTCCTTCTTCTTCTACATCATTGTAACCAGGTATTAACACACCTGGTAACCACGATAAGAAAGGACCTAATGATTCAAATACTATATGGATGGCCCACAAAATCAAAAAAATCAAAGAAAGAATAATAACATATATTAAAGATAGAAAAACCAAGAGTATTCTAATATAAGTTATGATTTGATTATAATATATTTCATGAAAAATTCTAAATATAAAAGGCACGGGTGACGGAAACATTACAATTGGATAAGTCAAATGTAAAAAACCGGATAGAAAGGGAATAATACAAAGGAATAAAAGACATACCCAAAATATTTTAATTAGAATAATTATAATATTTTTATCAATATGAAAAAATTCTAAATTTAATAATTTTGATATTTTTTCATTTTGACATTTTGAATCCTCAATATTTTGCTGAGCCGAAATAATACCTTGATCCGTACTATTACTTTGATTTGTTTCCACCATATTATTTTTTAGCAATTTTTTAATTTAATGAAATGTCTCCATTTGGTTTTATTATAATATTTTTGGATTTTAGTATTTCGCAAAAATTATTATTTTTTTCTTCATTTAAATAAGAAATTAATAATTGTTCTTTCAATTTTATAATATCATCGTTATAACCATATTTTTCACAGAGAATATCAAATATATCATCTAATGTTTTCTGAAACATTTATGATTTTGTTTATCATTTTATTGTCATTTTTTAATAGATAAGTAAAAAATTAAAAAAATGAATAGATATTATTATTTTTTGTCATAATAATGATTAAACATTCTTGTATTAATGTATCAAATATGACTTATACTGGTAGAGAATTATCACCATTAGGTAGGGGATTTTCAGCAGAAGGTTACGAACTAAATACTATTATGACAGGATGTGATAATATTGATTGGATAGTGAAATATAAAAATAATCGCAAAGTATGGGTACGATACCAGGAAAAAATAGATAAAATTATTCATGAAGAACCGAATGAAGATAATAAAAATACAATACCTATTATCGAAGAACCAAAAAATGAAAAAAAGGTTAATAACTATATCAAATATATGTCGAAAAGAAAGGAAGAGATGAAAGTAAATCAAAATAAAATGACTGCTAAAGAAATCTATAATCAAATTTTACAAGAATGGAAAGAATTGAAAAAAGATCCGATAAAAATGAATGAAATTATCAATACTTTATAAATTATTCACAGTTAAATCCAAGTTTTATATTCATTGTTTGCAATTCTTGAGATAGTAATTTAAATGCATATGGAATACGAACTTGAATAATATCTGTAGATGTTTTACAATGATTACATTTATAAACATTTTTTAATGGATTTGCATTTGCTGTCATACCACAAGTTTTACAGATAAATACCCTATAATTATCTGAAGTATCTAACATTTTTTCTTTCAAAAATTTACTAATACCGTGTCCAATAAGACAATCTCTTTCCATTTCTCCTAACCTGAGACCACCATTTCTAGCTCTTCCTTCCGATGGTTGCCTTGTTAACATAACAATTGGTCCATTTGATCCTCTTGCATGTATTTTATCAACAACCATATGTTTTAATCTTTGATAATAAGTTGGACCAATAAATATTTCAGTCTTGATTTGTTCACCAGTTCTACCATTATACATAATCTCATTTCCATATCTTTCCATTCCAGAAAGTTCTAATACTTTGGCAATAGATTCAACAGAACAATCTGTAAATGGTGTTGAATCTCCACAAGCTCCAATATGACAAGATGCCTTACCCATTATACATTCCATAAGTTGTGCCATTGTCATTCTGGATGGAATAGCATGTGGATTCATAATAATATCAGGAACAATACCATCTTTTGTAAAAGGCATATCTTGATGTCTATAAATCATTCCAACACATCCTTTTTGTGCTGATCTTGATGCTAATTTATCACCAATTTCAGGTTTTCTATTTTTTCTCAATCTCATATTACAGAATTTGTAACCTTCACTGTTAACACCGATGTAATTCATATCAACATAACCCTCGTCATTTGGTTTCATATTGACACTATTATCTTGATAAATTATATTCCCATTCATCTTTTTTGGGATAACTTTTCCAATAACAACATCTTTACTGTCTACAAATGTATTTTTGGGTATAAATCCATCTTCATTGATTTTGTTATAGGAATTAGGTTTAGTAATTTCTGTTTCCATTTTTAGCGGATTGGCAAATATTTCTTCTTCTCCGGTGCTGTGATTTTTGTTACATTGATCTTTAAATGATTTGTAATATGTGCTTGTAAATAATCCTCTATCAAGTGCAGATTGATTAATGATAACACTGTCTTCTTGATTAAATCCTGTATGTGTCATAATAGCCACGATAGCATTTGTTCCAGAAGGTAAAGAATTACTATGTGTATATTTCGATAATTTGGTATTTACAATAGGTTTTTGTGCATAATTCAAGATATTACCCATTGTATCAATTCGTTTATTGAAATTACTTGTATAAATACCAAGTGCTTGTTTACCCATAGCACAATTACTCACCGCAAATCCATTACCAGCAATGAAACTATGATGATCACTTTCTACTGTTATATCTGAAATTTTGTTATTTGAAATCTTTCTCATCATATTGAATGGAACAAATACTATATCACCTTCTGTATATACGATATCATTCCATTGTTTTTCTGTGTAAATCTTTCTGATATAATTGATATTTACTTGATTACAGAACTTTTTATGTTTAATATATTCGATATGAATAGCAATTTTACTCATGATTTTATTATTATATTTAAGTTTGATTTCATCATAAAACTCTTCGGATATTTTTGGAATGATATTAAATTTATTCAGAAGACCTATTATATGATTATCAGTGATTTCATCATCAATATTTTCAAGTGTTGACAAATATCCAGATAAGAATTCTTTCTGAGTATTATCAGAACATCTGTAAATCCAACTAATGTCTTTACAAAGTTGATTCATATATACCATAAATTTTGTATCATTAATACCATATGTGAACCCAATGTAAATTACATCGTTATCAAATGTTTTTTTATCATATTCGTTTACGAAATCATTCTTCTTCATATAATAACCGACTATACGAGCAATAACATTAATTTTATCACTGTTTGTATAAAGTGGTAATACACCAATATCTTTGAAATATGATGAATTCATCACATTTTCTAGAATAAGTGATTTCGTATCATTCGTATTTTTGTCCATATTAAATGAATTATCTGATGTAAAATGAATACCTAATAGAGTATTTTTATCAAATTCCATACAAGTTTTCCATCCCAAATTTGTCATAAATTTATGATCATGTGTTGCAATAATATTTTTACCACTTGATGTATTAATATTGAATACAATTTTTGATGTAAGACGATTATAATGATTAATAACTCTCGTATATACATTCTGTTTTGTTTTCAAATCGAAACATATAACTTCATCTCCTATATTGATATTTTTGATCTTCTTTTTAGTTCCATCACTCATCAATACAGTCTCGTTTTCATTGATACATTGATAACAATTTCTAGGAGATTGATTGTGATCACTGAATGGTACATTTACACCTAAAATACCATTCATGAGACTTGGATGAATTTCACAATGTGTATAAAGTGGTGGATAAGAAATACCTTTCATACCTTTTTGTAATTCATTCGGATTCATTGCAATCATTGAATGATCAATCTCATCACAATCGAGATATTCAATAAATCCTTCTTCATTATTTGAAGCAATGAAATCATCAAATGTTTTATCCTTCATAAATTCTTCCCAAGTCATATTCTTTTCTCTCAAAATTTTATAAATTCTCAATTCTCTTTTCTTTGTTTTTTCATCATAATCAACTATCATTAGTGGTCTAAACATTCTTCCAGCTTCTGTTGATATAGATATTGTTCTATGTTTTATTGTCCATACCACAGATGTCATTGGATAAATATAAGCAGTTCTTTTATGATGTTTGAGAACATTATATAGATGAACTGGATTTTCATGATATCCTATTATATCACCGTTTACGATGACAATTACATTGTTATTATCTCCCATTTTTTTCAAATAATCAACTGAATTATTTTTTTCATTGTAAATTATGACATTATTCTCTTGTAAAATATTTCGAATATGATGTGTTCCCATATTAACTGAAATATTTGTACTCAATGCCATATTTTTTACAAGTCCAACTGATGCTCCTTCTGGTGTTTCTGCAGGACATATCATACCAATTTGAGAGTTATCTAGTTTGCGAGGTTGGACTAATTTTCCGTTTTTTTCCATTGCTGTATTAATTCTTCTGAGATGTGACAAAGTGCTTGCATATGACATTCTATTAAGAACTTGTGATACACCTTGACGAATATTTTGAAAACTTCCAATACTTTTGATTCCCCAATTTCCTGTTGAAAGTGAATATTTAATCCAAGATTCCAATAAAGATTGTCTAAAATATCTATGAATATTTGCATCACTGATTATATCAGATGTTGCAATCGAATTTGGATTTGCTCTCCATAAATTAAGTTCTCTCTCAATAAGAGCTTTGATTTCTTTTGTCATTTTACCATAACATTGACGAAACAAATTACTCATTAAAATACCAGGTGTATCAATTCTTTTATGATTATAACTATCTCTGTTATCATATGTATCATAACCAAGATAAATTCTGATTATTTTTCTGATCATAAATCCCAAATATAAAGCCTTTCGTTTGTAACTTTTACCTACATGTGGTAGAAAATCGTTCGCAATATTATTATGCAATAGTTCTTTTTGATTTGTTGCTTTATTATTTCCAATCATCACTTTAATAAGTACTTCTTCTGCCAATTCTTGTGTATGAATATCACATGCATCTTCACAACATGCCATCAATTCATTTATTATTTTCTTATTATCAGGGTTTTCAATATCATAAACAATATGTTGAATAATTTCCTTATCACTCATAATACCGAGAACTCTAAACATCACAAATACAGGAACGTCTGATTTTAGAAATGAAGTACTCATTCTGATAATTCTTCCGATATGATTCAACTTTCCACTCATATTGAGATTTGTTGTTTTTGGTGGTAAGTAAGATGACTCGCTCGAAGATCTTATCTCAGCATAAAGACCCTCTGTGTTATTATTCGGTTGAAATACAAGTGTTTTATTTTCATTTATGCGATCTTGACTAACCAATACTTTTTCACTACCATTTATGATGAAATATCCACCATAGTCATAACGACATTCATTATTATTTTCTTCACCTAGCCCAGGAACTTGTTGAAGAATACAAGCTTTTGAACGAACCATGATTGGAATTTTTCCAATAAACACACCATTTATAGTTTTGTTGAAATTTTCTATTATTCCATCTTCATTTGTTACTTCAATTTGTACATTGACATCTACATATAAATTACTTGAATATGTGAGTTTATTCATTCTTGCAATATAAGGTGTCATTACTGTTTGAGTACCATCTTGAAGATGATATATTGGTTTTGTAATAGATGGTTGTTGAATATTAATGAAAATTTTATGAGATTGATTTCCTGATTCATTTTTCAAGGTATTTGTTATTTTGATAGGGTTAAAACCATTGATAATACATTCTAATGTGTGATCAATGAATTTATTATAACTATCAATTTGATGTTTTACCAAAGGATTTATAGTTTGACCAGATCCTCTTGAGGTAAAATATTTATCAAGAATATCCCAACAAATATCTTGTTTCATATTTAATATTTTTATTTTTTGATGATTTATATCATTTTTTATATTTTTCTCTTATATATATTGTGTTTATTTTTCATTTTTAAAATTATTTTTATTCTTTAAATGCTAAACAATTTCAAAGGAGGTGTTCCTACTTTGAAAGGTAAACAAAGAAGGGATTTGAATAATATTCCTGATTATAATTTAGTTCCAAAAAATTATTATCGACAACATCTGAATGTAAACGAATTAACAGATTCTTTATTAAATCTTTCGTTAGATAATAAAAAACCAGTTGATTCAAAACCAGTTGATTCAAAACCAGTTGATTCAAAACCAGTTGATTCAAAACCAGTTGATACCAATGATTTGACAGATGATTTAACAAAACAAATGGCAAATTTATTTAAAAAAAAAGTATTGCAAAAAATGAAATTAGATCCAGTAAAATCTTCAACAAGAATTAGAAAACAAACAAAGTTTTTTGATCCATCATATGATGAAAAAGTTAAAAAAGCTAAATCACTACCTAATGTTCGTAAAGCAAAATCTATTACACAGTCTCAAAAATTAAAAAATCAAAATGTACCTGTATCCAATCAGGAAAAAAATAATAAACTTGGTGAAAAATTAACATCACAATCTCAAAATCGACCAAGAACACAACATCACTCTCCACAAAGAACACAATCTCAAAATCGACCAAGAACACAACATCAGTCTCAACCAACATCACAAACTCCGTCCCAACAAAGAACACAATCTCAAAATCGACCAAGAACACAACATCAGTCTCAACCAACATCACAAACTCCGTCCCAACAAAGATCTCAACCTCGTTCTCGATCTCAACAAGTTAGATCACAAAATAAATCGAATAATAAGAAAGAATCTTCAAGGGAAATTGCGACTCAATTATCAAATATTTTTACAGACTTGTCTAAGGTGATATATGAGATAAATCAAAAAAGAAATTTACCAACAGAAGTTGAACCTTCTCAGAACAAAAAACAGAGAATGTAAGAAGATGGTTTAAAAACATTTTGTATATAAGATAATTAGAATGGATGCTCCTGATAGTGCAAAGTCTTTAATTGATGAAATTAAATCTAATTGTGAAACATCTGATTTGTCCAAAATTCAAATACCCAAAAAAAGAATTGATGTTAGTTTGATAGATAAAATTCCTGATGATTATCCAGAAGAGTTCATGGTTTTTTATGAACAAAATAAAGATAACATAGATCTTCCTAGAAAAGATTCTTGTAGTGGTAAAGCTCTAAGAACAATGTTACATTATAGAGATTATTATTGGGATAGAGAAGCAGAAGATGAATTCAGAGAAAAATTTAATATAAAATCAAAGGATATAATACAATGTTTTAATAAACATAATCAATTAGGTATTAGAAATAGTAGTGGAATTCAGAAAGCAAGACATTGGATTGTTTATCCATATCAGACATCATCGAAAAAAATAATGAGGAAAAATTTTGTTTTTGGTGGTAATGAAGATGAAAAAAACAAAATGATAAATCAAATTAAACAAAAAATAAAAGAGGATTACATTGATCCACCTAATAAAGACTGGCAATTAGGTCATAAAAACCCTGATTCTGGTAACAGTTCAAAAAATAATCTTATATTACAACCTCCTATACAAGGAAAATATAGAGATAATTACATTTGGTTCAATGATATTTTGACAAAATTTCCAGTTCCAAGTAAATTGGAAAGTATGATTAAACAAAAGGAAATTGATATAACAAAGGAACAAGCATTACAATATCAAATTATATTTCAAAATTTATTTAATTCTCTCTAAACAAATTTTATAATATTCTTCATTAAGTTCAATTCCAATACATTTTCTTTCAGTATTTTTACATGCAATTGCTGTGGTGCCACTTCCTAAGAAAGGATCAACAACTAACGATCCTTTCTTACTGAATAGTTTTACAAGGTGTTCAATTAATGCTAAAGGTTTTACAGTGATATGTATATTATATTCACCTTTTTCTTTTTTATTTGGTTTTGATATCAAGAAGTTTTTATCATAACTTTCATTATATTCCTCAGTTGTCATAATATTTGCAGGTACTCTATCGTTATCTTTTCCAACTTTTTGAGAAAAATCCAATAGTCCTGTTTTGAATTTCAATTCATTTTGAATATATGTTAATTTACCGATTGGTTTCATAGCAACACATATTGGTTCAAAACAAGAACGAATTTGAGGTGTTTTAAAATCCTTATATTCATCTATCAATATATTTTTCTCATCATCTGTTAAATCCATTTTTTCAATTATATGTGCAATAGACATTCCCTTTGGCATACTTTGTGTATAAGTCCAATTTATCATATCTCTTATTTCAAAACCTGCAATTTCACAACTCATTGCTATCGCATGATATAATCTTGGTGATGAAAATGACAGAAAATATGCTCCTGGTTTCATTTTTTTAAATAGAAGTTTGGATAATTCAAGATAATAATCATATAAATTTTTTATTTGAGATTTATCATATTTCATACCTTTTGGTAAATGTTTTATATGACTGTTTTTAGAATCTTCTGTTATATTTTTCACACTCCATTTATTATCCAATTTATCTATAAAATATGGAGGATCTGTTATCACACAATCTATACTATCATCATCAAGTTTCTCCAATTCAATCATACAATCATTATGTAGAATCGTTATATCATCATTTAAAACTGATATATTGGATATTATTTCTATCAATTGACTTTTGGTTTTTGATTTACATTTATTTATACCTAACTCTTGACATTTTGAAAGTAAATCTTTTTTACTCAATTTACTCAAATCCATAATATTTTGAATACTATTTAATTGTTATCAGTTTTTTATTTTTTATATGTATCTTCAAAAATAAAAAGAGTACATTTCATTATTTTTTTTGATTTTTTGTAAAGGTTTTTATAAATTTTGAAAATCTTTATGAAATGTACTCTTTTTTATAAAACATTGAGATTTTATATATAATTAAATATAAATCGTCAAGTGAAATGATATATGATTTTTCTTGATAATATATGGGGGTTTTTATCAGATATTTGGAATTTGAGTACATTTCATTAAAAAAATAACAAAAATATAAAACCTTAATGAATTTTCAAAAAATAATAAGAAATGTACTCTTTTTTACCAAAATATGAAAAAATGATTTATTATCTGGTAAAAATTATCAACATATGAAATATCTACTACTATTTCTGATTGTACTACAATTTTCACATTCATTTGTAAGTTTAATTCCAAAAACTGCTAATACAATTATATATCAATATTGTAATGATAGAAAAATCTATGGTTCTTATTTATTAGGTTTGAGAAAGACACGAAAACTTTTGAGACAAAATTATACAAAAAATGAATTGGAGACAGTGATAAATTTTACTGAAAAATTTGTTAATAATTATACAAAAATTAATAATACAGAATCGCAAATTTCAAAAATTACAATGAAAAATTTGGTATTAGATGTTTCTAATATTCAACAGATCGAAATAAAGATAAAAAAGGACAAAATGATAATTGATTTAGAAAACAAACCTAAATTCAAAAATATTATTCAAAATGCAAATACAGTTGAAAATTTCGTTTCTATTATAACATTATTAGGAAAAGCTCTGAACATAAATTAATATAAATATATCATTATTATATAATAACAAAAAATGAGAATTGGTCGATATATATTATTTTTATCATTTATAAAATATGTTTTTACATTTCCTTTTCACATGTCATTATCAAATAATAATAAAAGATTGAGAGTTATCAGAAATAATATTCAAAATTATCTTAATAAAGATTGTAAAATTGTAAAAGGAGTTTTACCCAAGAAACCTATAGAAAAAGTTGATTTCGATAAGCTTTTTTTAAACATATTCTTAATAAAAGAAATATATTTGACACCTGATTTAGACAGATTTGTTATCGTCTTGGAGAATAATCACAAATATATTTTTTATTGTTTATCTCAAAATGATAAATTAATGATAAAAAAATTGATAGATTTATTACCAAATAGTTGTCGTATTGTCATTATTTCAGATATTCAAAATGTTTTTGATGAACCGACAGGATTCCTGTATTCTCAGAAATAATGGTTTATCCAATTTTTTTGTCATGTATGTATTTTCCAATTCATAACCAAGTGTTCTATAATAATTTCTCACTCCTGTCCCACTTATAATTGCCATTTTATAAATTTTGTGCATTTTCGCAATTTTTTCAGCTTCTGATATCAATTTTTTACCATATCCTTTGTGTTGATATGAATTTCCCTCTTGAGTTCCAACGATTGATACATTTGAATAGACATGTAATTCTCTAATTAATGCAGAATCTTTTAATGTTTCCAATGTATATTTAGGTGATGTATTTATTCTCAATCTTACAAAACCAATAAGATATCCCTCTCCTGTCTCATATGAAATATAATATTCGTCTCCTTCCGATGCTCTGTATTTTGAAATATATAATTTGATATCATTCGGATCCTTGATATTTCTTCCTCCAATTTCTCTACATCTTATGCATTTACAACACCAATTGTTTTTTTTCATATCATCTTGTAATAATTGTCTCATATTAACAGATTTATATCCTGCTGAAATATATGTACTAGGAATATCACGAATTATTCTATTTAGTCTTTTATAAGGTTGTACCTGTTTCTTAAAGTCTTTGATTATTTCATATAAAGTTAAATCATCATATGGAATAAATTCTCCATTATCATACCATTCTTTAATTTTCGTAAAAGGAACAACTGCACAAGGATAAATTTTCAATTGATCTGCTTGTAATCTATCATCATATAATGCTCTTCTTAACATATCCATATCTTTATCAGGTGATGCTCCTGGTAGATTTGGCATTAAATGTATATCAACTTTATATCCATTTTCTTTTAACATACGAATTGCTTTATACACACATTCTATATTATGTCCTCTATTAATTTTTTTTAATACTGAATTATCAGTATGCTGTACACCTAATTGGATTCGTGTAGCATTATATCTACGAAATTTTTTAATTTCATCAATAGTTATAGTATCCGGTCTAGTTTCAAGAGTTATTCCAATAATATGTAATTGACCATTTTCATTTTCTGTTATTTCTTCTTCAAGTGATTTTATTTCTCTCGGATTTTTATCATAATAGGTATTTGCAGCATAATATAATTCTTTTATAAATCTTTCTTGATAATTCTCGTGATAACTACACCAAGTTCCTCCTAAAATTAGTAATTCAATTTTGTCAACATTGTGTCCCATATCAATTAAATTAGATATTCGAGATCTGAATTGAAGAATAGCATCGAAGTTATTTTCATTTGCTCTCAAAACAGCTGGTTCTTGAAAAAGATAGCTACGCGGTTGATCAACCCAATTGTTTTCTTCACTTGCTTTTTCATTTGGACAATAATGACAATTCCAAGCACAAGAAAATTTTGTAATTTTTAATTCACCATTTTCATCAATATATTCAGGATGTGCTGATGTTAAAACAGTGACAACAATAACACCAGAATTCGATTTTGACTTTTTTTTGATAAATAACTTTCGCAATTCCGGATTATTATAATTCAACTCATTATATGCTTTTATAAGTTCACTATTTGATAACACAATTTTATATGTATTTTGTATATATAATTTAAATTTTGTCAATTCTTTGTTATTGTTTATATTGCTTTTATTGAGTTCTATTTCTTTTAAAACAACTTTCCATAATTCAGGTGCTATCTCCCTTTTTTTATGAGGAATACAGTTTTCAATATCTTGCATTTCTTTGCGTAATTGATGATGAAAAAAAAATAATTTTAATCATTTTTTTTACCATTCAAGATTGTAATATGAAACAAATATTATGATGTTTGTTTTTGCACATTTGTTTTGTGTTTTTTTGAATTCATGTGTCTCATTGTATGATAAGTTCTAAATGATACATAAGTTATCCCACAATCACATTGAATTAAATTCGTTTTTTTGATAAATTCATATTGCTCTTTTTCTCTTTGTTTTTTATCAGGATTTTGTAATTTTTGTCTACATTTATTACAATGTAAATAGAATATCTTTTGTTTGATATTTTTGTAAGAAAAATTGTCAAGAGTCAATAGTTTATGACATTTCGTACATTCCATAATTTTCAAACTTTCAAATCGATAATCTTGTTTCCATGTAAAAAATCTTTCAAATTAATAATCATTTTTTTTAATTATCATTTTTTTCAATAATCATTTTTTTTAATTTTATAATATAGATGGATGAATGAACAAATTGAAGAATTGGAAAAATATAAGGATTACACATATATAATGTATATTTTATGTGATAAAACATCATCTTTCTATTCTAAAATCAAAAATACAATAAATATACCAATTGTATTATCTTCAACTGGACTTTCAATGATGAATACATATACAGTATATGATATAGATTTTACAAAAACAATTCAACAAATAAGCGTAGTATTAAATATATTTATCGCATTATCATTATCAATTTTGAATATTTTCAAGATAACAGAAAAAGAATTTTTTTTCAATTCTCAATCAATTAAGTTTCTCAAAATGTATAACAAAATAAATCTTGAACTTTCAAAGAAAAAAACGATTTTTGCAAATTCAGATATAACAAATATTATAACTGAATATAATATATTATGTGAACATATTCAATTTCATTTTCCATCTCATATTCGAAACAAAGTTATTAAAACCTATAGAAGATACAATTTACCTTTTTTGGCATCAGGAAATAAAAAAGAAAATTATTTACCATCATATTTCGATGAACAGAAAACTGAAACAGATGATTTAACACCACAATCAAATGAATCTTTTAAATCATCATCAAATTCATATACATATTATGTTTCTGATAGTGCTCCCAATACTCCTCAATTACAATATAAAAAAAATCAATTTAAATCATCAATGTCACCAATTGAATCAGTTGCTCCATCATCTCCATTGACACCAGCATATATTTCATCAGATGAAGAAAATAATATTTGCGATAGTTTTGATCAAAAAATGCATTCAAATCGAAAAAAATATAAAAGAAACTTAAAAAAAAATAGAAATCATTTAAAAAGATAATTACTTACTAATATAATGAAAATTTATACTAAAACAGGCGACGGTGGATCAACATCTCTGTATGATGGTACAAAAGTTTCAAAGAATGATCAAATTCTAAATTGTATTGGAAATATTGACGAACTTAATAGTGAAATTGGATTACTTATTGCTTATATCAAATCAGATGAAAAATTTGAATATATAATTCAAAATTTGATTGAAATGCAATCAATTTTATTTGATATCGGAGCAAATATTGCAAATCCTTCAGATAAAAAACCAATTCATTTTGATAAAGATGGCAATAATGTTCGTAAACTTGAACAAGATATTGATGCAATGACTGTAGAACTTCCAAAACTTGTTAATTTCATTTTACCAGGTGGAAGTATTGAAATGGCAGTTACACATAAAATCAGAACAATTTGTAGAAGAGCGGAAAGATCATTGGTTGACTTGTATAATTCAAACCATCGCAATTGTCTTATCTATATGAACAGATTGTCAGACTATTTTTTCACATTGGCTAGATATATTGGAATGCTTCAGAAAGAAAAAGAAGTATTATATGTAAGTAATGTTAAGAAATAGTCAATGATTTATAAAAGTTATCTGATATTGTTTTTGGAATACATTCAAAAGATATTAATTTCATATTGAGTTCAAATTCATTGGTTAAATTCTCTTTTTTTATCCATTTTTTCAATTCTACCAATGGTAACTGAGACAATTCTATAGACTTTTCTTTTGTTATTAAAGGTGATATTCTGATTATATTATCACTTTTGTCGCCAAATAAAATTTTTTGATAAAGGTCATGTACAGGGTTACATTGACCTCTAGAGGATATATCTTTCATTTGCATATTATAAATTTCAACATTTTTGTCAATCATCTGGAGATAATCGTTATCATTTGTGATGATGACAATATTTGTTTTTTTTTGTTTCAGTTTATTTTGAAGAAGATAAACAATATCATCTGCTTCTAATCGATCAAATGAAATTTTATAGATTGACATATCAGTAATAACTTGATTAAAGATATTGAAGATTTCTCCATTAAAATTCTCATTGGCAACTCTACTTCCTTTATAATCACTATATAAATCATTTCGCCAAATATTACATCTTTGACAATCATTACAAAATACAATATTGTTTTTATCTGTTTTCCATTTTCTTGTAATTTTATTGATATCTGATTTCAAATGTTTAATAAAACATTGTATATATTCTTCATTTTCCATAATCGTATTTGGATCAAACACCTTTTTCTGAAATGTGAACCATCTAAATGTTGCAAAATATCTATAGAAGACATAATAACTACTATCTATTAAAATAATATTTTTGGAATAATCGAATTCCAATTTCATTTATATGTGTTGAATAAAATATTAACATCTCATCATTTTTTTAATTTAACAAATCTATTTTCTGCATCTTTCCATCCTTTTTCAAATAATATCTTTGAAATATTTTTATTTAATCTTGAACTTACATATAATTTTTCTCTGAATGAAAATCTATTTGTTGTTATGTTATAATCACACTCAGGTACTTTATGATTTATAACACCGTCAATATATTTTGACTTATTATAACAAAAAAACATTTTTCTACCACACAAAAAAGGAATATATGAACTACATTTTGCAATTGAAATCATATCGTTTTTTGATTTAAACGAATCTATCATAATATTCTTCAATTTCAAGTTTTTGAGATTTGTAGTATAAAAACAGACGGGTAAATTGATAAAATCTATATCATTATTCAAAATGTTTTTTGAAATATTTTGTTGTAAATTTTCCATACATTTTCGATTGAAAATACTCAATCTTTCGTTTCCTATATATTTATCCCACAAATAGTCGTGGTCTGTGAGATTTTTTTCAACATAATATATTAAAGAACACCAACTTCCTCCAGAAACTCCCATCATATTATATTGCTGATTTTTTGAAATATTCTTAATATATGCCAATGAACCGAGAGAATATGGAAATAATAAACCGGTTGAACCAATATATATTGATAAAGAATATGTGATATTAATAAATAAAAGTAATAAATAAATTTCTTTCATCATTAAATATAAGATATAAAAATAACTTAAATATTTTCATTTTTTAAATATTTCGATTTATCTTCCGATATTTTTTGAGGTCTTTTACGCATATATATCAAAAAATCCTTGATATTTTGTTCAGATTCTGATTTGAAAAACTTATTCAATTCATTGATACAAATTTGTCTAGATTGTATTGCAGCAAATGAAATATTTCGTAAAAGATCTTTATGTTTATCAGTCAAAAACATAGGAGTATTTTTTAACCATTTTTCGTTCATTTGTTTATAAGTTTCCAATGAAATATTCAATATTTCTGATTGATTATCAGAATAAATTATTTTTAAATGATCATCATGTTTTTCGATAGAATTTATGTCTAATTCAGGATGTTCCATAGATTCTATATAATACGATTATTTATTTTTATACTTATATATTTTGATAAAAATATAAAATACGAATATGACTAGTAATTTAATAATTGTTTTTTCGAATAATTTAAAATATTGATAGAATTGTCTTATTATATTCGTCAATATATTATCATTATAAAACAATATGGGTCTACATATATTACAATTTAATTCAGAATAATTTAATAAATAAGTTTCATATGACATCAGATCTATATAATCGTGATAATCATGTAATATTTTCTCAAAAGCGGTTGAATTATAAATTATAACATTTGTAGTAGGTTTATCAAAGACATCACTTGATAAAAAGATAATGTCATAGTCTTGATGGTTATAAATATCTTTTATAAAACTGACATTATTTCTCGGTATAGTATTTGATTCGAAAACAATAATATTCTTCAATTGTTTTTTATAAGCATATTCAATAATTTCTATATGTGAATTAAAATTTGTATGGAAATTATCAAAATATTTGATTTCTATCGTTGTATCAACTATATTTCTTAATTTATCTATCCCTGTATCGTCGGATAATATACAGAATATTTTATCAAATAATTTATATACAGACATTATTATAACTAAATATTAAAAATACCTTTGCTTTTACTAAAATATCATATAAAGAAGAAAGTATATAAGAATATACACATATATATGTGTATCAAGTGATCTACTTGAAAAGTTATTTTTTTAATTAATACTGCCCTATTTTGGGTTAAATTGTTGGCATTCCCGAGTCTGGTTAAAGGGGTACGACTTAAGATCGTATGCGTAAGCTTCGGCGGTTCGAATCCGTCTGCCAATAATATAATTTATTATAACAGTATTTTTATATAAGAAAACATATATTGTATATATACAAGATAAATACAAGGAATATGTCAATACATATTGTAAATTCCGATACACATTACAACGATTTGCAAAACAATACTCTCGTATTAAACTCTACTGTAGATTCTAATTTGATTCGATTGAGAACAGGATTAAATAATGCTTTTATCAATTATGAAAATAAATATGACATTGGATTGTCTGAAAATAATTTTGTTATCAATCTAACAAGTGGTGACAACTTATTGTCTGTAAATCAAGATTATTTTAATGTATATAAAACTCTCAAAACCGAAATGGATGTCAACTTATATAATAAATTTTATGTTTCAAGTAATGCTATTACTCTTCATAGTAATATCGACTTCATCTTACATGGTGATTCTACATTCAATGTAGATGATATATTGACTGTTAATTCGTCTACTGTAAATGTAAATTCGAATGTATTCATTACAAATGGTACATTGTTCGTGAACAGAATTTCTTCTTTAAATGAAAATGAATCATTATCAATTACTGGAGCTTCATTTGACTCTGGTGTTATTCAAAGTTTGGTTCTTGAACAAAATATCAGTGTATTTCAAACATCCGAATTTGATTCCATTGCTCTTGACATTGAAAGATTTTCAAGTAATATTACTGACATTATTTCTATTAAATCTTCCAATGAAGATGTTTCAACATTATTTACAATGAATCACGATGGTTTTATGGGATTTGGTGACATTACACCAACTGCTCCAATATCGTTATCTTCTGTAAATGATAATATCATCGATTTTACTGGTAACAATTATGGTGATAAAATGATATTAACAAGTAATGGACATTTGGGTTTAGGTACAGACAACCCTTTTGGAAGATTACATATTAAAAGAACAGATGATTACGAAGGTCAAAATGTTAGAAATAACCCGATTCTCAATATTGATATGGAATATTCATCGAATAAAAATATCAGTAATTATTTAATCTACGACGAATACTCAATATCTAATAATATTTTTAAAGATGGAGAAGAAAACCCATTTTTTTCTACAAACATTTATACAGAAAGTTCTACTGATGATCAATCTATTGTTGGTAATAAAAACATGATATATTTTCATAATTCTGTAAATACATCTTTTAATTTCGAAAAAAAATATGATAACGATGATATTATTCCACAAACAAATGATACAATTTTTGTTGAAATAAACAAGGAAATTGATTATGATACCGGAGATATAATTGACCAAAGAAAAATTGATTTCATAACAAACAAACCATCATACATATTTCAAATAGTTATACCTGTTTTTAGTAAGATATTTCCTGCTAATATTAAGAGAAATGTTATAATTCAAGATAGAGGAGAAGATGTTGAAGATGTTTCTACATTGAATGTAATATTATCAGATTCTATCACCTTTGGATATGAAATAATTTCAAAAACAACAACTTTGACTCAATTTCTAGAACAAAAAAGTTATGATTCAAGTAAATTATATATAGTAAACCTCAATAATAATGAACAAAATCCTACATTAATTAGTAAAAAAAATAATACTACTAGTAAAACATTTCAAATAAAATTATATTTTTATTTAAATAATATAGATTTATCAGAGATTGATTCACAAGATTATGTTATTAAGTATAATGCTAGAGAATATGTTGATATACCACCACCAGATATTCTATATATATCTTCAAATAATAATTTTATTTCTTCAATATCAGCAAATGGAACATTATCAATAGGTTCTGCTAGTCCAACCGAAGATTATAAATTATATATCGATGGCAATAGTTATATTAATACTTTAAGTGTAACAAATATATCAGATGATATGAGTTTTGGAACAAACAATATATCAGATGTAAATAATTTTCGATGTAATTCAATAGTTTCTCAAGATATCAATGTCCAAAACTTGACTTTCACCACATTAAAAAAAATGGATACTTTAAATATTTCTTCAAATTTGAAAATCATAACAAATAGTGATAATAATATTAATAATGTTAATGAAGCAGTTGTTGTTACAAATGATATAGAAGATTATAACCCTGCTATCATTATTGATGGGAAATCGTGTAATTCACATTTAGTTTTACGAAATGATAATGTATCATATTCATTAAATACTTCTAATACATCATTTGAAATAACTTATGATCAAATAAATCCTGTTAATATTATTAAACATTACAAAAATTATGAAATTTTATCACTTGGGAAAAATGGCAACATTAATATTTCAGATGATAAAATTTCTATAGGAATACCAAGTAATCATATTGACATCGTCAATACTGATAATGAAACTGATATTAAAATGATTAATTATTTCACAGACAATGTTAAAGATTCAACTTTTGATGTCACTATATATGGAAGTGTGAGATTCTGCAATAAATCAGGTGATACTATTATGCAAATAAATGAAGATGGTAATGTTTTTGTTAAAAAGTTTGTACAGCAAGAAGCAACTTCGCTTAACCAAATCTAAATCAAATCATACCATACTAAGTAAGCTTCTTTGTTTTTTTGTAAAAAATCATCTTTAATATTGAATATTTTCAAATCATCAAATAACTTTAATTGATTATTTACCTTACATAATGAAACATAATGTCCATTATTCATATTACCATAATGTAATGCCAAAGATGATAATTTATAAGTGATTTGTTTATTTGTTATTTTTATATTTAGTTCTTGATTTATATCTATTTCTGTACAATTTTTATCAAGTTTTTCGTCAAATCGTTTGATCATCAATATGAGTTTTTTAGGAAATTTCCATATCTGATTTATTTTAATATACTTTGTATATTCATTACATTTCTCACATTTCCAATCACCTTGTGAACAATAAGGTTTGATAAATTCTCCTATCATTGATGCAATATTATTACTATTATTATTCTTTCCAATATCCAAAGGAAGCAATATAAATGGTTCGAAATTATAAATAATTTCATTACATTGTTCACATTTAATATAGTTCATAAGAATACCTTGAGTTATATTTGACCATTCTGATATTTTAAAATCATTATGTTTTGAAATGATATAATTACAATAAGGTATTAAATTATCAATATCATTGAATTTTGGTTCGATACATTTTTCAACATTGATAGTATCACCGTGTTCTTGAGAGATTTTTTGATGAATACACATCCATAATTCGCAAATATCTAATTGTTCTCCTAATCGAAAAAAATCAGAAAACCCCTTGTATATTTTGAATATCAGTTTTTTAGGTCGCAATGACTTATTTTGATTATGAAGTAAATCAAAAACTTCACCAATTTCTTTCGATAAACTATCTTTATCATCTTTTATATTCTTATTTATAATAAGTTTACGAATATCATCGTCGTTACATAGTATTTGTATTAAACTATTCACTGCACATGTTGAACCAACATTTGCCAATCCTCCCATAATATATAATAACTTGTCAAAAGTTTTATATGTATAAAAATAATTTACTTAATTTTAATCTACTTCATCTACTTGAGGTTCTGAAGTAGATCCACCCATTGGTGGAACTTGTCCTTCAGCTCCTCCAGGAGTTCCATAAAGTTTAGTCATCAAAGGTTGCATTTTACCTTCAATTTCCTTCTTTTTATCATTGTATTCTTCAGTAGAAGCACTATCATTTTCTTCTAGCCATTTAAGACCATCTTCGACAATAGGTTCTGCTTCAGCTTTGACTTCATCAAAAGAAGGGCTTTTTTGTGCGGCATCTTCGGGTTCTTTGAGAACCGAACCTTTGATATTATATAGATAGTTCTCTAGTGAATTTTTAGCATCGATATTTTGTTTCTTTTTCTCATCCTCTTCTTTAAACATTTCAGCATTTTTAATCATTTCCTCAATTTGTTCAGGTGTAAGTCTGCCTTTATCATTTGTGATTGAAATATTATTTGTTTTACCAGAACCTTTTTCAACAGCTGTAATATTCATGATACCATTTGCATCAACATCAAATGATACTTCAATTTGTGGTACACCTCTTGGTGCAGGAGGAATTCCGTCTAGATGAAAACTTCCTAGAAGATTATTATCTTTGGTAAATTTTCTCTCACCTTCATAAATTTTGATATCTACACCGGGTTGATTATCTGCATAAGTTGAAAATACTTGTGATTTTTTGGTCGGGATTGTAGTATTTCTATCAATAATATTAGTCATTACACCACCAGCAGTCTCAATTCCTAGTGAAAGGGGTGCTACATCAAGTAGTAGTAGTTCATTTGTTTTATCATTTCCTTGTCCAGTTAGAATTGCAGCCTGTACTGCAGCTCCATATGCGACTGCTTCATCTGGATTTAGAGATTTATTGAGTTGTTTACCATTGAAATAGCTAGATAGTAGTTCTTGAACACGAGGAATTCTTGTAGTTCCACCCACTAGAACAATTTCATTAATATCACCCTTAGACATTTTAGCATCTTGAAGAAGACGATTAATTGGTTCGATTGTTCTTTGGAAAATAGGATCAGCAAGTTGTTCAAATTTAGCTCTGCTAAGTGTAGTTGTAAAATCTTGTCCATCAATAATGGATTCTACATCAATTGAAACAGTAGATGCAGACGATAGATTCTTTTTAGCTTTTTCTGCTGCAATATTAAGGCGCTTCATCGCTCTTGCATTTTTTCTAACATTTGTTTTAAGTTTTTTCTCAATTTCTGCACAAAGAAATTCAACAATTACATTATCAATATCCGAACCTCCAAGATGTGTATCGCCACCCGTAGCTTTTACTTCAAAGATACCCCCATCAAGTGTCAAGATAGATACATCGTGAGTTCCTCCACCACAATCAAATACAAGAATATTTTTCTCACCTTTATCATCTGTCTTATCTAGACCATAAGCAATTGCAGCAGATGTAGGCTCGTTGATAATTCTAAGTACTTCTAGACCCGCGATAGCTCCAGCATCTTTTGTAGCTTGTCTCTGTGAATCATTGAAATACGCGGGAACAGTAATAACAACTTTCTTGAGATCATGTCCGAGATAAGCCTCCGTGGTTTCTTTAAGTCTTTGAATTACCATTGCTGAAATTTGTTCGGGATGAAATTGTTTTTCTTCATTTTTATATTTAACATTAATTAGTGGTTTATTGTCCTTGTCTGCCGAAACATTAAATGACCATTTTTTACAATCGTCTTGTACAATTTGTTCATCAAATTTTCTTCCAATTAGACGTTTAGAATCATATACTGTATTCTTGGGATTCATTGTAGATTGATTCTTTGCTGCATCTCCTACTAGTTTTTCTTGGTCTGTAAAAGAAACATATGATGGAATAATTCTTGACCCAGTTTGAGAATCCGGGATAATTTCTACTCTTTCATTAATCCAAATAGCTGCACAACTTGTTGTTGTTCCAATATCAAATCCTGCTGCAATTTCGTCTTTAGTAACCATAATATCCGATATCTCTTTGTGATATTATTATTGTAATAAATCTTTAAGTATTTTATATTTGTGATATTTTTTTACGAAGAGAATAGAGACAAATTGCCATATTAAATGATGTGACATCACTTCTATTTATCATTTCATTATATTTGTCATAGAGCGTTATATTAAATTTTGATACATTATTGTCACTTAGTAATATATGAGTGTCGCTATTATATGGATTAAAAGTTGGTGTTCCTGAGATATTTTTAAAAGATATATTACCTGTTGGCACATTATTTCCGAATTTTTCTGATAAATTTATATTAATTAAATCAAAATATTTTACTGTATTTCCCCCGATTCTTGTTGATATACGATTATATTCATTTAAATTTATGAATATTGGATCACCATCTTCTACCTTGTTATTATTGATCAATGTATTTTCAACACCATCTACATTTATTATTATTTCACTTTTCAATAGTTTTATATATGCAATATCTTTTATAAATTCAGCAAGATCAAATGTCATATTGAATTTTGTTGAAGATAAAAATGTCCCATTTTCCGAGTTTATATATATTATTCTTTTTTCATAGTCACCCATTTTCTATTTAAATATACTATTAAATTATATAAAGATTTTGCTTATATACGAATGTAATATTATCAACAAAAATGAACATATCTGATAGTTTATGTTGTATTTATTATAATTCAATATCTTTGTTCTTTATGACACTTAATATATTTTTACCTTTTTATGATGAGGATATTTTACAAATTCAATACAAAATTATTGAACTTATGGATGAAAATATTGTTTTCGCTGATTCAAATAGAAAAAGAAAGAGATTTAACCTATTTGTTGAAAATATAATTGAAAAAAATAAGGATTTTATGGAAAAAATCAAAAGACAAGAAGATGACGACAATGACATTAATAATTACGAAGAAGTCATTGATACATTTACTTCGAATAATGAAGATGTAACAGATGATACAACAGACGATACTTTGGAAGATGATGATCGCGAATATGACGAGACTATCATTGAAAAGAAAGATAATTAGATATTATTTTTTTTATTAAAATCTTTTTTGATTTTAACACCAATACCATATCATCAAATCTATATAAGTTTTGATTTTCAGTCTTCATCGTCGTTATCGTCTTCGTCTTCATTGTCGTCATCGTCTTCGTCGTCGTCATCGTCTTCATCGTCGTCATCGTCTTCATCGTCGCCACTTTTGGCTTCTTGACCTTCCTTGTCTGGAAGAGATTCTTGAACTTCGTCAAAAATAGTGAGTATAGTACTTACATTTTGATTGATGTTCTCGATTTTGCAATCCAGATGACCAATATATGACATTATCGCTTCTAGGGTAACCTGTCCATCGATTTCATTTGTCTTCCTGGCTATTTTCTGTCGGTTCTTTGCCAGAGGAGGCCTCCCCCTTCTTTTCGCGACAACTCTTTTTTCGCCTTTCATATCTTTGATTTTAGGAGGTCGCCCTCTTCTCTTCTTAACAATTTGCTTGTTGATAATGGGATTTTTAGGAGGCCTTCCCCTTCCTCTCTTGACAATAGGTTCTGTCGATCCAACGACATCCTTGCTTGAACTCCCATGAATGTTTGGATCGTAATCCAACTTCTTCCTCACATTACCTTCTGCAACATTTTTTGGAGGCCTCCCCCTTTTCCTCTTGTTCACCGAGACACTGTTGTCAATGCCAGTATCGACATCCATATCAGAGCCCGTGCCTTCTCCTCCCTTGTCTGCACCCGCCTCACCAGAGCCTTCTCCTCCCTTGTCTGCACCCGCGTCACCAGAGCCTTCTCCTCCCTTGTCTGCACCCGCCTCACCAGAGCCTTCTCCTCCCTTGTCTGCACCCGCGTCACCAGAGCCTCCTCCTCCCTTGTCTGCACCCGCGTCACCAGAGCCTCCTCCTCCCTTGTCTGCACCCGCGTCACCAGAGCCTTCTCCCTTGTCTGCACCCGCGTCACCAGAGCCTTCTCCCCCATTGTCTGTACCCGCGTCACCAGAGCCTTCTCCTCCCTTGACTGCACGCGTGTCGTGCTGCTTGTCACCTTCATTACCGTCACCGGTTTCACCATTCTTGGCAGCACCATTGCTCTGGAAGGAAGACCACGCTCTGCCAAAAGCCATCTTCTCTGATTCTCAGACACGTGTCTTTGGAAAAACGAATCAGAAATTTGTCTCAAACAGTTTTTTTTAAAACATTTTCGTTTTTAATATATATATTATATACAAATAGAAGATGGATTTGGAAGTAAAACCTGAAAAATGGATTTTATCAAATAGAATTGGATACAATAAATTTATTTATAATACATTTCATCCTTCTAAATATTCCATAAATACACCACAATTATCTTGCGAATGTTCAAAGAATGAATGTGATATATCTTCAAAATCGCTTCAATTATTTCCACAACAAAGAATAGTCAAGGATTATATACAATTTGATAGTCCATATCGTGGTATTTTATTATATCACGAATTAGGCTCGGGTAAATCTGCAGCATCAATTGCAGCAGCTGAAGGATATATTGAAAGAAAAAAGGTATATATTTTAACACCAGCATCTTTAGCTCAAAATTATGAAAACGAATTAATAAAAATATCAAAAATAGGTCTTAATTTAAAGAAAACATGGTCATTAATCAAAACAAAAAATAAAAAAGAGGTATTTGATAAATATGCAATTTCAACAAATTTGATCAAAAATGATTTAATATGGATACCATTATACCAAAATGATATTAAAGATGCTCAAATTATTGAAGAAAAAACTTCATATAATAAATTGACGAATCGCAATAAAACAGATGTAGACAATATTATAAGTAATATTATAAAAAATCGATATAATTTTATAAGTTACAATGGATTAACACAAAAAAACACTACTCAATATAAAAATAATGGTTTTGATGATTCATTTATAGTAATTGACGAAATTCATAATTTTATAAGTAGAGTTGTGAATGGTTCAAGATTAGCAAGAAGCTTATATAATTCAATAATGTATGCAAAAAATTGTAAAATTGTTTTATTGTCTGGTACACCAATAATCAATAATCCATATGAAATAGCTTCTTTAATTAATTTAATAAGAGGTCCTTTAATTGAATATGAACTGAGATTATTAAAAAACTCAATAGAAAAATCAAAGGATGAATTAATAGAGATATTAAAAACCAATAATCTCTATAAATATATTGATGAGATTTCATATAATCATATTGAAAAAAAAATAAAATTTAACTTTTTACCGAAAGATTATGTAAGAGATAATGATTATATTAAAAAACAATTATGGAAAAAAGATGACAGTGAACTTGTAAAAAATATAATTAATACTTTGAATCAAATAAAATCGATGAAAATAGGTATTAAAACTGGTAATATTGAAAATCTCGCATTACCAGTTGATGATGTTAATTTTAATAAACTTTTTATAGATGATACAGATGCTGAAAATTTAATTGTTAAAAATGAAGATTTATTTCAAAGAAGAATACTTGGAACATTAAGTTATTATAAAACATCTGGAACTGAACTATTTCCAACTGTTTTACCTAATGTTATACAATATCTCGATATGACATCTCATCAAATATCTCTATATACAGATGTCCGTGATAAGGAAAGAGCACTTGATAATATTAACAAAAAATCGAAATATAGAAAGTCTGGTATTTTAGCAGATAAGGTTTCAGTATATAGAGCTTTTAGTAGAATGGTTTGCAATTTTGCATTTCCAGAAAATATAAATAGAGAATTTCCACAAGATATTCGTAATATGATGAAAAAACAAATTGATATAGATGATGATGAAATTCGTGAAAACGATACAAAAGAGTTATTAAAAAAAAGTAGATCTGTTTATGAAAATAATTTGGATAAAGCGATTACTGAAATTGAAAAAGGAGATTATTTATCTATTGAAAATTTAAGAAATTTATATAGTCCCAAATATGCCAAAATGATAGAAGATATTGAAACTTGTCCAGGTACTGCATTAATATATTCTCAATTCAGAACGGTAGAAGGTCTAGGAATTTTTTCAAAATGTCTTAATAAACGAGATTATGTCCAAATAACTTTAAAAAAGACAGACGATGGGTATGTTTTTGATGATTTAGCAATATTTGATAAAAAATATGATAATAAACGATATGTTATTTTTGATAATGATAGAGTTAAAACCAATATTCTTATGAATCTTTTTAATGGTTCCTTTGATTTATTACCTGATAATATTCTAAATAGTTTGCCAAATAGAGATCAACTATATGGTAAACTTGTAAAAATTATGATGATTACACAATCTGGTGCAGAAGGTATTTCTTTAAAAAATGTCAGAAGGGTTTTAATAATGGAATATTTCTGGAATTCAGTAAGAATAAATCAAGTAATTGGAAGAGCTGTTAGAACATGTTCACATGAAACTCTTCCAAAAGAAGATAGAAATGTTCAAATCTTTACATATATAATACGATTTACGAAGAAACAATTGAATAAGGATTTTACATTAAGAACATTAGATAATGGTATAACAACTGACGAACATATTTTGCAAATTGCAAATAAAAAAGAAAATATTATTAATAAATTTCTTGATATGTTGAAGGCGGCTTCATTTGATTGTATTATAAATTCTGTACAAAATAAACCAAAGGATAACGGATATAAATGTTATAATTGGGCTATTAATGCAAACCCTTTAGAATTATCTTACACTCCTAATTTAAATGACGATAAACAAATACAAAAACATCAAAAAACACAAGTTTTGAGAAAAAACACTGGACAAGTTGTTATCAAGAATGATAAAAAATATGTGCAGTTAAATGGTAATTTATATGATTATTTTAGTTATAAAAACGCAGGTATATTATTATCAATTGATGAATTGCCGAATAAATAAAAAAGAGTACATTTCACATTTTATTTTAGATTTTTATAAAAGTGTTTTCAAATTTTGAATTACATGTAGGAATGTACTCTTTACATTTTTGAAGATTTAAAATGGCACAAAACTATCGAGAGCATATTTTTTTCCAATGTTAAAAGAAAGATTAAAACAATATGAAAAAATTAAGATAGAAAAATAAAAATCTTACAATTATATTAAATGAACAGCTATAAACTTATTTTTAAGAAGGAGGAATTTCTATATTATTCTCAACACAAATATTATAAATAGATAGGTAATCATTGTAATTATCATTATAAATTAGGTTTAATATTGTTTCTTTGATCTTTTGATCAATATTTAACATTGTTACATATTCGACCATATCATTGATTTGATCATCCAAATAGACTGTATTCATTTGATTGCAAATTTCATCAATATCTGTCATATCTGTCATATATCTTGGATATATATAAAATTATCATTATCATTTTTTGTAAATTTTTGAACAAATTATTTATCTTTATTCTTAGTTTTAATTTTTTTTTTTAATATAGCATATATGCATGCATTCATAATATATTACAAGAATTTAAAAACATTGAAAAAGAGTACATTTCACATTTTATTTTAGATTTTTATAAAAGTGTTTTCAGATTTTGAATTATTTGTAAGAATGTACTCTTTTTCTAATGTAAAAGTTTTATCCAATTTGAAAAGAATCTTAAACCAGATGTTTGATATTTCTCTGGATGAAATTGAACACCTATCATATTTTTATAATGTGCCATCCATATTTGTTCACCTTGTATTATGTCTTTTGACCATTCCTTTGGTATTTGTTTGACATAGTCGTGATGTAAAAAATAATATTTTGACCTAGGTACTTTTAATATAGGTGTATCAATTATTAAATATCTTGTTGTTTTTGTTTCTTTATTATTTTTGAAAGTTCCAATTGATGATTCCTTACATATTCTTTCCATCATTAATTGAAAACCATAACAAATGCCAAGAATTGGAACATTATATTTAAATATTTTATCAGGAACATCCAATCTATTTTTCTGTAAAACTCTTGATTCAGATCCACCAATTATAATACCTGATATTCTATGAGTTTTCAAAATTTCATTAATATCATTCACATTATTTCGTGTATAGATTGGTGTGACAGTTTTGATTTTATTGAAAATTGATTGAAAAGATTGGTAAGTAATTGATTCTGATATATGTTTATTTGGACAACACATTACTATGATTAAAATATTCATTCAATTTATCCTAAAATATTGAAATATTAAAATAATATTAAAATAATATTAAACAAAAAAATGATAATCATTATGTAGGAAGGTAATGAATATGAAAATTACCGACCTTAAAATAAAGACTTCAAAATCATTTTCAAGATCCGATCCTTGTGATCTTTTTCATACTTTTGATATCGATAATAATATACAAAATATCAATAGAAGTTGTAAGACTTGTCAAAATCAAATCATAAATGATTCAAATGATTATTGTTCATTACAATGTTATAAAAACTCAAAAAAAGATAATGACGGCTATTATAATATAACATGTATGAATTGTGAAAAACAATTTAAGACAAAATGTATATTTACTGATTTTTGTTCAGATAATTGTTTTAATCAAATTCGGCAAAAACCAAACTAGATATAAATGTATATATAGATATAAATAAAACATATGTTGGAAAATGATATACAAGATTTTTTACAAAAACATTATCTGCCAATAAATATCATTGATAAAACAATTAATGATATTTTTCAATATATATATCAAAACAATACATTTTATCAAAACAAGATCAAAAATTCAAAAGTATATAAAAAAAGAATCTTTAAAACTATTTGTTTAGTATTGTTTAGCAAAATGCAAATATACAACCAGTTTACAATATATTTAAATAAGAATATGAAAAAGAGAAAAATGATAAATTTTGTCTTCGATTTATTATTTAATACAAATATATTTGCAAAAAAATATGATAAACAAGTTTTGAAAATTCAAAGATTTGTTAGAAATTACATTTACAAAAAAATAACAAAATATACATCATTTTCTTCGGAAAATATTACAGATCCTTTTACATTAGATAATATTAACGAAATACCTTTGCAAAATTTGTTTTGTATCAAAGATGATAAATCACATATTTATAAATTTGATGCAATAGAACTCGAATATTATATATCAAATATACAAAATATAAATCCATATACAAAACAACCTTTTTCAGATATCATATTATGCCATCTTAGTTTATTTATCAATTATAATCAATTGAATAGAAAGGTCAAACAAGATTTTAAATGGGACACATATACTCAAGCATATACCGAAGCATCACAAGTAATGGAAGCAGCCGGGTTTTATAATGATGTGAGATGGTTCGAAAAAATGTCATATGAAGATGTAAAAAACACTATTTCATTATTTCAACTTTTGTCATTGAATACTGACCAAAAGTTTTTTTCTTCAGATATTAATCAAATATCATATCAATTTGATTTTGCAAATGGTGTTATTGAACTCTTTCAGAATTATAATGATAATTATTTGCATTGTTGTAATTTTATGAAAGCTTTATCATCTCATTCTGATGATTTTTTTCAAAATTTACCAAGATGGTTATATACATATGATACATATGAAATATCAGATGATTTAGAGTTTTTAACTTTAATTTATTATTTTAGTATAGAATAATGTTAATAACTCCAATGGATCTACAAGATAAACCGATACAAAGAAAACCAAAAAATAATCTTGAAGATTTTCAGTATTCTTCAAAATTAAGATCTGCATTTATTGCATTCTTTTTATTTATTATTTTCTCAAATAATGTTTCATACAAAATTTTGGAACTTATAATGAGCACTTTTTCAAATGTCAACATAACAAATGATGGATGTCCAAATTTTCTTGGTATTTTTATTATGGCATCAATAATTGCTGTGATTATTTTTATTTTTTAATCACACCATAACAATGTGTATAAGGATAATTTATATACATATATATGACACTATGAAATCTTATATTTCAAAAAACATCACATTTAAAACATTGAAAAAATTAATTGTAAACAATCAATATATAAAAACTAGGACAAAGCGACAAAACCTAGATTCTAGCAGTCTAGCATTTATAATCAAGAGAAAACTCGAACATGGTCAATATATACAAATGGGGCACTGTATTGAAAATATATTAAGGGATTTGATTTTACAATATTCATCTGTAAAAGATATAAAAACAAAAAATCAAAAAGGTCTCAAAGAAAGAGATCATCTTTTTATTGATGAAAAAACGAAAACAATTTTTTATGCAGAATTGAAAGCAAATCCAAATCTAGATACAGAAAAATCAAAATCTACCATTGAAAAATGTCTTCATATAGAACAAGAATTGAAAAAAGAATATAAAGATTACAATATAAAATGGTGTCTACTTATATGTAGATATATTCATAGTAGACATATTCCTCATCATATAATGAAAAAATATGAAACTATTCAAAGTAATATTTTTGGTATAAACGAATATCTTAATATGTTGAAAATATCCCATTCATTCACAGAAAAAAGTTGGAATATATATGTTAACGAAATCGCTAATGAATTATGTTATTCAAGAGAAAAAAAATAATTTTTTATTTCTTTTTTATTAAATATTCTTTAATTATTTATTTACTTCTTAGCTACCTTTTTCACAGTTTTCTTTACTGGAACTTTCACTGGTTCAGGCTCAGGTTCTGGTTCTGGTTCTTCTTCCTCGTCCTCTTCTTCTTCTTCATCATCTTCTTCTTCTACTTCCTCTTCTTCTTCATTTTTATCTTCAGATTTCCCTTGTGCATCAATATTCTGTTGACAATCTGTATCAATGATATCATCATCGTCATCATCATCGATATTTTCAACATCAGAATCTTGGATAAAGGTCATTTTGGTAACTTGTTGTAGTTGAAATTTGGATGAAATAATCTTCCAACTGCATCCATATTTACCTCCTGCAAACCAAATTCCAGTAAGTTGTACAATTAGTTGTGTTTTGGCACCTTTCAGTGATTTCATAATATTTTCAAATTCAACTTCGTTGTTTTCCATATCATATGAATCAAATGTAAATGTATTTGACTTATTATCATATGGAAGTTTGGCCTTAAAGGTTGGTGGATATTTACCAACTGGTTTTCCAGTGTTGGGATCTTTATCAACTTTTACAATAGGAGTAAATAGTTTTGATACAAATGATTTATTGCCATCAAAATCATCTTTAAACCAAGCAAGACGGTTTGCAAAGGCATCTTCTACAATTTTATTTTCAATTTCTTTGAGTTTATCGTGGAAAGTTTGAATCTTGGGATTTTCATCCATTCCCCTGAATGACATTGTAAGGTCATATTTTTTGTCTTTATCAGCTGTTGATACACCGTCTTTTGCTTCATATGGTTCACCAAGTCCATATGGAAGATATAGAACAGGTGTTTGAATTGTAAGTTTTTCAGATCCATAGTTTACATAAACAGTTTTGGCACCAGAAGCAAGTGTTCTCATTTCAGAATAACGAAGTTTGTTAACATCAACATTTTTTGAAAGAAATACCATTGTGATTGTATATATATGTCATTTTCTTATATATGTGTCATTTTTTTATTTTTTACAATTAAAAAAATTAAAAAAATATTTCAATATGCTTATTATTTAATAGTCAAAATCTTCATCAAATTCTATATAGTCATCGTATTCATCATACTCTTCATCATAATAACTTTCATCATCTAATGTGATATATGAAGAAACAGAATCTTCTGTATTATACCCATCATAGTCTTCTTCCATATCTACAACATCATATTCGTTATTAATTTTATTTAATTCAACAATTCTTGAATATTTTTTAGAAATATTATCATAATGATCATCAATATCATCTGTTTCTTTTTTATCAATAATTGGTTCAGTGTAATAAGATTCAGGTGGATTAAACTTATGACTATAATTATCAACAATATTGTTTTCATAAAATTGCTCATATTCGTTTACATTATTTGATTGAAAATCATTATAGTTTTCAATGATCCACTTTTTTCTGATATTCTTAATATTTTCACGATTGATCGGATTACACATATTTACAGTTGTAAAACCATTGAAATATTCATATTCTGGTGTATTTTTGTCAAAATGTAATTGAATAAAATTACGAAATTGTAGCATCTGTAATATTTCTAATAATCTCTTTCAAAATTATTTCATTTTTTTCTTTTTCTGCTTGTACAGAATGTTTATATTCAATATATACAGATGATGCATATTCATTTATTCTAATAATCAATGAAATCCTATTTGTTATCTTGGATTCATAAGTTTCATATTCAACTTTTTCATCTATATCATTGACACATGGAAACATATATGTTGGAATTTTACAATATTTATATGTTAAAACTTCAATATTTTCAATACTATCACGATCAATAATATCTTTTGTAAAAACAATTTGATTATCATTATTCATTTCATATTGATATTGCATTTTATTTTTCTTAAAAATTGCATGATTTGTTTTCTTCCAATTTGAATATTTTTTTCTGATTTTTTCAATAATAGTTGGTTTCAAATTTATATCAATACTGATTTCATTTCTTTTTGCTATCAAATATATTTCCATTAAATTGAAATCATTTTCAATATACTTTTCCAACTGAAACATAATTTAATTTTGATTCAGTAAACTATCATTTTTTTATTTTTATAAATACATATTAGAAGAATGGACGATATATTATTTGTTTCATCTGTTGCATTTTTTTCATCATTTACAATGATTTATGGAAATTTAGCATCAAATGCTATTGGCAAATCGAATGCACTTTATGTACAAAATAACCCAGTCATTATGTACTTGACAATATTTTTCTATGTCGTATTTCTGGTCACAACTATGTATAAAGAAAATATTCCCAAAAAAATACCTGAAATAATTCTTTTATCATTGCTTCTATTTTTAATTATATCATTAATCGTTTCATCACATCCTATCATAGCAATATCTTCTGCATTTTTAATCTTAATCATTTATATACATTACATACAAAAGCCAACAAAAAAAATAGCTGACTATATTTAAAAAAATGAATCATTATTATTTATAATATCAATATGACAAAATATATTCATAATCAAAATGAAATTCGAAATAAATTCAGAGATTTACTTCAAAATAATCTAGATTTAGATCAAAATATTGTCACAGATATTGAAATTGGTGTTTTCAATTCAACTATTGATTATGCTAATTCTCTTAATATCCAATTATCATGGAATACACAACTTTTTGCAGATACTTATTTAAATAATGCTAGATCTATTTATTCAAATTTGAAATCAGATAGCTATATTGGTAACAAAAATCTTATTAAACGATTAAAATCAAATGAATTTAAACCTCATGAATTGTCATATATGTCTTGTCAACAAATGTTTCCTGAAAGATGGAAAGAAATTGTTGATAAACAAAAAGAGAAATTGAAAGCAGCTTATGAAGTTAAACAAGTTTCTATGACAGATGCTATTAAATGTGGTAAATGTAAAAATAATAAAATATCGTATTATGAACTACAAATTAGGTCTGGTGATGAAAATATGACACAATTCTTCAATTGTATTGTATGTGGTCATAAGTGGAAAAGTTAAAAAAATGATATTTAATTGTTATTCTTTTTTATTATGTTTTCTTTGAACAAAAAACAACAAAACGCGGTTGATGCAATTGCAAATGGTAGAAATTTGTTTTTGACAGGTCCTCCCGGAACAGGAAAATCATATACACTAAAAGAAATTATCACATATCTAAAAACAAATAATATCAACTTTAGTGTAACATCTTCAACTGGTTGTTCCGCTGTTCTTATTAATGGTCAAACAATTCATTCTTATTTCTCTCTTGGTATCGGCGATATTAATGTTGATAAAATCATCAAAAAACTTAAAATGTATCCAACAAAATATAAAGAAATATATGAATTAAAAACATTGATAATTGATGAAATAAGTATGATAGATTGTACATTATTTGAAAAAATATCAGAAATTTTACAAAAAATCAAATCAAATCAAAAACCATTTGGAGATATACAAATTATTATTGTAGGAGATTTCTGTCAACTTTCTCCCGTAAACGGTGATTATTGTTTTACTTCGAAATTATGGAAAGAATGTCATTTTGAAAATATTGTTCTAGATGAATATATTCGTCAAAAAGAAGATATTGATTTACAAAATATTTTAGGCGAGATAAGATTTGGTAAATGTTCCAAAAAAACATTTTATCAATTAAAAAAATTAAAAAACACAGAATATAATAACATCATCCCTACAAAACTATTTTCTCTCGCATCTCATGTTGATCAAATTAATAAACACAATTTTGATAAATTCCTACCTGTAAATTCAAATATTATACAATGTTATCCTCCTACACTTGAAGAATACTTTACTAATTCTAATTTTTCTGAAAATGATATTATGCAATACAATGCAATCTCAAATGATAAAAAAATAAAAACATCAGAATATGTTATTCAATTATATAAAGGTCTTCAAGTTATGGTAACAAGAAATGTAAATATCGATAAGGGACTTATTAATGGAACAATGGGTATAATTACTTCATTATCTCCATCTTATGTACAAATCAAAGATAAAAATCAAAATTTGTTTACAATATATTATCACAAAGATGTTAATGAAAACACTAAAACATATATTAAATTTATGCCTATAAAATTAGCATATGCTGTTTCGATACATAAATCACAAGGAGCAACGCTTGATGCTATAGAAGTTGATGGTGGAACATGTATTTTCGCCCCAGGACAACTATATACTGCTTTATCACGAGCAAAAAATTTAAATTCTATCAAAATTATTGATTTGGATAAAGATTCATTTATATGTCACAAAAGTGTCAAACAATTTTATAAGGATTTAATAGATGAATAACGACATTACACACTTCTTATTTGAATTTATTTCAAATATAAAATATTGTCATATTATGACAGAAAGTTATGTTGAACACAAAGCAACAGACCATTTATATAACAAAATAAATACATTATATGATAAATATTTAGAAACATATATTGGAAAATATGGTAGGAAAAAAGCAGAAACTAAAAAACATTTAAATCTAAATGCATATAATGGTAATTTCTATGAATATTTGGAAAATACTATCAAAAAAATTGATAGTATTTATAAAAAACAAGACAATGATTTACAATCCATATTAGATGAAATTAAAGTTGTATTAAATCAAACATTATATATTTTAAAACTTCATTAACTTTTTTTTATCTTGCAATGAGTGATAATTTAGTTTCTCCATTTAATGCATCTATGCTTATATTGTTAGTTCCATATGTTCCGGCAATACCAGCATCATCAAATGTTATTTCAAATATTGTCTCAGTAACTCCTTCTGCCGAAATAGTGTCTTTCAAAGAAATAGTATTTACATTTACTGTGAAATCTGATAATGGAAAATATGAATATAATACTGTAGTTGTTATAGGCATCTGTATGTTATATATGTTATCATCATTTCTGTCATATGTTATATTAATTATTCCTGAAAATAAAGAAATAGAATCTTCTTCTAATGTATTTTCAGGTTGTGATATAACAGATATATCATAGATTCTACGATATTGATTAGAACTTAAATTTCCTTCATCTACAATATGCTTAAATGGTAAATTCTCAACACTGAAAGCATCAGTTAATGTTATACCACTTACATTGCTTGATAATTCATAGTTCCAAAACGCGGTATCTGATACAGAATTATTGATATACTCAATTAATTCATTTGATGTATTACTTACCTCTTGTGTTACTAGATTTGAAGTCACTTCAGAAATAAGTCCGAAAACATTACCGAAACTAGCAGTTGATCCATATTGTGCTATGATATAATCCATATCTACAATATCAATACCTGTCACCATCAATTTACCAGCAACATATAAATCTCCGTCGTAAATATTATTTACAACATATTTATTTGATGTTCCTTGATACATTGAATCAAGTGTTCTATTACCAACTTGTTCCCATAACTCATCTCTTACATCTCCTATATAATTTGACATATTGATTCTTCTTTCTTCCGTGTAATAGAAATTACTTCCTGTTCCTTCTGTTAACAAATCTGTGTTTCTATCTAATAAATTAACACTATGTAATTGTTCTCCAGAACCAATAAAATTCGTTGCTGTTATATCATCTGTCGCTACTATATTAGAAGATGATATATCATTTGTATATATATTTCCACGAGTTTGAATATTTGATATATTCAAATCACCTTCTCCGTGTATTTTGCTAGATGAATATATATCACCAAATACATCTAAGGTATGTGATGGATCAATTTTGCCTATACCTATTTTTGGTTTATTATTGTCAGATTTTATCATCATTAAAGAATTTGAATTTCCATCAGATTGATATTTCCATGTTGAGAAAACCTCATCTGTTATATCAGTATAATGATCAATTCTTAATGCTGGTCCTTCGTAATCATCATGTATAATATGAAGTTTTTCTGCTGTATATTCAACAGTTTCAATCACAGTAGTTTCTCCTAAAACAGTCAAATTACTTGCTGTTATAGTTCCTTTTACAGTTAATTCAGTGTCATATATATTATTTACAATAAATCTATGTGATGACCCATCTGCAATTTCATCACCGGTTAATTCACTAATGCGTGTACTTATCAAATTCGAAGTTGTTAATATTGCATTACTTGTATAATCCATATTTTCTTTATTCAAATTTGAAGCATAATTTGATGTTTCTTGATTTGAAGAATATGATATCCAACCTGATCTTTCATGTGTGAAAAATAAATTGGACCCTTCTATCATAGTGTTGGTATTCATTCTGGATAAACTGATAGTTTCTCTCACGATAGGTGGTTGTGGTTCTTGACCTTCTACAGGAGCCGGTATTTCAACAGTTTTTACTTCTGTTTCTCCTGTTTCGCTGACACCTAAATTAAAGAATTTACCTTCTTCTGAACTAGGAATACTTAGATTTTTTACAACAACTGGTATTGGATTATTGTTTGTGTCCTTCATCTCAAATCCGGATGCTCCAGCCGATATACTTTGTACTTCTCCATTTACATTTACCATATTGATAGTATTTCCTGACAAATATAAATCTTTCCATCTATAATTTGAATTCCCTAAATTATAAATTTCGTTTGATGAAGGTAACAAATCACCTGTAATTATTGTATTTTTTTTGAGTTTTATTTCATCGCTATCAAATAATGCTATTTTTTCAGTATTTCCAGCTGTTTTTATTCCAATATAAGTTTCATAATACGGATTTTCTCCGATTATTGTGGATGTTGCTCCAATGACTGCCGCATTATGTTGATCGTTGTAGAAAACATTGTTACAATTATTAGCTACTAATAAAAGATGTGCATCATCTATGGTTGATGAAAAATTGGCTACGCTACCGTAATTAGAAGTTTTGGCAAACAATTTGTATCCAGTTGTAGGAACATAATTACCATAAGACATTCTTGCCCCTAATTCAATAAATTATTATTTTTTCAGATATTAATTATTTTCTCTAAATTACTTATCCTTTCTTTTAATTGATTATTTTCATTTATCAAAAATTTGACACATCCATGTAAAGACATATTTATTTGTTCAATATCAATTGATAAACAATCATTTATATCTATTGTTTCATTTTCATTTTCAATCTTTATCGAAGATGTATTTACATTTTTGGGAAATATTTCCTGTACTTCTTGTGCAATATATCCAAGTTTGTATTTATCATTTGAGGTTAAATTTTTCACACCATCTTTGAATTTAAACCTTTTTAATGATAATTTGTCGATATTTTCATAACATTTTGCATAATCTGCTTCTGTTATCTCTTCTTTTATTCTTTCATCTGAAAATGATGCCCAATATGGACTACCAAATCGTTGATAATTGTTTCCATTTGCCCTTATTTCAACTTGAGGAAAATTCATACTTGCATTTGTGAAAAATCCTAGATTACCTGCAAAAGACTGAATTGCATTTTGATCAAATATTGGAGAATCAGTTGATGTTTTTAAACTGAAAATCAAATTACATCTTCCTGTTGATAAATTCCAAGCGTCATTTCCATTTTCAAATCTTCCAACTATTTGTATTTGTGATCTGCCATATATTTGTGAATTATTGATAACACGAAGTTTTGTCATTGAATCAAATTCATTATTACCTGTTACATCTAGTGTAACTGATGTGTCTTTGCCAATACTACATGTACCAGAATTTGTTTTCAATTCACAATAACCGTTATTGTGTACTATCTCAACATTTCTCGAATTTATATTACGACTTCCAATTCTGAAAAATGTACCATTATCATATTCGGAAAATTCTATATATCCATAATTATTTTCTCGAAATTCTTTCGAACGAAATATAATACTTGAACTCCCATGTGTTTCATTATAATCCAAAACGATTGATCCGGAATTTGCACTCGCAGAAACACTTGTATTTGATATATGAAGAACTCCATTTGGTGTAATATCTTGTACGCCATTACCAATCAATACTTTACTAGAATATGATATATAATCTGTATTATCATTCCAAGGAGATGCAGACGAATTATTGTCTGATAGATAATTAATAATTTGATCATTCACATCATTTGATGATGTTAATCCTAAATTGATTATACTATTGTTGATTTGTTCCGTTAAAATATCTCCCACTGTATTTTCTGATAATGTTGAAACAATATCTATTTCAGCTAAACTTCTATCAATTTCTTGCGATACTACAGCTATCATAGTATTCGATGTTAATGTTGAGACATAATCATATATGTTTCCAGCACTTGATAATGTTCCTTCACGAGACATAATATAATCCAAATCAACAATGTCAATTCCAGTTACCATTAATTTACCAGCTACATACAGGTCACTTGAATATACATCATTTATAATATATTTATTTGATGTTCCTTGATGAACCTGATCCAATGTTAATTTGGTAACTTGATTCCATAATTCTTCTCTTACATCATAAACATAATTAGACATCCCTATTCGTCTTTCATCAGTATAATAAAAATTACTACCAAGTCCTTCTGCTAACATATCGGAATTACGATCTTCCAAATTTACTTCATTTAGATATTTACCATTTCCAATAAAATGTATTGCATTTATATCACCATCTACATCAATTGTATGTTGTGGATTTTCAATTCCAATACCTATTATAGGTTTGTGATTAACATTATTTTTTATCATCATTATAGGATTTGATGTACCCCCAGAATCAAATTTCCAGGTTGACATAATCTCATCTGTTACATTAGTGTAATGATCGATTCTCAAAGCTGGACCATCATAATCATCGTGTATAATATGCATTTTTTCAGCATTATATTCTGTTGTTTCAACAATAGTAGTTTCCCCAATAACATTTAAATTACTTGTAGTCAATGTCCCTAATATATTTAAATTTGTGTCATATGTGTCATTTATAATAAATCGTTGTGATATACCATCCGCTATTTCATCAGCATTTAAATTTGTTATCCTTGTACTTATTTCATTAGATGTATATTCAACAATTTCCCTAGCATAATTAGAAGTTTCTTGATTTGAGGAATATGATACCAACCCTGCTCTTTCCCAAGTAAAAAATAAATTAGAACCCTCAATCATTGTATCTGTATTCATTTGGGAAATATTGATAGTTTCAATTAAATTTTCATTATGTTTTGCTTCCAAAATAAGTTTGTTATTATCATTTACACTAACACTAACATATTTACTAAAAGAATCTTCAGATACTGGGATTTTCACATTTTTTACCCTTAAATCCGACATTTTGCCATCTTTTGTTATCAATAAAGAGTTATTATCTGTTTTCAAAGAAATTTGCCCGATTTTTGCTGTAGTTCCAGATAGATATAAATCCTTCCATTTTTTAGTTTCACTACCCAAATCATAGTTTTCGTCTATTGTTGGTAAAAAATCACCCGATATATTAGTTGTCTTATTTAAGAATATTTCATTCTCGTTAAATGTCGCTATTTTATCAATAGTACTATTGATTTTACTTCCAATATATGTTTCATATAATGGTCGTGTTCCTGTATTAGTTACAGAAGTTCCTAATACACTAGCATTTTTATCATCATTATAAAAATAATTATTACAATTGTTTGCTACAAGTAATAGATATGTTTCATCTAATGTTGATGAAAATTTTGCTACACTCGGATAATTCGAACTTTTTGCAAACAATTTACATCCGTGTATAGCATATGATGTCCCAGCTGACATGTGCTTTTTATTTCATTCAATTATTTTTATTTCAAATTTTTTATCTAATTGGACATACACCTCCCGCACATTCAGCCGAATAATCAAGATCATCATCTAGATTAATAGCACCACTTGTAATTGGTACAACTTTTGACATCATATCTCTGTATTTTTCTTCAGTAATTTCCTCAAATGGTGCTTGTTGAAATCCATGTTCATTATGAAGCAAAAATGAACAAGTTTTTACATTATTGGTGTAATTTTCTTTCAACCATTTTTTCATATCTTCAATTTCATTCAATTTATAATAAATTGTACAAGACACTGAATTGTCACTCCATTCTGTTTGAAGATGTTTAACAGTTTCAAGTTGGTCAATAACTGTCATATCCTTCGCAAGTTTAGAACCAATTGGATAACAACAAGGGAATTCTACAATCATAGTATTTTTATCATCTGTTCCATCAAAATTTCTTTGATATTCAATATTATATCCTTTTGATTTACATAGTTTAATAAGTGGATTATTTGATGCAATTCGAATTCTTCTGATGAAATATTGATAAATTGCTGGATGACATCCTGATGTTACACCAGCTAGAAGAGACAAAGTACCACTTGGTTTAACTGTTGTTATTTTGACAGAACGAGGAAAGTTATTCTTATCAGAATACTGATTATCATATTCTCTCAAATATTCATATAGAGGACCTAGCCAACTTTTTTGTTCTTCAGAAGATTGCATATATCCCGTAATACCAATTCCCATTCTCATATTTTTATGTACAATATCTTCAGTATCTTTTTGATGACATTTAAGAGCAAGTGAATGTTTGCAAATTCTATAAACAATTGTAGCAATTTCTTTCAGTTCATCGTATGATGTGATATTTGATAGATAAATTTCAGATAAGCAACATGTTTCAAAATTTGCAAGAGATTGTTCTGCACACGGATTATAACCTACTACATCAGGATCAGGGTATTTGTCACCATCCTTAATTCTTCCACATTTTCTTGATAGTTCAAGATTTACTAGTCCATATGGTTCACTTGTCCCATTATATCCATCCCAAAATTCTTGTGGAAGTTTTTCAATATCATCACATACAATAGAATTATTTGACATACATCTCCAATTTGGAATATTACCAGAACTCCAATTTTTTGCCATCAAATACTCCTTATCGTCACTATCTCCTAGTGCAATCAATGCCGAATTATGTGTTAAATAACCATTACAATAAAACTCGTGATAATTTTTTACTTCAATGTCATATGTATCTACATACTCTGTTTCATTTCCTACATTCATAACTTTTACAGGACAATAAGAAATTTCATCAAAACATTCTTCGAATGTATTTACTGTAATTTTCTTTTTCATATTAAAACCTAGACGATCCTTGATATTTTCATATCTTCTGAAACCATCAAGCATTTTAATAGGAAATGAGTTAATTCCAATTTTATATTTATTGTAAAAATATGAAATATAATCTTTTTTAATCAATACTTCGATACTATGAAGTTTTGAAATAGTGTGATTTGTTACAGCAGTTAGGAGTCCATTATATTTTTTAGTTTCAATACCACAAGAATAACATACATTTTGAATATCTGATACTAGTTTATCTGTGATAACACAATATTCTGATGTATTATACCCATTACCATCAATAACTCCACCTAGATATGACATTCTGATATTATATGTTCCTTGTGAAATATATTCAGGCACCTTATTTGTCATAACAATATGTTGCATTATATATGAGAAAACATCATGTGATGAAAATGATATGATACAATATTCATCATTATATTCATTGATTTCCATATAAAAACTGTCATCATCTACCATTTGATAAAAGATATTTTTCATCTTTTCTAGGATTGTATATTCATTTTTATGAAATTTGAATGATACATAGGATAGTTCATCATGAACTTCATATGGTGTTTTTGATTGTAGAAAACCAACAAACCATGCTGTATTTTCATCTAATCCAGGAACAATTACTGAATTACTATAAGGTAGTCTTGTATATCTTCCATCAATTGCATTTCGTGTAGACATCAAATAATCTCCATATTTCAAATCTTTTGCCATTTTCCATTCATATGTTTTTGTTGATGTTAATACTGCCATGCGATGATTTGGTGTACATTTGAATTCTCCATCTTGTGTCTTAATCGTGATGATATCTTGTTTTCCTTGAATAAAAACATTTGATACTTCATCATATCCTTTTGATGTAAGTACCATATCACCAACTTTCATATCTTTTATTTGTTTCAAACCTCTTTGAGTATGAACCATGCTATTTCCAGGCAGACATCTTCTTACATTACCTGCAACAACAACTGTTGCGATAATATTTACAATATCAAGACAATCAATAGTTGATAGATTCTTGCCTTTTTTCACCGAAAGAATTTTTTGAATATTATTAAGACCCTTCACAAGATCTTCTGGTCCACTTGCAATTCCGCCAAATCCATGGATCTTAGACCCTGCACTTCTAATTAGTTTTGTCGAATATGTAAATGATTTTCCTTTGATAAAATATGCTTCAAGTACTTTTTCCAAAAGTGATACCCATCCTTCTCTTGAATCAGGGACGATGAAATCAGCATCATTTGTATCTTGTCTAGTAACTGTAATATCAGCATCAATAATTGGAGGAAGTTTTTCTACATATTTTTTCTCAATACTAAATCCAACACCTGTTCCAAGCATCAATACATCGAATATCCACAAAAATGGTTTAATAGGTTCATCAATTTTGACAAAAGCACAATTTTGCAAACTCATAATTCCAAGTTTATCTACAGTCTTTGTTCCAAGTTGCCAGGCAAATCTTCCAGCTACACTACATTTCAAAGACATCATGTGTTCATATGCTTTCTTTAGTTCATTGTTAGTAAAACCAACACCTAGTTGTGTCTGAGAAGCTTTCAAAATTCTCAAAATAGTATCACGATATTCTTCAGTATTCTCATTTTCATCAATAATTCTAGCATATGTTCTTTTATAAGTAATGTAACCAAGCATCCCCCAAGGTGTTTCTACATCATCTGGAATTTTCGAAAGATAACCGTCTGTGTTTCTTTTTTCTTGTCTTGATTTTCTATATTCAATGTAATGTTTTGCTGTATCAAAATATTTGTGATTCATAAGGTTTTTCTCGACAATGTTTTGTACTGTTTCGATATGAATTTTATCTCCACCCGATTTGAAGATATCATCATTAATATCTTTTACAAGAATATCCATGTTATTACATACAGTTGAAGAATTTGTAAATGCCATTGATAAAACATTTACGATTTTTTTCACATCATATTCCTGTACTGTATTATCTCTCTTAATAATAAAAACTGACATTATCAAAGACACCAACAAAGTATACTTATTCTATATATATTGTATTTATATACTTTTCAAGTATGACACATAATAAAATTATAGAAGACCATTATGATATCATAAGTAAAGAATTCGATGACAGTCGTGTGAGGATATGGCATAATGTATGTAATTTTATAAAAAATGGATATGGAAAATCATTATTAGATGTTGGTGTCGGTAATGGAAAAAACTCAATTTATGCATCGAATTGTGGTTATCATTGTATAGGTATTGATATTTCAAATAATTTAATTCAAATCTGTAAAAATAAAGGATTAAATGCTTATAAAGTGGATATGTTAGAATTGACTCCAGAATTATTTGGTAAATTTGATGATATTTTATGTATAGCATCATTACACCATCTTGAAAATGTTTCAATGCAAATAAATGCTATTATTAATATGATTAATTGTCTAAATGAAAATGGTAGAATTCTTATTTCAGTATGGTCATTTGAAAAATACGATAATCCAGAAAATATTAAATATAGGGATTTCACATTGGGTCCCAATATTGTTAAATGGAATTCGAAAAATAAAGATTATCAAATTGATAGGTTTTATTATATACATAACTTGAAAACTTTCAATGATATGTTAGTTGAAATTCAAAAAAAATATGATATTTCATATGAAATATCATGGGAAAAACAAAATTGGTTTGTCGAAATTAAGAAAAAATGAGAAAATTAAACTGTGCATTTATTATCTTTTATATATCTTTTTTTCATTTCGCCATTGCATAATGATACTACATATAATCCTCCATTGGGACCTTGATAGACTTTTCTATCTCCACTTACTCCTTTCACTTTTCTTTGTTTCATTTTATCGATTTTGCCTTTTGTAGACTCTTTATCTTTCATTTATCTATATTATTGGAATAAAATTATTTTAATATCAATGATGAATATTCACTTGTTTTACTCTTTATATACATATCTGTTGTATAAATTGATATTGCAATATCTGTAAATATATACACCATCACAAAATCAATTTGGGTTATTGATATACTTACTTGAAAAATTTTTACTATTGCTGAAAATAAATAATAGGTCTGACAAATAATCTGTGTTTTATAATAGTTAAAATTTCTATTATCTATTATTGTTTTTTCATCCATTATTGTATTTATAATCCAAGGGCTGATAATTTCGTCAGCAAACATCTTTAATGATTGTGTAATAGCTGTAAATATTATTAATAGATTCCATTTTTCCCAAGTATCTATTACAATACCTATAAATTTCACATTTTTGTTTGGTCCAATCTTGAAAAACAAAATTTCATCATTTTCCTTTAAATATATCATATATCCCATAATGGATAATAACCACAATCCTAAACATCCAGCAACTTTTCCTTGACAATTAAAAGCCTTACCCATTATAGCTTTAATAAGCTTATTGTTTTATATAAGAAATAAAGAATATATTATACATAACTTATGAAAGATATCGTTAGTTGTAAGCTATCAAATGGGATTGGTAAACAACTCTTTCAAATTGGAGCTGTTATTTATTATTCTAAAAAGTATAATAAATACCCCGTATTTCAAAATACAATAAATTCTCTTGTAACAGATAAGGTCGATGTCTTGTCAGATCATGATTTTCAAACAATAAAATTTAAAAATCATATTGAAAGGGTAGAAAGATCTTTCAATGATCTTCCGGAATATAATGAAAATGTAATGCTCCAAGGTTCCTTTCAAGCATTTCAATATATTACAAAAGAGGTATTTATTGAAATACAACACATGATTTATAATAACGAGGATTATATGTATAAAGCTTATGAAGAATATAATAAAATTAAAAATCATTTCAAAACAGAAAATGATGATGATTTAATCTCAATTCATGTGAGAGCAAGAAATAATACAATAGACGACACATATTACAACAAGGCTTTTAATATAAAAGATATTGATAAACTATATCCGGTTGTTTTTTCTCCGAATATTGATTTATGCAAAAAACAACTAGGATTTATAAAAAACGCATATTTTGTCGACACTGGTAATACTTGTGTAGATTTTATTCTAATGAGTTTTTTTAAAAATAATATTATTGATAATTCATTTTTTGGATGGTGGGCAGCTTTTATCAGCAATTATGATGAAAAAATTGTTATTACACCCTCAATTTGGGAACATTCGGGCGTCGATGATCTTTATCCACCCGGGTGGATAATTGTATGAGAATAGCCTTTATGTATTTGATACAAAAATAACAGAATAGCAATTATTATTACTATTGCTACATTGACAATACACAGAACTTACAATATTTGATTCTATACAATCATTACATTCATCTTTAAATTTTTTATGATAAATATATTGCTTATACATTCGGATATAAGTATCTATTTTATTTTTATATATTTTATATCATTTTTTTGATATAAACAAATAGTATTTTCAATTATGTATTATGATTCGATTGAAAGAAAACGAAGTAATTTTACACAATAACGTATATAATTTAGAAAGTTTTTCAAAAATTCATCCAGGTGGGAAACAAATTTTGAATATTTTTGGTGGAAACGATGTGACAATACATTATCATATGTTACACAATCATAAAACACCGAGGTTTGATGTTTTAGAACCTTACAAATTGAGAACAATAAAACTTGATAAACAAATGTTTATAATTAATTCTTCTTCTTTTCAAAATCTCAAAAATCGTGTTAGAAAAGCATTACCATATCAATATGCTAGTCTTGAATGGTATTCAAAAGCATTTTTTCTTTTAGGTTTTGAAATGTATTTAGAATATGATAATATTACCAATGGGTTTTCTCTTTTCAAAAGCACTTTATTAGGATTTATTATGGCACTTATCGGACTCAATATACAACACGATGCAAATCATGGTGCAGTATCGTCAAAACCTTGGATCAATACATTTTGGGGATATACACAAGATTGGATTGGTGGAAGTGCATTATTATGGAGACACCATCATGTATTAATGCACCATTCTCATACAAATGTTTTAGATTTTGATCCAGATGTTACAACAAATATGATGAGATTACATTACAAATCTGATATTCGCGACTTTCATATGTATCAAAGTATTTATATATGGTTTTTATTACCATTATTGCCTTTTTCTTGGCATTTCAAAGAAATTTATGATTTAGTATTTATGAATCATTGTGGTAAAAAAATATGCAAAATGGCTTATTCTGAAGCATTTATTGCTTTGATTTTTCGTATATTATTTATTATACGATTCTATATCATCCCAATGTATTATTATCCTTATTTCAGTACATTATTCTATATAACTTATTCTTTAATGGTAGGGGGAGCTTATCTTGGGTTTAATTTTATTATATCTCACAATTTCACAGGAGTTAAACCTATTTTAACAAAAGATTCGGAATCTAATTTAGATTGGGCAAAATATCAAGTTGAATCTTCTTCAACAGTTGGTGGTAAATGGCTTGGATTTATAAATGGTGGTTTGAATTATCAAATTGAACATCATCTTTTTCCAAAAATTTCTCATGTTCATTATCCTTTAATTCAAAAGATTGTACGAGATTGGTGTAAAGAAAATAATATTCAATATACATATTTTAATAATATTGTTGAAAATTTTCAACATTGTATTCACCATTTATACCAAATAAGTTTTTGATGTATATGAAAAAAGAGTACATTCCTTAACATTTGTTAGAAATTCATGAAGGTTTTATAAATTTTTGATTTTTTTAATGAAATGTACTCAAATTACATAAAAAAGAGTACATTCCTTAACATTTGTTAGAAATTCATGAAGGTTTTATAAATTTTTGATTTTTTTAATGAAATGTACTCAAAATGAAATATATTATATTAAAGAATATTTATATAATATTAGATAACTTTTACATGAAAATCTTATTAAACATTTTATTAATCCAAACCCTTTTTAATAACAGTATCGAGTTCTCGCCAATAATTTCTTATGCAAAACCTTCGTATTTATCAACTAGCAAACATTTTTTGAAAAATAAAATAAATAATCGAAATTTTATTTTGAATATGGTATCCAAAAATAATTTTGAAAATAATACTTATAATGGCACAAATATTACAAATATGACAAATATTTTCAGGATTACATATAATAATGATTATTTGTATGAAAATGATATCAATGAAACAAATAATATTATTTTACGAATTTACATCTATGCAGTTATCAATGTTATGATATTCGAATACATTTTTACATCGTTCCACTGAAAGTCAAAAGTCACAAAAATAATTATCTTGCATTTTTATTTCTAAAAGAAAAGATATCAAAGATTAATAAATATTTAACATGTATTATTACATGTCCGAATCATATGTATCATGTCATATCCAAGGTGGGTTAGGAAATCAATTATTCCAAATTGCTACCGCACTCGACTATTCAAAAAAACACAAAAAATCTCTTATCTTTTTTAATAATAAAAATTATCCAAAATCACATGGTTTTCAAAGAAATACATACTGGAAAACACTTTTTCAAAACAAACTCCAAGTTTTCCCCATTGACCAAGTGAATCACTTCAATTTTCAATTTATTCGTGAAAAACAAGAATTTGTACACAATGATCTACCAAATGTCAATGGAAATGTCATGTTGTTAGGTTATTTTCAATCCTATAAATATTTGTCTAACGAGCTTAGAAAAGAAATGCAAGATCTGGTTTTCAGCAATGCAACATATATGCACACTGCGTATGATAGGTATAATCAGATTAAAAAAGAAATGTTCAGTGATAAAGATGATGATTATGTATCTGTTCATGTTAGAAGAACAGATTATATCAATCCGCAACATTACCATGGTGTTATGAATCGATCTTATTACGAAAAAGCATATGATATTGTTTGTAACTCACCAGATAAGAAAAAAATAGTTGTTTTCTCAGACGATATTGAATGGTGTAAAGAAAATTTTAGAATTGGAGAAAATGATATTTATTTTGTTGATGAAAAAAACGAATGTATAGAACTTATTCTTATGACATTTTTTACGCATAATATTTTGGCAAATTCAACATTCAGTTGGTGGGGCTCTTATTTGAGTAATAGCAAAAATAAAACAGTAATAGCTCCTTCACAATGGTTTCAAAAAGATGGTCCAAGTCAATGGAAAGAAATTTATTATCCTGATTGGATTGTTGTGTAAATTATGTTATCATTTATAGTATAAAGTATGCAATAACCGTATTATCAATTTTGATATAATTTTTGCTATTTAACTTTCAAAATATAAAAAAGAGTACATTTCACATTATTTTTTTGAATTTGTAAATAGATTTTATTTTTGTCAGATTTTTTATTGAAATGTACTCTTTTTTGTAATTTTTAAATATATCCTATCCTATATCCTCCATTTCCGTCAAATATTATTCTTTTACTCTGAGTTATAACAATGTCTTCGTCTGCAAACACATTTTTTAAACAATTGCACATTTTGACAAAAATACTCTTTTTGTTGACATTATTTTCTGAAATAGGATTCTTATATCGTAGCGACAATCTCTTCATTTGCTATAGCAATTTTTATAAATATATTCTCATTTTTTAATCATTACAATATAAATTTATTTGTTCGAGAAAAGTAGGAGATGTCTTATTATGAAATAATTAATGGTATAAAATACGATAAAGGTATATTGGATGCTGTTAAAGAATGTATTAAAGGTAGAGGGGATGGAAGAATTTCCCAAGATGATATACATAATGTTATCAAATGTATAACTGATAAAAATAAAATAACAAAAATTGAGTATTTGACTATATTTTACATTTTACAAAATTTTAATTTTACAGAGAAAGCATTAGATATTTTTGCCGAATTTATGTCAAAACAATAATATTTTATTGGATTATATTAGTATAAGATATGGAGCAATTTAAAGGTAGAGGCGGGAGAAGTGGTGGTAGACGATCGAAAAATCAAAACGAAAATAACTCATTAATATCACCAGGTGTAGGTACAGCACTTGGTGCAGGTGGATTAGCTGCTATGTCGGGATCTGGAAATAATGTCAGATGTCCTCTTGACGACACATCGTTTTTTTGTAGATTAAATAGATTTGTTTCAATACTATCTATGATAGTTTACATTATTGTCATTATCACAATGTTTGCTTATTTCTCATATATGGCATACAAATTGTTTCTAGATTTTTATAAAATCAAACCCAAAAAATAAAAATGTCCTTTATGGGAACACTTTCATTTTTTTGAATTTTTGATTTGGTTTCAAATTTTTAATATACGACTTTTAAACAGTATTCTTATAAGAATTCTTGTCTTCATCGCTCATTTCCTTCCAGATTGCAGCAGCCTTTGACATTGCTTCCTTAACAGATACATTTGGATCATCTGAACGAATCTCCTTCATCTTGAAGCTTGTGAAGTTGTTATAGGCAGTAGGAGCCCTCTTTGGCTTCTTCTCTCCATTCTCATCAAGCTTCTTTGTCCTCTTAGTAGGCTTAGCCTTTGCCTTCTCATCATCATTCACCTTCTTAAAGACATCGGCAAGAATTGTCTTCAATTCCTTGAGATCATAAACCTTTTCCTCATCGATGATATTGTTGAACTCGGTCATAACCTTAGTGGTAGTCATTGTTGGATTGTTGATCTTATAAGATAATTGTTTTTATTTCATCTTCGATCATTTTTTCCCCAAAATAGTCGAAATTTATTCAAATTTACTTAAAAAGATTAAGTCTTAATCTATTTAATAAATAATGAAATTTTATTGGATAAATACAAACGCTTCTGAACATAGAAGATCATTTATGCAAAATCAATTTCAAAACTTACCTTTTCAAAATGAAAGAATAGAAGGTATTACTCCAAAAGACCTAAACAAATTTGTTATCGAAAAACATCAAGAATGTGGAAGTACTGACTTCGAAATTGCTTGTATTTTATCTCATTTAAATGCTATTCAAAAAGGATATGATGAAAAACATGAATATTTTATAGTATGCGAAGATGATATGATTATACCTTTTATTGATATTGAAAAACTTTTAAGTTATATTAAAAATTACGAAAATAAAATCAATGATAAAGTAGAAGTTTTACAATTGTTTACAAGTGGTAGCCCTTATATAATTCAATTATATAATGAATTTTTTGTAAAACAGAAAACTTTATTTAAAAAAATTGAAGATGACATATATTCAGGAACTGGAATATATTTGGTATCGAGAGAAGGTGCTTCAAAAATTCTTAAAAAATATGTAAAAGACAAAGTGAATAATTCTTATGATTTATCATATAGTTCTTGGGCGGCAGCAGATCATTATATGTATATAGTAGCAAAATCATATATCATTACATATCCTTTCTTTGTTTCAAATACTAATTTTGGAAGTGATATTCATGAAGATCATTGTCAAAACCATAAGATTGCAATCAATATTATTCTTCAAATACAGCAAAAAAATAATCAACTTGATATTCTTATCAAATCTACCAATAATAAAATAATTCAAACATATCTTTATTCTGATTTATATGATCAATTATTTATGATTTTTACAACAATTGCATATTCCATTAAACATGAATTTGACTTTCTTTTGTATTCAGATATTTCAAAAACTCTTGACAATAAAAACAAAACATATTTTAATAATCTTTTGTCCAAACTTAAATACAAAACAACACCTCATATTGCTCAAAATGTTCCATTATATGAAGAAAAAGAATTTGCACATATTGAAATACCTATTCAACAAAATAGTTTTAATCTTAAAGGATTATTTCAATCTTTTAAGTATTTTGAAAAAGAATATGAACAAATTATGAAAATAACAGGTATTAATGATGTTAGAACAACTGTTTTTAACGATTTTCAACATGTTTTTGCAAAGCCTTGTATTTCTTTGCATTTTCGACGAAATGAATTAAATTATACTATTTTACCAATTGATTATTATCAAAATGCTATTAAATATTTGGAAAAACACATTGATATACAAAATTATAATATTTTACTTTTTAGTGACCATAAAGATAATGAAAAAGTAGAAAAAATAATTGTTGAGTTGAAAAAACAATTTTCTTATGATTTTTTAAAAGTTTCTGATAATATTCCAGATTGGAAACAAATGATGTTGATGAGTTTCTGTAAACATCATATAATTTCTAATAGTACTTTTTCTTGGTGGGGGGCATATATGTGTGAAAATAGTGATAAAATAGTTTGTACTCCATCTAAGTGGTTTGAAAATGATTTAACAAATCAAAATACTAAAGATTTATATCCAGATTCATGGATTACAATCGATTTTTGACAATTTTGAAATATTTTTTATTCAATTTTGATTGTTCAAAATTTTTAACATTGGTATAACTTCTGGAAAGCAGTTTAGAAACTGTATCAGTTCTTCTCTTGATCTTCTAAATTTCCAACCATTATGTGTCCCAAATGCTGTATGATTAAAAACCGTTTCTACTGAAAAATTCTGAGCCTCTTCAAAACTTGGTTTGTAAACATGTAGATTTGCTATATTTTCAGAAACTTCTGAAAAAAAACTGTCTTCATTAAAATATTCACCATTTGGTAGTAATTTTAAATCATCACATTTTTCCAAAATTTCCAACATTTTACTTTTTCTACGCAACGAAAGCCCTCCATTTCCAACATGTTTGTTATTCCAAGGTGCACCAACATAGTCATATTGAAGAAAATTATTTATCAAATGTTTGTTTTTTAAACAAATTAATGCATCTGTTTGAAAAATCAAAAATATTTCAGAAGGGATTAAATCGTAAAAATTCTTATCATAAAACAGTAAATTATATTCCTTAGTTGAATATTTTTCAACACCTAGATTTTTCAATAATATTTTTCTCGGAGATAATGTTTTTACAATTTCTTCAACCATTTCTTTGTTCTCATTTCCATGAATAATTAAAAATTGCCATTGATTATCAAGACCTTGATTGAAATTATTCAACACATATTCCAAACACACATGTTTTCTTGGTTCGACAATAACAGCAGTAAATGGAGTATTTGTCATTTTTATAGTTTATTTAATATAAAAATCTTTTATATATGATTGTTCTTGAATTCTTCAATGTAAATTTTCAAAATTTTGTAATTTGAAAACTAAGAAAAAACATCATTTTTGAAGAGTCATAGAACCGAGGGGGGGAGAGAGAGGTGATAAATTTATCATTTTATGGTCTAAAAACGATATAAAAAGATAAATAAAAAAGTACCATATATGTAGTATATTGATAAAAATGCCATTTCCATTCACTAAATGTCGTTTTTGCGATTATAAAACTGATGTAAAATGCAATCTAATACGACATCAAAATGCTAAACACAAAGACAAAATGTTTGAAAATAATGAACTTTCTAAAACTGTACAAAATGTTACCCCAAATGTACAAAATGTTACCCCAAATGTACAAAATGTTACCCCAAATGTACAAAATGTTACCTCATGTCTTTTATCTTGTTCAAAATGTAATAAAATTTATAAAACTGCAAGACATTTATATCATCATGAAAAGGTTTGTAATAAAGTTGACAGTCTTACTTGTCCCAAATGTATGATTTCTTTTTCAAACAGACATCATAAATCGAGACATATCAAAGCAGACAAATGCAAAGCAAGAAGTATAATACATGCTCGAATACCGAATATTCAAAACATTACAAATAATAACACAATCAATAATACAACAAATAATAATATACAAAATAATTTTGTTATAAACAACTTTGGATCAGAAAGAATTGATCATATTTCACACGCAGAAATTATGAAAATGTTACAATCTGGTACAAACACTATTCCATTGTATATCAAAAAGAAGCATTTTGATAAAAACTTTCCAGAAAATAATAATATTAAATATTCAAACGATAACAAATGTCAAGTATTGGAAGACAATTCTTGGCAAGAAAAAGATATAGGACTACTGTCTACGAATCTTATGAAAGACAATACTGAAATTCTTCTCATGTATTGTGACAATAATGAAATACAATTGTTGAATGAAATAAAAGACATTGAAAAGTACGAACATATACGAAATAAATTGTTTATTGTCTATAACAAATCTGATAATCAAAGGTATAATGCTGTTCTGTCAAAAATAAAAGAATTGGTAAAGAGTTCGAATCTAGAATTTGAAAACTAAGAAAAAACATCATTTTTGAAGAGTCATTGGTGAGGAAATGTGATAAATTTGTCATGTTATAAATGTGATATTTATATCGGTTTAGGGAATCCTCTTATATTGATTTCTAATCATAGAATTTTGTGTATTTTTGACTATACAAAATATACATTATAAATAACAAAACATTTATACTCAAACCAATTATACCCGATATAATTAATGATTTATCAAATATAAAATATCCATGTAATAACCATAAAATATTTGTTATTAAAATAAGAATCAACGAATACAATGATAAATCATCTACACTCTTGGTTTTATATGTTTTGTACAATTGTGGAAAAAGTTGAATACAATTTACAATTGGTGCTAAAGTTGCCACAACAAACTGTATCATTGTATATATTTTTATTAACAAAAAATAATTTTCATATATTATTTAAATAATGTTTCTAAATATACCAGAATAATGAAAAAATAAGAATGTGAAATTAAAAAATGCTCTTTAGAACATCTTTTATTGTTTTTTACTTTGTTTTTTGTTGTTTTTGTTTGAACTTTTTAAGCAGAGCTTTTATAAGAACTCTTCTCTTCATCGCTCATATCCTTCCAGATTGCCGCAGCCTGAGACATTGCTTCCTTGACAGGAACATTTGGATCATTTGTGCGAATTTCCTTCATCTTGAAGCTTGTGAAGTTGTTATATGCAGTAGGAGCCCTCTTTGGCTTCTTCTCTCCGTTCTCATCTAGCTTCTTGGTCTTCTTGGAAGACTTCAAGCCTTTTTCTTCGTCGCTCACCTTCTTATAAGCATCGGTGAGAATTGTCTTCAATTCCTTCAGATCGTAAACCTTTTCCTCATCGATGAAGTTCTTAAATTCAGCCATAACCTTGGTAGTAGTCATTTCTTTCGAAGTGTTTCAATTGGATCTTATATACTCGTTATATGATAGTTGTTTTTAAGTAAGTTATCAATCATTTTTTTCCTAAATTGATCAAAAATCGATAAAATTTATTTCAATTTTAATTGATATGATAAATCATTGTGATTTAAATTAAATCTTTTTACAGATTTGTCACTGAAATGAAAATTGTCATTAACGTCTCCAATATGAAAGTAGTCCCCATATCTTTTTTTTAAAGATTCGTGATTGCAAAAAGGGGCATAAATATATGTATAACCATATATTTGTTTTGCTATATTATTATATTCATCTTCACTACAATATGTTCGTGCTTCTCCTATATAAAAATTTCCCTTTTTTCTCAATTTAAAACAATCGATTGGACCAAAATGCCAATGAGTTTGTCCTTTGAACGAATATTCATATCCATATTTTTCAAATTCATCTTTTATTCCATACAGTTTTTTCCATTCTTCTTCCACAAATCCTATATCTATATCTTCATCCCAAGGAATTATCCCTCCGTGTCTTACTAAACCAAGTGATGTTCCAGCAACTGCAACATATTTTATACCTTTTTCTTCAAATATTTTATTCAATATACTCATTTTATCATAATGTTCTGTTGAATAACTCATCTTAGGAATTATATGTTTATATTTACAATAGTTTTCACTCTTTTCGTAATAAGGTAATATTTTCTTTTTACAAATAAATCTTATGAGTAATGGATTTGTTGTTTCTGCATTCTCATCTGGTGAAAAATAATCTTCCTTGCAATATAAAACATCGCAATCATTACTAGTTGCTAAATTTTCTAAAATTTCAATATTATATAACCATCTTTTATGTGTAGATGAACAAGATTTGTCTTTAACATCGTATACACTTTTTGATTGTAACTCTTTGTCATTTATTGAACGAACTTCAATACATATCAAGCCACCTGGTTTCAAATTATGTAAAGAATTTATGAAAATATCTTCAGATATATCATAAGGTAATGCGTGTAAAAACCATCTCATATAAATTATATCAAACAGTGTTTGTAATTCATACTTTTTTAATACATCAAGTACATCTTTTTTTATAAATTTACATAATTTATCATTAATATTTTCTTCATTTAAGACTCCATTAACATCAATACCATAACATAAGTTTTTCTTTCTACTAAAAAATATTGTATCACGACAATTACCAGAACCTAAATCTGCAATTTTCAAATATACATTATCATCATTATATTTTTCAATATAGTTTGTGTAAACAAAATACGAAAAACTACTTGGTTTTGAAATTTGTGGATTTTCTGTTTTGTAAAATTCATCCCAAAAATCTTTATTTAAATTTCTCATATATACATATTAATAAGATATTTATATATTAAGGTAAATGTGACAATTTTAACATGATGATTTACTAAATCTATCTTATATCAATATATCGTTTTTTCTTAGTTTTCGGATTCTGTTGTTGAACTCTTAATCAATTCTTATATCTTTGTTAGAACAGCTGTTATAATTGTTATTTCAATGAAAAATAAGATATAAAAAAAACTATATTTTTTCACAATGAATAGGCCTCTTGATAACGGTTGGTGTAATAAGATATTTATATACAATTATATTATTTGCTATTTTGTAGATTTAGAAAGTTTTGAGATATATTTTTTCACTTCTTTACCATTTACTATACTGACTGTATATAAACCTCCTTTTGGTCCGGTTAAAACAGGTTGATTTTGCGATGTCGCTGATTTGGAAGATGTCTTAGATACAAGTGGTTTAGATACAAGTGGTTTCGAAACTGACTTCGGAGAAATAGGTTGTGGCGATGCTACAGGTTTAGATACTGACTTATGAGAACTAGGTTGTGGCGATGCTACTGATTTCAAAACTGACTTGGGAGAACTAGGTTGTGACGATGCTACTGGTTTAGAAACTGTCTTGGGAGAAACAACGACTTGTGATGATTTTAAACAATCTGAAAATTTTTGAAAATCGTTAAATAAATAATTTACATAATTCTCATTGTGTGCAATCAATTCGAAAGTATATTCAGTATATGATCTTATAACAATTTCTTTCTCAACTTTATCATACATGTTGTGAAGATCTCCAACAATTACATTCTCTGGTCCTGGTTTACTGACAAAATTATATTTTTTGTAAGTTTTATTATCAACTTTCTTTTTACTTAAAAGTTTCAATTCACATCCGATATTTAATAAAAGTTCAAATTCGTCTCCAGTGCTAAATATAAAGTTTGAAATATTGTTAATTTCGGTTCCGAAATAAATATAAGGAATCTTATTAAACATACTTGGTGGGATTATAATCTTTAAAACGTCATTGTTTTGACAATTCATTTCGCCATTTTTGTATAGTTTCTTGTTGATAAAATCAAGTGCTACGGATTCTAGAATACTTGTTGAAGTAAAACAAGGAAGTACATAAGAGTTTCCTATTTGTAATTCATTAATTAGCATAGGTTTTTTTTCGAAATCGGTTGAATCAATTAAATATGAATCAGTACATCTTAATCCCCTATATACTATAATATCATCGTATTTTTTTATTATTTTGTCAATTTTGATTTTTTGTTGTATATCATTATACAATTCTTCGATAATTGTTTTTTGAATATCAAAACATTCCCAGATATCCTTCTTGAATTTTTCACCAGTACATATATGCATATATTCGCGTGCTTTTCTTAGTATCGGTGGTAAACTTTCTCCATAATTTAAATATGCTTCTTTGAGACACTTGTTTTTATCAGCTCTTGACATAAGAATAAAAATGGTAATAAAATTGCCTATGATTCTATAATATGGCGTTGTAAGTGGAAGATTCAACTTTACTTGATGGTCAAACCCCCATTTCTTTTTGATTTTTCCAACTGTCTTTCCCAATGGAAAATCTTCTATCATTCTCCTTGCTTATTTTATACGAGCAATTTTTTTTGATACAAAACACTTTTTTCTTTATTTATTCAATGATCATTTTGATATACCGTCCATACTACAAATGATATATTTATCAACATTAAAACAGAATTTATTATGAAAACAATGTCTTTATATCGTTTGAGTTTATTTTGAACGAAATCGTTTTGTATTTTTTCACTATCATATGGTATAAAAATATCCTGTATGATTCCTTTTTGATAGCTGTAACTTGATGTTATGATATCTGACAAATAATTACTATGTGCTATTACACCATATATATTACATTTCTTTTTATTCAAATGATTGTACATTTTTGTATCCAAAATTGTTCTATAAAAACCACCTAAGTTCTTTTGCGAGATACAACGATGTTGATAACATTTACACTGTATGAGAAGTATATCATTATTTTTCAATTTAGCCACTATATCTATCCCTGTATCTAACAAAACTTTGAAACGAATATTTGATTGACTTGTTTGATACCTTTTTTTAATATTCATTTTATCGTCATCTACGATGATAGATGATTCCAAAAATAATCTATATGGAACATTTTTCCATAAATATGCCTCTTTCACATTATAAAATTTATGCAAAATACTTAAAACATATTCTTCATAATAATATCCTTTGACATAGTTATAATCTATATATTTGATATTTTCCAATAAAGTCATAAACATATTTTATCAAAAAAGTATCATTTTTTTATATCATTGACTTCATTAGTGTTATTTCCTTTTCCTGTGTTTCAATAATATCTTTGGCCAATTTTTTTAATTGTTGATTGTTTGTTTTTGCATATATTTTATGAGATGTTGTTAAAGCAGTAGAATGATGGCTTATCATTCTTTTTAACCATTGTTTATCATCTACCAAAATTTGATTTCGCATTATTAATGATATTATAAGTGATAATGATATTCCTGTAAAAAATGTATATATATTGAAATGTCCCATTGAAAGATAATGTACTATTTCATGTGCCCATATCATATTTGAAGCCATCAATAAACCACCATAAAATAGTGTTAAAGATAAATAAAGGTCTGATATTCTATAGGCTAAAACATTCATTGGATTGAAACACATCCCTACTATCACCATTACGACAAACATTACCAATTGGTTCATAATCGTCATCTCTACTTGTAACAATTATTTTTCTAACTCATAAATTAAAAAAATGAACCCTTTTCTCAATCTCAAGTAATTCAAGTTATGTTGGCGGAAAAAGCAATCATTTTCAAACAACTATATAATGAATGGTTTGAACAAACAATAATTGACTATAATTATTTTGTTAACAAATATTTTCACGATATTAAGTTTGCATTCAAATACGATATTAACGATTTGAAAAAATATGATAAAGAAGTTCAAATCGGTTTCATTATAGCATATGACCAACTTTCAAAACCATTTTGTGAAAAACACGATATTGACGATATTTCATATTCTCAAATATATTCTAGAATTGCAGAAAAGATGTCAATAACATTTTTATACGATGATTCTTATAAACATTATGATCTAAATGTACAAGATTGGTATTATATTCTTATGCCATTTGTACATCTAGATTCAAAATCTAATCTCAAAACAGGTTTAGAAATTATGAAACTGATGTATCATAACCCATATATTTCGCAAAAGGATAAAAATATATGTAAAAAATTTATTTCAGATGTTGGAAAACCGGAAAAAGTATGTTGTTTTTCATAAGTCTAGGAAACACATGGGGTAGAGAGAGGGGGTCAAAATGAGTATTTTTGGTCTTGTACACGAGCATTAAAAACACATTTTTTATATAGCTATTATGTAAGTGACAGAGCATAATTTTAAAACCAAAATGTTTCAGTGCTCAAAATGTAACTATTTTTCTGATAGAAAATTTAATTTGAAACGACATTTCAATGTAAAACATTGTGAATTTTTAAATTTTGACGATACTTTAAAAAATGAACAAAAAGTAAGCCCAAAAATACAAAAAGTAAGCCCAAATGAACAAAAAGTAAGCCCAAATGAACAAAAAGTAAGCCCATGTCTATTTTGTCTCAAATGTAACAAGATTTATAAAACAAAAAGGCATTTACAACATCATTACACAAAATGTAAAGGAGTTGACGAATTGACTTGTTCTAAATGTATGGTTTCTTTTACTACAAAACAGGCAAAATATAAACATATTAAAGCCAATAATTGCAAAGCAAGGAGTATCATTTATGCTCGTACACCAAATGTTGAAAATATTACAAACAATATTACACATAATATAAATAATAATATACAAAACATAATTCAAAATAACAATTTTATAATAAATAATTTTGGATCAGAAAGAATAGATCATATTTCACATAATGATATTGTAAAAATTCTCGCGAGTGGAATCAATACAATTCCATTATATATTGAAAAAAAACATTTTGATAAAAACTTTCCAGAAAATAATAATATCAAATATACTTTGGAAAATAAATGTAAAGTATATGAAGATGATGATTGGAAAGAAAAAGATTTAGCATTACTTTCATCTTCTCTTATTCAAGAAAATTCAGAAGTTCTCCTTTTATATTGTGAAGATAATGATATAAAATTGGCAGAAGATATCCAAAATGTTGATAAATATGAACATATAAAAAATAAATTATTTCTTGTTAATGATAAATATAATATAATCCTCTCAAAAATAAAAGAATTGATAAAGAATACTAAAAATGAAATTTAATATTCTTCATCATCGCCGAAAACATCCACGACATTATCAAGCCCTTCGCCTATGATAACACCAGTACCTTCTGCTGCTTGAAGTGGTTTGAATAGCAATGTTATAACAAATGTTACCCAAGTATATATCAATACTAATATACCAACGACAATCATTCCTATTCCAAAATAGTTGAAATATCCTATTACCGAAAACTGATTTGGGTCTGACGGATTGTAAAAGACATCTATTACATCATTATCATTCATCATTTTATTAAATCTGTGTTTTTTAGAATATTCAACATCATCTACTTTGTAGTCAATTGTTACATCACATACATTATTTGTTTGTACTTTACCTCTTTTGTTTTTTGTTTCGTGGACAAAACAATTGTCAACATTTACAGTTCCGGGGGTTTTCTTTGATTTGTCATTATTTTTTATTAAATAATAACCAATTATCATTAATATTATACAAATTATAGTAGATATCACAGACTGGATAAATTTATAAATCAAACCAATATAAGAAACTGTATCATATACAGGTTCAATCATACTTTTGTTTTTTTTTACATCTTGTAAAACTGAATTAAGAACACCTGCTCCATTTTTTTTAACCATTATTTAAATAAATGTTATAAAATAATTTATTAAATTAAAATTTTTTTGGGTTTTCTTATTTTTTTTGTCTGAGCTTCTTTTGCGAGTTTAAAAGCTTTTTTTTTATGGTCACATCCTTTTTCCAATATATGATAATCTACAACTGCTGATTTACCAGATGTTATGGCACTTGCTAAACGAGCAATACCCCAAGAATGTGCGGTTTGATTTGGACGCGATCCAGAAGAATAATACGCCCCTTGACCTTTTTTGACAATTTCTTTCAAAGCTTTTACTGAACAACCAGATGCCTTCGCAAGTTCTTTATTTGGACTCACATTTTTTACACTATATATTTCCTTTGCTTTTTTTACATGAGGAGAAACTTTTGATTTAAAAGATTTCACAGGTTTGCGATCAATATACTCTTTTTTTTTGTACATTTCTCTTGATTTCTTTAACATTTGTGTTTGTTTTCTTTTATCTTTTTCAGTCAGGTGTTGAGGTATATATTTTTTTGGAACCTTTTGTTTTTTTTTTGATCCACCTTGTGACTGATTTGTATTATAATTATTGGTACATTCTGATTTTTCAAGATCTTGTTTAAATTTACTATAATGCGGATTTTTTAACAATAGATTGTCTATAAACATTTGAACATGAGTGTTAGAAACTTTGTATCCAGTGTACAAATTGTTACATTTATATGTGTCAGACTTAAATTCTTCTATAGACATAACATCATTTATTAAATCATTAAAAAAGATGTTATAATTATCTATTATACGTTGATATATTTCTCCTTCTTGTTTCAAGCCTAAAAAACCACGTTTCATTTCGTAATCACCAGTTAATCCATTTTCTTCATTTCGACCTAATAAGGTTCTTATATTACATATCATGTCAAAGTTTTCAAATTTATATGTTTTTGCATCGTTATTTTCTTTGGCCATGATCATACAATAAATCAAAAATTGTCCATAATCGTATAAGGTTATTTTTTTTTTACGCAACCTTTCTTTTACATTTATATACGATTCAAATTTTCGTGATTGTAACAAAGGCCAAGTTTCAAACTCAAAATATTCTTCACACAACTCGTTATTTTTCATTGAAAATGTTGCATGATTATCGTATACCATCTGAAATTCTTTTTCTACTTTATCAAAAAAAAACAAATCCTGAAACATTTCCTTAATATTTTTCTCCCATTCTTGTTTTCCCATTTTTGAAAATTCCTTATTTTGTTCCCTGTATATTTCTTTTTGTTTTTCTTGTTTTACTTGTTTTTCTTGTTTTATTTGTTTTATTTGTTGTTTTTTTTCTTCATACAGACGGCATTGTGATTTGTCAATGGTTTTAACAGCTCGTAATTCTGAAGGGTTTCGACGTGATGAGGTAGACATCTATATTTAATTAACATTTTAGTTTTCAAATTGAGAAATATGAAAGAATTAATGATGTAGACGAAATCCATAATGTATGATATAAAAATGTTGAATCGTAAAAACAAAACTCAAAGCAAAAAACAAAAGCCTCGAATATGTATGTAAATGATACTATCGTATGTATATATTTGGAATTACAAAAATACATAATACGAATTGTTCCATATGTTATTATCCAATAAGCCAACATTCTGTAAAAAATAGGATGAACAATATCCTTGTCATATATAAAAATAGAAGGATGTAAACAAGCAAATATATTGGGGGATTTTTCATGGAAAAATAAAATAATGTTAATACCGCAAAAAATATCATAAAATCCGTTAAATACAATAAGTGATTTCACGATTTTCATTATACAATTATATATTGTTTCATTCTCTTAAATTGTATGTATTAAGTCCTTTATCATATTCTTGTTGATTTTAACATTTTTTAATAAAGATGAGATCAGATGACTTCGTATAATATTCGCATTTTTTTTATCAAGATGATTGGTAATATCTGGCCAATAAAATAACGCTGGTCGACTTGATTTACTAATATTTAAATACATATCGCTTAATTTTTGATCATTATATTTCCATATTGTTTTGAACTGTTTAAAAATATCATAGTTTTTGTGATGTATCAAATCAGAATAACTTGATGTTCTTTTAACTGGTTGAAAGTCAATATGAACTCTTTCGTATCTTGAAATTGTTTCTATCATAAGTTTTTTATTACAAATAAATTGGTTGGACGAATGAAGTATAATTCTTTTGTCCAATGGAATTTTTAAATATTGTTCTTTCAACTGTTCATAAGTAAAACATTCGAGTTGTCTCCATCTTTTTTCAATATTCAAATAATTTAAAGAAATTTCGATTTTTTCCTTTTCAACAAAATATTTTCTTATGATATGTATAATATCATTGTTTAATATTTTCTCAAGATAAACAGTTGCATCTTTAAATCTTTGAAAATCATTATATTTATATCTTGGAAATACCATTATTTATTTTTGTAATATCAAGTGTCAGTTTTTTAACTTAATCTAAAAGATATAATGAAATATTTCAATTTTGTTTCCTTTTATGAATTCTTGAAAACATGTTAGTCATATTTGATATGGAAAGTTTTATTTCTATGTGTAAACTTCAAAACATTGCAAAAAAAACAAATAGATAAACTATCAAATAAAGTATCACGTAACTCACATAACTTACGTAACTTACGTAATTTACGCCATAATATATTTACCCCATGACATTCCTCTTCCTTCTTCGTAATTTTTCCTTTCAAGTTCTAAAATCCTTTTTTGAACTATTTTTTCTTCCCATACTTTTGTAGGTCCGATATTCCATTCTTTTGTCCATTCTGATTTGAACATAGTATCATCTAATGCAACAATCGTATAATCATCAGCAAAATGAAAACAATTTTCAATGTCTATTTTAGCTGTTTCATAATCGTGTCCGCCGTCAATAAATATAAAATCAAATTTCACATCCTTATTTTCTTCAAAATATTGGGGAACAGTCTTTTTGCTATCTCCAAGTATTAAAGTATGTCTTTCTGGATATGTCATATCAATATACTCTTTCGCAGTTTTGACATATTGATGAAGACCCAAATCAAAAGATACTAAATCTATTTCTTTATTGTTTTTCAAAAACACTTCAGCAGAGTGTCCTGCATTGAATCCTATTTCAAGTACACGTTTTTTACAATTCTGTGTCAATTTTATTAAATCATCTACTTGTTGATGATTCTCTTGGCTATATCCTTCGAATTTAAAAAAACGTTTGCTGTGTAAATATTCAGTGATTGACATTTATATATTATCTATCTATGTTTTTATATAAATTATTTTGTAAGAAACGGAAAAATAGTAGAGTTCATTATAGATGATTCCACTAGCATACTTCATCACACCTTGCCATTTTTTTCGTCATCTTTCCAGTAGCCGTTATAGATGGTTTCGTCGGTATACCTTGGAATTGTTAAAATTGAAACTGTTTAAGAAACTGATTCAAAAACCTTGTTTTTTTTCTGTGAACCATACCAGTTTTACAAAATCGATATATATACTTCATTCTGAAAACCAAAACACACTTTCGAGTAAAAAAAAATTGCACGAGAAGACACGAGAACAATGGATGAGGATAATCCAAATCATCCAGGATCAGCAAGGGGGGCTACGCGAATTGACCTTACAGACATTGACGATGCTCTTGGAAATGTTAATGCAGTAGCTCCACCAGTGTCTGATATTGTGCCAAGTGACGAGTATATGGACGATGTGATGAGCATTACCAGCCAATCTCGTGGTGGCAGTGTTGTTGCAGATGCTCCCGAAGACGAAGAGGTAAGATGAACTCTTTCATTCATTTCGTATGTCAACATTCTGGACATTCTGAACATTCTGGACATTCTGGACAGGAACTCAAACAGCTTCTCAAGTTCTACGGGACGACTCGTCGCGTCATCAATGTCCTTTATGAACATATCATGAAGCACAACAGTTTCGTACAGCGCTGGCGTGGAAGGATGCAGCGTGCCGCGGCTCGTGAAGCAGAAGACAATGCAGCGCGTGCAGCTGGCTTGCCTGTTCGTAATCGCGTGTCACTCCGAGGCAATTTTGGCGATGTAGAATTTGCATGTTACGAGGAGTGGGTTATTGCCTTCAAGGCAAATGATAATCACAAAATGATGGACGCGATCAAACATGCAATGAATGATGAGTTTTCGAGACATCAGATTGCAGATTCTGGATTCTAATCCGGACAAGAATACTTATCAGTTGTTACCTGCTATTTGAAACTGATTAAAAGATGATTCTACTGCTTCTTTCAGTTTCATCCAAAATGTGTTTTCATTCTCGTATTTAGGTATATCCATTCTATTAAAACATGTATGTGATACTGGAAATCCAGATGTTTTATATGGTATAATATTTATTTTGTATTTTATTTCTGCTTTATAATAATCAATGCCTGTCCAAAACTGTAAAAGTTTTTTAATAAAATTTATATGAAAATCATCTGACATAAATAAGTTTTGCCTGTTAAATAATATGTTTTTTATATATGTTCTGTAATTATCAAGATATTTGGTACAATCTTTTGCCTGATTTGTCATAAATATATTTTCATGTATATTATCATATAATTTGTTCAAAACTTCTATTGTTATTTCTTCATATGTCATCATTTTATCAATAATACTATGAGAAAGATTTCTATACTGAAGTACTTTCCTAAATTCATTATCAATGCCTTGTGAAAAATTATGATATATGTAAGAAACATCACTTATCTTATTAGTTTGACCTGTTTGATCAATACGTAAAATATTGTTTGTATTGACATGTTTTGCAAAATCTATAAAATATTGTTCAAGATTTTTAGATGTTATCAAATCACCTTCTTTTTTATCGAATTGTATTTTATATATATCATTATAATTCATATCAAGATATTCAATTGTTGATGGTTCTTCCTTCATCAAGTTAATGATAGATTTCGACATATCTGGCATGTCATTCATAACATAAAAAATATGTTCATGATCTTTGATTTTATTTTGTTTAAATTTAAAACAATTTAATATATAACTTGATAAATGGTATGGTAATTGAAACGAATTTTGTAAAAAGAAAGATAAAAGTTTTCCGATAAATTTGTAAAATGTATTATAAATCACACCATCGGTAATGTCTTTAAAAATTCCTTCTGATGATTTTTCGCGAATCTTTTTAAAATATTCGATATGTTTTTTTTCAAATCGAAACTCTGGGTTGAAACAATATTTTACTGAATCTTCATTTTGTTTAATAAAAACTTTGAAAGTGAATAATTCATGTGCAATATTACTCATAGTTTGATTTAAAATCCCACCAACGTCTGCACCTGGATCCCGAACAAGTCGATTATTTTTAAAAGTGTAACTTACAATCTTTGTGTTGTTCTTTGGCATATCAAGACAATTTGGATTAGAATAAAAGTGATGAAATAAAGAAAGTAAAGGATAATCGGAAACTATTGGAATGTTTATTTTTGGATCATACATTTCTGAACTCGAATTGTATTTTCTCAACATTTCTTGTATTTCTGCATTCGACATCATTGTGATTTGTTTTGTATGATTTTCGCAAACACGAATCATTTTATTTTGAAATTTCTTATATTTATTTTGAATACCAGCAACATTTTGAATACATGTGGTATCAATATCATTTACATTTTCAATACTTGCACTTGAAAATGATTTCTTTTCTATACTATCAATTTCTTTAATATTATCCTTAACAAAGTATTCTGGTATTCTGTATTTTGGATTAAATCTAAAAAGATATTTTTGATATTTCAAGAATCTTAATTGTGTTTGACATCTACTACATTTATTGTCTTTATCCAAAAGTCGTAGATTAATATTCTTGGTTTTGACTTCATTTCTAAGATCAGTTAAAATTTCAAATGATACCTTGGAAATATATTTGTTTTCAAGAAGATATTCAATATTTATTGGTGTAATACATAATACATCACTTTGTTGTAATAATCTATTATAAACCTCGGAATTTTCTTCCAATTTTTCCTTATTCATGGGATGTTTGAAATGTATTTTTTCATTTTTTTGCATCACACCATTGTTCCACCATTCATATAATTCCGTAATTTTGAATGAAATGTTTTTATTGATATATTTAACATCTTTAACATTTTTTTGAACATCCTTTTGTTTCTTTTGTAATTCCTGTTTAGTCTCAATATTTTGAACTCGAGGAGGAACATAAGGATTACCAGGTCTTGTGATTTTCAGTTGTGAACATCTATTTGAAATTAATACATTTGTTGAGGTTTTTGATGTTAAATTTGGATTTATACCTTTACCTGTAATTGGATTGACAGTGCCATTTGAATTAACCCAATCTTTACATTGGTCTAATGTTAAATTGTTTATTGCTTCCCGAATTGATGAATTTTGCATATCCTTTATTTAAAGAATATATGTTTTTTAAAAAAAATCAGAAACATTTACAAGTTCTTGTCCTGACGAAACCATTGCACCTTCTGTTGTTAAAATGTTATCTATAAAATAGCTTTTTCGCTGATCTTGTGAAGGACTTTCACCAATTTCAATATTTGCACTTTCTGCTTCAAGATAAGCACATTGAATAACATCCTTATCTTTCAATCCTTTGATGAGAGGCATTGTCAATGAAAGATTGAAACACCCTGAAGGAATCGTAATTGTATAATTAACACATTCCAATGGATTATCTCCTTGAAAATGTACAGAAACTCGAAGCAATGCATATACCCATGAATTATGTTCGTATCCAAAGCCATCGTTTTCTTCCATGTTCATTGCATCCGTAAGTCTTTGCCTGAATACTTCTCGTGGTTCCTCGTCTGGTGATTCAAATGTTTCTGGAATGTCACAGTAAAAGATTGTGTCCAGAATGAGACCATTGTTGAACTGCCAATTTTCGATTGAATTCAAGATTATTTGCTTCCTTTGTCTTGTAGAAGCAGCACTCCTTTCGTGTGGAGACATCAAAGGTCTTCCTCGACGACCGCTTGCGGCACCTTGACTGTTTGTATTACTTGCATCGCTTGTATTGGATATATTCAGATTTGCCATGTCTCGAAGAGGGGACAAGGTATTGGAGGGAAGCCACATATCCTTACAATTTCCACAGATGCAATGCCCGCACGGGACAAGAGCGAATACATTTGTTACTTCTTCTGTCAGACAAATTGGGCACTTGAATGTGTCTGGATAGAGGCGGAGAAAATCTGCTGGAACTTTGCGACATGTTGGACATCCTCTTTCACTTTCTGAAGGAGAAAAAAATGAAGAATCACCTGACCCCTGAGAAGCCTCTGAAAGTATCCCATCGCTATCGTCTGTTTCATCTCTTACAGGAGGAGATCTGGCTGCCCTGTGAGGATTTGTTCGACGCGAATCCATAATCTTGTACTTTTTTTCACACGCGTTTACGATTTCAAATCAAATGAATTAAAACATTTTCATTTTTTGTTAATTATTATAAATTGGATTATGCCAAAATGTTGTGTGAACATCGTCTTCATTTAATGTTTCATTGAAATTTTTTAACATAAGGGATATTGGTCGAACCGTATCTTTGTTTATTTTTTCTAGTGTCTTTACTAACTTGTCATTTATTACAGACAAAACCAAGTGATGATAGCTTTGTTGGAAAACTTATTAACGATTTTTTCATCGGTGATTTTTACAATTTTTAAGAAAAATCAAACATCTCGTGACCCGTTGATCAAATACCATATATTCTCGTCATATTCTCCATCATTTCCATTATTTTCTGGATCATCTTCGCGTAGAAATTCTCCAATATCGTATTGTTCGAATGATTTGTGCCCTGGTCGTACCAATCGTTCTATAAATCTATGATGGTCGTAATACCCTTCTTTATCTAATGTATTGCGAATTAACGCATCACATGCTTGCCATATATCTAACCAACGTTTCCCAACAACAATAACCTCTGTGTGATATCCCCAAACGACACAATAATTACGAATTTTCATCGGTATATTGTAAGGATGTTTTTCGCTTATTCTTGTATAATCCTGCTCGACGAACATTGACCAGTCTGTCACAAAACCATACTTCTCCTTGACGCGTCCATAATACTTGTACGACCATTTCCGCCATCTCTTCTTGTTGTCCTCTACGACCATTTTGCCAATAAGATTCAAACAGTCTCGTCCAAGGCTCAACAAATGCAATGGTTCCGTTTCCAGTTCAATTGTAGAGTTGAGCATCGTAAAGAAGGGCAGAATGTCTTTTTTTAAAGCTCTTCTTTGGATTGGTGAGATATGAGGTGTCAAGAAATTGATGCCTTGTGGCAAAGGCTTCGTCTTGTACCGAAAAATTGCAGATTGGTAGTTGAAGGCTTTGATACAGTCTTTTAAGAATCTTGAAGTAGATGGTGGAAGACAACACAAACCTTGCCTATCATTGATCAATATCTGAGAAATCGGAAGAGTGGGTGTGCAGTAGTGGGCAATGTCCATTCTCTGAGCAATTGTCAAAGTGTGAATACCTTTCCATTTCAATTGTAAGTAAAGTTCGTACATCGCTATCTCGTGTTCCCTCATCGTCCGCTTGTTCCTCACCATTGCTGTCTCCAACCATATTTGACATCTCTGAACACATGTCATTATGTGTTTGTCTTGTGAGCTTTGGCTCTCAAGTGGAAAACTCTGTGTTCTCCACGACAGGTTAAGTTCTCGTGGAGAAGAAAAAGATTTATCTTGATATGTTTGGTTTTTACCAGATCTGTTTTGATTTGAAAAGACCATGTGCAACCTGGAACTGACAAAAAAGCTCATACACATTAGAAAAAAGTTGTTTTTTCAAGAGTTATGTAAACAAAATTATCTCTTTATAGAATGTAAATAGATGAGTAAAAATTCAAGAAGAAAAAAAAGTTTAATTGAAGACAATGGATTTTATGAATTTGATGATAAGACTACAATTCGTGTTTTTGCAGATTTAGAAGGAATGATGCCAAAAGAAATCGCTAATTTGATAAAGAATGAAGATTTAATGAAAAAACAAGAAGTTATTGTATTTACAGGAGATTTGATCGATAGAGGACCAAAAAGTATTCAAAATTTAATCGATATGTATTCTTTAAAAACAAAAAATCCAAAAAATGTTATTTTAACATGTGGAAACAGGGATTTAAATAAAATTAGATGTTATAAAGAGTTCTGTGTTAAAGAAATAGAGGAAATATTGGTTGACAAAAAAAATAAATCAAAAAATATTGAGGAAATATTTTCATTAGTTAAAAAAATACCAAAATGTACTTTTAAATACAAAGCAACAGACATTCGCAATGACATAAATTTTCAAGGAATTGTAGACGAGAGATTTCGATCAGACTTTGACGAAATTTATTCTGATGATTTGCAAAAAAGAATTGATTTTATTTATAGATATACATTCAGGGCTCCTCATCAAATTAAATATTTTCGAAAGGAATATGGTAAAACATTCAGAATAAATCTTAACAAAAATGAAAATCTTTATAAATTTATCACGATGATGAATATGGTAATGGGAAGAATATACGATATAGGATCATTACCAAATTGTTTAAATGAATACAATGGTTTATATATAGAATATTTATTGTCTTGTCATATTATTGCAAAAATAACTATTGGTGGGAAAATGATATTTGCATCTCATTCGGGAATACCTTTTAAAAATAATGATTTCAAAATACCCAAATTATTGGGTAGAGAAATTAAGAATGATGATAAAATTGTGATTGATAATATTCCGCGATTAAATAATGAATTGTGTTTATTTCTAAACAAGTTTAGAAAAGTTGATTCTCTTTACTCGAGTTCAAATTTAAATGAATATAAAAGATTTATTGCTATGACATCATCTAGTGGAATTCGTAAAATACCGATGAAAGTTGATTCAGAACTATCACCCATTGTAACAATACGATCTTTGAAAGATAAAGGGCCTTTTATGTATCGCAACAAACCAATAAATGTTGAAAGCAATCATACACATTATTATAATATTTTTGGCCATCAACCTTGTGGATTTTTACCAGGTGCTTCAAGAACTATAAATAAAAAAACAACATATCATATAGATTTAGATATATCAAGAGCTGAAAATCCACAGGAAATTGCAAATAATGAATCGTATGTTTACCTCGAAATCACAAAATATTCAGATAAATTATTTGGAAAAACAACTGTTATCATTGATAAAGAACATCAATCAAGAGAAATATACAATATAACAAAAATTGAAGAAAATCAAATAAAAAATATAAATAAATTCAAAATAAATCAAAACATTAATATTCCTCAATATCAAATTGATTTGGATAAATATATTGATAATTTTCAAAAGGTTGCATATAACATTGCTCAAAATGGTGAAAAAACAAATAATGTTCTTGTTCCATTATATTCGGTAGATGGTGCCAATTATTATGGGATGTGTAGTCATAATTGGCATTTATTAAAATATACAACAAAAAGATTTGTAAATAACAAAAGAAAATCGTGAGAATATTTTGATCAGGATTTTTGTAATTTAACATTCAGACTTGTCAATTCTTTTTTTATATTGTACAAATCTCTTTACGAAAAACACCAAATATGAAAATGAATGATACAATATTACATATCCAACACCACATGGACCCCCAAGTATGAGTATCTTTATAAAGAATGATCGATGCAATTAGAAATATTGTTATAATTATTAACAATGAATACTTTTTATCAATTATCCATCTTGATGATAGAAAAGCATACCATATTAACCATATAAATACATTTATATTTAACCATTTCCAAGACAAATGTCCATTTTCTCCCGGTACCGATGAAAATTCTATAGTATTTAATGGTATTATATATGTATATAGTATTATAACAAACATAACATATGATACTAATATATATGGTATCCATTCTGGTCTTGATTTTATCAGTATAATATTAAATACTGGTTGAGATAATATAACTAAAAATGCTATTTGAGATAATAACCTGTTTGAAAATGTTTTACTCCATATAAAATACTCTATCAACTGTATAATAATTATTGAATGATAAAACATGCTATCAAGTATATCAGTATAACCATTAAAATATGAGAATAAAATTGCAAATAAACCAAATATATATGTATTTAATGATACAGAAGCGTTCCAGCACATAATTCAATTTACTCTTATATAATAAAAAAATCATTTTATATTGAAAGTAAGAAAAAACATCATTTTTGAAGAGTCATGGAAACGACATGGGGGGAGAGAGGGTCTAAAAAACGCAGTAAATTCACTTTTCTGATGCGATTTTTACATTTAAAGAATAAATATGTACACCAAATATAGTAATGACGCAAAATAACGCAGAAAAAACGCATAAATGTGCGTTTTGTATATATAGTACAAACCGTCGTTTTGATTTGAAAAGACACCATAATGCTAAACATAAAGACAAACTATTTGAAATTAATGAATCAAAACAAGTAGTACAAAATGACATCCCAAAAATACAAAATGACATCCCAAAAATACAAAATGACATCCCAAAAATACAAAATGACATCCCAAAAACTTTTTCTTGTACAAAATGTAACAAAATTTATAAAACATATAGACATTTGAAATCACATGAAATGAAATGTAAAAGAATTGATAACCTTACCTGTCCAAGATGTATGATTTCTTTCACACATAGAAATAACAAAAATAGACATATTAAAGAAAATAAATGCAAGGCAAGAAGTATAATACATGCTAGAACGCCAAATATTCAGAATATAACAAATAACAACACAACCAATAATATTCAAAATGCTGAAACAATTCAAAATATAAACAATGATAATCGGATTATTATAAACAACTTTGGATCTGAAAGAATAGATCATATTTCTGATGAAGATATTATGAAAATATTACAATCTGGTACAAACACTATTCCATTGTATATCAAGAAGAAGCATTTTGATAAAAACTTTCCAGAAAATAATAATATTAAATATTCAAATGATAACAAATGTCAAGTATTAGAAGACAATTATTGGCAAGAGAAAGATATAGGACTGTTGTCTACCAATCTTATGAAAGACAATACAGAAGTTCTTCTAATGTATTGCGACAACAATGAAATACAATTGTTAAATGAAATAAAAGACATTGAAAAGTATGAACATATACGAAATAAGTTGTTTATTGTCTATAATAAATCTGATAATCAAAAGTATAATGCTGTTCTAACAAAGATAAAAGAGTTAATAAAAAGTTCAGAATTCGAAAACTAAATCATATAAAAAGAACACATTGCTTCGAGTTTCTGTACATTTTGAAGGAGACAATCCATGAGAATTGAGAATTATACAATTACCAATAATTACGACAGTCTCATAAATTGAACAAATACCTACTCTTACAGAGCGTATAGACTATTTTGCCAAAAGTATCAAAATAAACCATGTTATTACTATAGGAGAATAACTTGTTGACCCGTCTTTTTAGAATAGACTGGATATGTTTGACAATAATTTTTTTTGATTTTTTCTAGTGCACATATATGTCAGTTTCTTCATTTTTAATTGTCAATATCTCGCGATCGCGATGGTCTTGTTTACATATAAATTAAATAGGTAATTGATACGCCTTCAAAAAGATGTCAAGATATTTTCAAATTTAGGTAAAAACTGATTGGACCATACACTAAAAACGCAATACAAGCAAAAGGATGCCGAGTAAATGTGACGTTTGCAAACAAAAAACACCACTCTTTGCAATGCCAAACAATAAAGTTGCCAGTCACTGTGGATGTTGTAAACTCGATGGTATGGTTGATATCAAGCATCCTAAATGTATCGTTTGCAAACAAAAAAGACCACTCTTTGCAATGCCAAACGATACAGTTGCAAATCACTGTGGATGTTGTAAACTCGATGGCATGATTGATATCAAGAGTCGTAAATGTATCGTTTGCAAACAAAAAAGACCACACTTTGGAATGCCAAACGATAAAGTTGCAACTCACTGTGGAGGTTGTAAACTAGATGGTATGGTTGATATCAAGAGTCGTAAATGTATCGTTTGCAAACAAAAAGGACCATGCTTTGGAATGCCAAACGATAAAGTTGTCAGTCACTGTGGAGGTTGTAAACTCGATGGCATGATTGATATCAAGAATCGTAAATGTATCATTTGCAAACAAAAAATACCACACTTTGGAATGCCAAACGATAAAGTTGCAAGTCACTGTGGAGGTTGTAAACTAGATGGTATGGTTGATATCAAGAGTCGTAAATGTATCGTTTGCAAACAAAAAATACCACACTTTGGAATGCCAAACGATAAAGTTGCAAGTCACTGTGGAGGTTGTAAACTCGATGGCATGATTGATATCAAGAGTCGTAAATGTATCGTTTGCAAACAAAAAAGACCAAACTTTGGAATGCCAAACGATACAGTTGCAAATCACTGTGGAGGTTGTAAACTCGATGGCATGATTGATATCAAGAGTCGTAAATGTATCGTTTGCAAACAAAAACAACCAAACTTTGGAATGCCAAACAATAAAGTTGCCAGTCACTGTGGAGGTTGTAAACTAGATGGTATGGATATCAAGCATCGTAAATGTGTCGTTTGCAAACAAAAAATACCAAACTTTGCAATGCCAAACGATAAAGTTGCCAGTCACTGTGGAGGTTGTAAACTCGATGGCATGATTGATATCAAGCATCCTAAATGTGTCTTGTGTAAAGATAAAAAATTTTCTAATCCCAAGTATGAAGGATATTGTCTTTATTGTTTCTTACATACTTTCCCAGATAAACCAGTTGCAAGAAATTACAAGACAAAAGAAAAGTCAGTTGTTGATTATATAAAACAACAATTTCCATATATCGATATAGTATGGGATAAAAGTATCAAAGATGGATGTTCGAAAAAAAGACCTGATTTAATGATAGATCTTGGTTATCAAGTAATTATCATAGAAATAGATGAAAATCAACATCAAAATTATGATTGCTCGTGTGAAAATAAACGAATAATGGAACTTTCACAAGACGTAGGACATCGTCCAATTATTTTCATAAGGTTCAACCCGGATGGTTATAAGAAAGACGGTAAAAAAGTATCATCTTGTTGGTCTAGGAATAAACTTGATATATTGACCATAAGTAAAAATAAAAAAGAAGAATGGGATACAAGATTAAAAAATCTAAAAGATACTGTTGATTACTGGATTTGCGAAGATAATAAAACAGATCGAACAGTAAATATGATAGGGTTATATTATGATACTTAAAACATGATAATTCTTTCAACAGTAGAATTTGAAAACTTGGAAAAAACATCATTTTTGAAGAGTCATGGAAACGACATGGGGGGAGAGAGGGTCTAAAAAACGCAGTAAATTCACTTTTCTGATGCGATTTTTACATTTAAAGAATAAATATGTACACCAAATATAGTAATGACGCAAAATGACGCAGAAAAAACGCATAAATGTGCATTTTGTATATATAGTACAAATCGTCGTTTTGATTTGAAAAGACACCATAATGCTAAACACAAAGACAAAATGTTTGAAAACAATGAACTTTCCAAAACAGTACAAAATGTTACCCCAAATGTACAAAATGTTACCCCAAATGTACAAAATGTTACCCCAAATGTACAAAATGTTACCTCATGTCTTTTGTCTTGTTCAAAATGTAATAAAATTTATAAAACTGCAAGACATTTACATAATCATGAGAAAGTTTGTAATAAAGTTGATAGTCTTACTTGTCCTAGATGTATGATTTCTTTTTCAAATAGACATCATAAATCGAGACATATCAAAGCAGACAAATGCAAGGCAAGAAGTATAATTCATGCTCGAACACCAAATATTCAGAATATAACAAATAATAATACAACAAATAATATACAAAACAATATTAACAATATTTTTATAAACAACTTTGGATCTGAAAGAATAGATCATATTTCACATGAAGAAATTATGAAGATGTTACAATCTGGAACGAACACTGTACCTTTGTATATCAAAAAGAAACATTTTGACAAAAACTTTCCCGAAAATAATAATATTAAATATACAAATGATAACAAATGTCAAGTATTGGAAGACAATTGTTGGCAAGAAAAGGACATAGGTCTACTGTCTACCAATCTTATGAAAGACAATACAGAAGTGCTTCTCATGTATTGTGACAACAATGAAATACAATTGTTAAATGAAATAAAAGACATTGAAAAGTACGAACATATACGAAATAAATTGTTTATTGTCTATAACAAATCTGATAATCAAAAGTATAATACTGTTCTGTCAAAAATAAAAGAATTGGTAAAGAGTTCGAATCTAGAGTTTGAAAACTAAGAAAAAACATCATTTTTCAAGAGTCATGAAAACGCCATGGGGGGAGAGAGGTGATAAATTTATCATTTCATGGTCTAAAAAAGATATAAAAAGATAAATAAAAAAGTACCATATATGTAGTATATTGATAAAAATGCCATTTCCATTCACTAAATGTCGTTTTTGCGATTATAAAACTGATGTAAAATGTAATCTAATAAGACATCAACATGCTAAACATAAAGACATAATGTTTGAAAATAATGAACTTTCAAAAAATGGACAAAAAGTCAACCCAAATGGACAAAAAGTCAACCCAAATGGACAAAAAGTCAACCCAAATGAACAAAAAGTCAACCCAAATAATATACTCTGTAAAAAATGTAATAAAGTATACAAAACATTAAAACATTTATACAATCATGAAAAAGTTTGTAATAAAGTTGATAACTTGACATGTCCAAGATGTATGTTTTCCTTTACAACAAAACAGGCGAAATCGAGACATATCAAAGCAGACAAATGCAAAGCAAGAAGTTTTTTATCATTTAACCAAATATTATAGTTTAAGCAATTATTTTCCAAAATTTTAAATGTATTCGGAACAGGTTCAATTGCTATAATTATGTCATACAATAATCTTCATGGGTGTAAATTAGTATATTACTCTATATTATTTTTTGTAATCAAAAAATGTCATTCTATCATCATGTATAATATAAGGTGTGTCATTGTATTTGACAATTTTTGCTCCGGGGTTTTGGTACAATAATGAGAATACTGTTTTTAAGAAATTATGTTCTTCGACAAGAGAATCTATTGTTTGATACCTAACACTTGTTTTCATTTCTTTTATTGTTTCTATGATTTTTTTGATTTTTTTATTTTCAATTTTATCAAAATATTCAATTATTCTTCCATATTCATCTTCAAAAATGCCATCTTCATCATCTTCGGCTTCTTGTTCATACTTAGTCTTAGTTTCGTATGATTGTTCATAATTATTTTGCTCAATTTCTGTTAAATCTGATAATATCAATCTATATCCATCGTTTTTAATATAATAATCTTGATTGAATATGTTATAATGAAAATATCGTGATTCTGAATCATCATCGGTTTTGTAATATGATATATCTTGAATGTCAAAATTTTTTTTTCTAATACCAAAGTGATGTAATGTTAAAATCAATATAAACATTTGCATTAACATGTTTTTCAAAAATTCGGTATTCATTTGATTTTGAATTAAGCCTTGTAATGTACCATCAGGAGTTTCGACAAAATATGTCTTTGGTGGTGATATATGATATAAATAGAAATGTTGAGTTTCATTTCTTTTGACTTTTTCAGATATTTTTTTTATAATTAAATTAGTTTCACGATTTTCACATGTTATCAATATATAAGTAGGTGATTTTGATTTATCATTAGTAACATTTTGCTGAGGTGATTGTCTAGTAGATGATCTCGACGATGGTTTTACAGGCGATTTTCCAGTAGATGATGTTGTTGATGGTTGAGCATTAACAGATTTTTCTGTTTTTCCTGGCGATTTTCTCACAGATGATCTTGTTGATGGTTGAGCATTAACAGATTTTTCTGTTTTTCCTGGCGATTTTCTCACAGATGATCTTGTTGATGGTTGAGCATTAACAGATTCTTTTAGTTTTCCAGTCGATGATTTAGGTTTATCCTTAACAGGTTGTGTTTTTCCATACATTATTCTACTTATTGAATCTATATTTATCAAATAAACACATACAATAAAAGAAACCGAAATATGATCTGTTTCGAAAAAAAATGATTACATTTAAGAAACCAAAATCGGATTTGTCTCGTGACGACAAGAAAAATGATCGATTTCATTCACATCCCCAAGAATGCAGGGACATCAATTCAAGAGATTTGTGCACCCAATCTCGAAGGTTCTTTCATCACTTATCACGGTCACGGCACAGATCCCGGAACCCTTGATGGTGAACAACTTGTTATATTGCGTGATCCAAAAGACAGGTTCTGTTCAGCGGTCCGCTACTCTCTGGCGTTCATGAGAGACAATGAAGACGGTGATCCTGACAAATACCACGATTTTGAGACAAGGGACCTCGTTGATCCAAACAGCTGGATAGAGGTTCTTGTCGATATCAATCACAAGCAATACGATCTTGTTAGTAGAGAGATTCGGAATGTCAATCACAAGGTGGGAAACATGCATCTTGATGACAAGTGGACATATACACCACAGCATATTTGGCTGAACAGGTGTTGTTGCCCACGAGTTGCCCTTTTTCATGAACTCTCCGATGACATTCGCTACATCTTTACATCGATGAATTGTCATATTAATTATGACATCCCTCACGAAAATGCTGTATTCAAGCCCAGAAATTTCGAGTTATCCGATATTGCACATGAATATTTGGACAAAAAGTATCATGAAGATATTATGATCTTTAACAAATATAAAACAATGACGAAAGAAGCTAGACTTGGACATCATTGTGGTTGAAAAAATAAATCCAAAAAACTGTGTTCAAAAGTTGAATCCATTGTGAGTTATAGCAAGTATAATACCAATATCTTTTGGTTCTAATTTTGTTCGACTGTGTATTGTGACACTATATGAAACTCCCAAAATTCCAATTAAATATTGTTCAAGAATACCATGAACAAGCCAGACAAATTGATCCGTCATTTTAATTGTATATTTTCGACTGGATCTTATTTCAAATCCAATTTCTTTTATTATTCTTTTCACACTTGAATGTGGTAAAATTGCACATTCGGTTTTTGTATATTTCTGAATTAATTTTGGTATATTAGTTCTTGGCTTTCTTCGTGTTTTTCTTTTTGTTTTTGATTCTAAATCTAACACATTGATAGATCTTCGACAATTACCTTTTGTTCCAAAATTGTCTGATGTATAAAAAGATATGTGCATTGTTTTTAACGCCATTAAACCATCTTCATAAGTAATTATTTTTTTATTATTTTTCAATTGTATATTAAAAATCACAGTTAATATATTTTTTACAAAATCATATATCAACGATCTTACTTTGATGTATACATCCTTTGAAATATATTTCACACCAGCTTTATACAATATGCGTTTGATAGATGCATCTGTGAAAAACTTTTTACCAAAAGGCTCTTGAATAATATATTTATCACTATCATCTTTTATACTCAAGATATTTGGAGATCCAATTATATATCCCATAAAAGAATGCGATAGTTCTTCGTCATTTCTTACAGCTAAATAAATATGTTTTAAAAATAATGTTCCATTTCTATTATCCTTTGCTGCATTACTACTAATTTCCAAAATTTCAGCTGCTATATATTCTATAATTGCTGCAAGATATATACAAGCACGATGACTTATAGTATTTCTTTTAACAATGAATTCTGATATAATATGCTTACATTTACTGGATTTAAATACCAAACCAATTGCACTATCTTTTATATTAGTATTTTTTTCATTAGTAGTTTCTATTTTGTTATATTTTTGGAGGATTTTGTCCCCACTTGATATCGCATGTTTTATTACTTCTCCACTTAATACAATATTTGTACCAAATTTTATATCTTTCCAAGAAATAACATTGGTTTCTGAGTACTGTGCAATTTTTATAGAAAGAAAAACAATTCTTCTTGCAAGATCTATAATCATATTATTGATGAGTTTCAAAGAAACTTCAGATAATCTTATATCATTACCTAATTGCTTATGAACTTCACGAAGATCTGTTATAAAGTTTATTTGTTTCATTATGTTATAGTTTGGATTTTTATTCACAAAAAATTTATACACTTGTAACATTAAAGACCGAATTCTTTTTTCCATTTTGATTTCAATTCATTAAGATATATTGTGTCGATGTTATTCAATACACTTTCTTTATGCACAAAGTGTTTACAGAGAATTTTATTTATATTATAAAAACTTCTTTCTTTATATTTGAGTCTTAACCACATATCATAATCTTCAAATCCTTTTATTTTATGTTGATATTCGCTATCATCCCAGTTTATATAACATTTGCGAATTATTGCACTACAACTTATTACGGGGTTACAAATTAGAAAATTTGTATTTTTCAAGTCACCAATAGGAATATTAGGATATCCTTTTACAGCTCCAAAGTATTCACAACTTGTTCCAACTACATCATAATGTTGTAATAATGGTACTTGATTTTCTAGTTTTTTAGACATCCATATATCACCAACATCAAGAATTGCAATGTAGTCATATGTAGAATCAATTACCATATGATTCATTGTTTCTGATCTATATTGTGTATTATATACAATAACACGAATCTTATATTGAAACCTATCATATTTATGTAAAATATCCATTGCTTTTTTTTCAATATCTGAACCAATTTTATGACCATATATTCCAATAATTACTTCCCAATTATCATATGATTGTGTAATAACTGATTCTAATGATTCTTCCAAAAATTCAATATTATTATATAATGGTATTAACACAGAAATATGAGGGTTAAATGACATTATATCTCAAAAGTATTTAAGTGTATATATGTTTTAATGTTTATACCCTTGAAGATTTAAAATGAGACAAATATTTATAAAAAAATATAAATAAGAATTTCATATACTACAAGGTTCGCTTATTTCAAAGCATGTAAATTTTGGTTATGGTACATCGTGTAATGTACCTGATTTGTTGCTCCTACTTAAATACAAAGGTCTTTCTATATTATTTATATGATTATATGCTATCTTATAAATATTTTTTGCACCATTCGTATCTCTGTTCCAAAATCCACAACCACTTTTACAGCGTAATAGACCATGTACAAGAGCAAAATTAGTTTTCCAAGGTTTAGGGTTTTCTCTTAACATAAACTTCTCGCAATCTCCACCATTACAATTACAACATTTACAACTTGTTCTAAATTCATCTACTAAATAGGTTTCATATCCTGATTTTCTAAATAATATTCTCATTCCTTTACCTTTTATAGGTTCTTTATATTTCATATGCTTTCGTTGTTCAAAATCACCAAAGCATACAACAACATCATTTTTATCACCAAAAACCTTTTGAAATTTATTCATTAGTTTTTGTTCGCTTTTTAATCTATTCATATAACCATTTAATTTGAGTTTTCTAAATATATATTTATTATAAAATATACACATTATATTCTTATATTTGTTTATACAATTTGGGTTTTCTAAAAAATGTAGAAGTTTTATCAGTATATGGTTTTAAGTTTTCTTTCTTATAAGCATAATTAAAATAATTTACATAATTTTCTTTTTTAATATTATTTATTGCATTTTTTATTTCGGCATTTAATTCATCGTATTTTATGTTTCATTATGATTATCTAATAAAAATATATAAATATTTGTCTCATTTTAAATCTTCAAGGGTGTAAATGGATAATTTTGATATAATATATTATATTAATCTCGATGATAGACCTGATAGAAATATTTATATACGAAATGAACTTATAAAAATGGATGTAGATATGTCAAAAGTAACACGCATTGCAGCTGTTAAGAATGATCAATATGGTGGATTAGGATGTTCTGCATCTCATATTAAATGTCTTGAACATTTTGAATTGAGTGGTTTAAGAAATTGTTTGATTTTGGAAGACGACTTTGTTTTTAAAAATGGTAAAGATGAAACAAATAGTCAGATTTCTGATTTTTTTGAAAAGAATGTATCTTGGGATATTTTAATGTTATCTGGTATAGAACATCAAATTATTCCTTCAAAAATTCAAGGATTATATAAGGCTATTAGTGTTCAGACAGCATCGGGTTATGCTGTTAATAGAAATTTTTTACCAACATTAAAATCAAATTTTATTGAAGGATATCTACATTTTAAAGAAACTCTAGATTATAACAAATATGCGATAGATCAATATTGGAAAGTTCTTCAACCGTGTTCGAATTGGTATATTTTTGAGAAAAAATTAGGTTTTCAACGACAAGATTACAGTAGTATTGAAAAAAAAGTGACAAGTTATCCAGATAAATATGACTATATACTTCGAAATTACAATAGTAATACTTTTGTTTTAGGAGTTATTACATGTAAAACCAATTATCATGTTGCCGAACAACAATATATTAAATATTTAAATAATATTGATAAATATCCAATCACATATTTAAAAATTATAGGTGATGAGAATTTAGACACACAATGGTTATATAATGAAAAAGAAAATCTGTTGATTATAAAATGTGATGATGGATACTTAAATTTACCAAATAAAGTTTTTCAATTTATAAAAATAAGTAAAAGAATATTTAGACCTTTCTTAGGTATATTTAAGACAGACGATGATATAGATATAAATTTGAATAATTTATATAAATTGTTGACGAAATACAAGGATATTGATTATTTTGGAAACTATGCTGGATCAGCTGGGTGTAAATCCAGTTATGTTATGAATAAAACAAATGTAACAGATAAATATCCTTTATTTGGTAAACATCTTATTCAGACAGAATTTGGTCATTATTGTGCTGGTGGAGGATATTATTTAAGTCAAAAATCAATTGATACGATTATTCAAAATGAAGAGTTTTTTAAAGAATTTCCGAAAAATGACTACGAAAAGTATTTATATAATAATGAGTATTTCAATGGTTTAAATATTTTTGAAGACAAAAGTATTGGCGTAATATTAACTAGAAATAAAATTTTACCAAATCAACCATATTTTGATATTGATTTATATAAATCATGTGTAAGATGGAACTAAATTATACATTTAAAATTCTTTTATATACTACATATATGAAATTACTTATAATTGGTCATGGGAGACACGGAAAAGATACTGTTTGTGGAATTCTCAAAAATAAATATAATTTGAATTATGAATCAAGTAGTAAAATTTGTGCAAAACTGTTTGTATATGATCAATTAAAAGATAAATATAATTACACAGATGAATTAGAATGTTTTAACGATAGACATAATCATAGGGAGGAATGGTATAATGCAATTGCTGATTATAATAAAGAAGACAAATCTCGTTTAGGAAGAGAAATATTTCATCAATATGATGTATACTGTGGTGTAAGAAATAAAGCTGAATTTATTGCAATGCACAAAAATAAAGTATTTGATTATGCAATTTGGGTTGATCGTTGTAATCACATTCCTCTCGAATCGAGCTCTAGCATGAATATAGAAAAATGGATGGCAGATTATATAATTGATAATAATGGAAATTTAACCGATCTTGAATTTAATACTTGTAGACTGATGGAAATGTTGTTGAAAAATAAAAAATTACAGTTGTAATCTTTTATTTATGTTTCTTTTAATTCTCATTGAGCCATTCCTCCATCATATCACCTGGAAGAATATCATTTTCACCAGGATATATCATTTTAATTTTGTAATTCATATCTATTTTTTTCATAATTGAATATATCATTTTTGCTTCTTCGAAAAGACATTGTGCAATAAATTTCGGAGGATTATTCTCATAACAGTCAAAATAATTCTCACATATGATCGCATTCATATCATCCAAATGAGAAGATGTAATACAGTTTGTCATATTATCTATTTCCATATTATATTTTGTTGCATTAATAGAATCATTTTTAACTTTTGAAGACGCAAATTCTTTTGTAAAATCGATGATTTTTTTGAAATTCATTTCATTTATTTTGTTTTCTTTTTCAACGAGATAAGATGTATTGTTCAAAACAATATCCATCATCTCCTTATTTGTCTGTGTGAGAATGCTCAAAGACACGATATCATTGTTGAGAAACTGGCAAATAGCGGTCATACTATCATAAGACATACCTTGAATGTATTGAATCGGATTAGATCGATGATCTAAATATTAAAAAAATAATCATTTTTCTCTCATAATCGTAAAAATCTATATTTTTTTATCAAATTGCTTATTGATGTTTTGTATAATTTTATCAGATATTCTATCTTTATCTTTAAGTTTTTTGATTAAATCTTCAAAAAAAGTATCTTTCAATGATGTTTCATTATTTATTCTTGACCAATGCATAGTTGAAATATGTAGAGATGAAATATACAATTCATCTTGTTGAAATTCATTACCTTTTGTATTATAAAATGGAACATCATTTCTATAACAATAGTTCAGAAATTCAGGTGAATCTAATATTTCTTGATTTATTTTATATTCATCTTTCATTTTGCGAATGATATCATAATATGCGAAATAATTATATTTCGGACACACGATTTGTCGTGAGTTCAAATCATAATTATTTGGAATATCATCTATAATTAAAAATCTATTTTTGAAAATATCTTCTTTATTCTTCTTATTTTTTAATACAGGATATTTTTTACTTAATACAGATATAACATCGTCATAAATAAATGAAATTCTTTTTTGTTTTGACGAATATTCTCTTGTGAAATATGGTTTATTTATTTTTACACCAGAAGCCTTTATTATATTGTCTACTAACCCACGATTTGTCCAATCATGAGAAGAATTTGTATAAACAAAAACCTCTACATTTTTAAATTTTTTATCGCAAAAATCAATAAATGTTTTGAAATTTGGTCTGAGTAATCCGTTTTGTAATTCTGTAATAAAATTTAATTTATTGATATCACATTCAATGGTAATATTTTTCTCCTTACATTTTTCAAAAGCAATATCTAATAACATTCTTTCATTTATACAATGACCTATATTGCCAATTATAGCGTGATCAATATCAAATAATAAAATGAATGGAGTTTTTCGCATTTGATATCTAATAATCACGCAGAAAATATTCAATACATTGCTTCATATGTCATTCTATAATTAAAATGTTTCCAATCAGTATGTTCTAACATAAATCTATTATATTTTGGTAAATTATCAAAATAATACCATTTTTTCTCTTTAGGATCCCAAAACGCTCCTGCTGTTTTGGCATACGATTTAAACGCATAAGGGACTTGTTCATTACTTAAATATTTTTTTTCTGGTTTTTGTAATGATATGTAATTTAATTTGTATATATTTCCAAGCGACATCGTTTCAGTGTAAAACATCATTTCTTTTTCCGAATCCCATTCTGCACCAAGTTTTTTTGCTTTTTCAATATCTTTTTTAGCTACTTCAAAATATACTTTATATTTTTTCATTTTTTCATATCTGTCCACAAAAGGTATTGCGATACATTTTGTTTTATCATGGTTAAGTTGCTGATTAAGATTACAATCTTTTTCAGTTAATATTACTTTTTCTGGTTGAACTAATTTGCATCTCCCAGTGTCATAATTACATTTGCGATATAATCCTTGATGATTTCGACCAAGTTTTTCACAATCTTCTTTACATGGTTTCTTTATTTTTCCTTCTTGTTGTGGCGATTTCTTAACAGGTTGTGGTGATTTCTTAATAGACTGTGGTGATTTTTTAACAGGTTGTGGTGATTGTTTAACAGGTTGTGGTGATTTCTTGACAGGTTGAGGTGATTTCTTGACAGGTTGAGGTGATTTCTTGACAGGTTGAGGTGATTTCTTGACAGGTTGAGGTGATTTCTTAACAGGTTGAGGTGATTTCTTGACAGGTTGAGGTGATTTCTTGACAGGTTTTAATGAAATTTTTTTACACCTTCCGGTTGATTTATTACATTCTTGATCTTTTTTACACACAGATTTGCATTCTTTTTCCATATCTTTCTATTTCTTGAAAATAATTTTTTTATTTTCAGAATTGGGACTTTTTGTTCGCAATCGCACAGGAGATGTTGAATTTGCTTGTTATGAATCTTGGGTGATGGCTTACAAAAACAATGACAGACAAGGAATGATGAATGCCATAACACATGCGATATTTTTTGATAATAAAAATCAAAATGTGATAAAATATATATCAAATGATTAGAAAACTATGGATCGATATACATCAAAGTCTAGATCTAAACAACAGTCTAATGACATCAAAATTCAAAAATTTATACAAAAGATTCATAATCAAAAACAAAAATTTAAAATAAAAAAAATCAATCATAAAAAATATTTTAATGAACAATATGAAACATTTGATTTAGAAAATATTTTTGAAAATATGAGAAAGAGTTCGTCAAAAAGTATTGATCGAACATCAAACCAATCTGAAATATTTGGAGGAGACAAATCAATAAACTTGATAAAAGAAATGAAACTATCGCATATACAGATATGGAAATCAAATCAGGTGATAAATCCAATGACAAAAAATAAATTTAAAAAAGTAAGTTTTTATGACACAACAACAGATTATTTTGAATTGTATTTCACTGCATTCAACTTATTATGGAAATCAAAATATACGAACTTGAAAACTCATTTAATAAATATGAAAGAGGATATTGAATTTTTAAAAAATAGATTACCCAATATACATTGTTATCACATAGATGAAAAAAATAACAATAATATCAATGATTTTGATTATCTGTTTTTTTATTCTTATCTTCAAACTTTGAAAAGACATAGAATACATTTATTTACAATAAGAAAGAATTTACATTATTATTTGAAATATGTCGACATCTATATGATAATCTTTAAAAATCCAAATTTATTCGTCAAGAAAATTCAGAATGACAGAAAAGATATTGAAAAATATTTGAATAACATTATTCAAGAATTTTTATTTGATTTTGCAAGATTTAATATGAATCAGATAAGATCAATTGCAATTTGGAAAAATAACCCGAATGTTAATGTTTTATATCAGATTCAAAGTAAATTACAAACATTAAAAGACCTTCATTATTTTAATTCTGATTTAACTATTTCAGGGAAAAATCTTAAGAGAATCACAAATCTTATCAACACAACAATTATTGATATTTCAAAGAATCTACAAGTTGAAATAGATATCGTTGATAATTTATCATCATTTAATTTTTCAAGTTTTATTTTAAATACATCGGAAGATTTAATAGATATTGCCAAATATAATATACATAATATTGAAATAAATAACGAATACTTGACAAATGAAGATTATGAATTAAATGAACCAATCAAACCAATACTTATCGTTCAAGAAAAACCCGAAATGTATCCTACAATTGAAATGATAACAAAAAAATATATGGATTCTACAAAATCTCCAAATCAAGAAGAATTATCCGAGATACAAGATATTTTTAATGAAAAAAAACAGAGATGGGAATATTCAATGAAACAATACAACGAATATGAAAGTAAAAAAAATGAACATGAGTCAAAAATGAAGGAATATTATCAGTCAAAATCAGTTTACGATGAAAAAATTCAAAAATCAAAAAATAAACACAATTCTCCAATCAGATATGGTAAGGTTACAATGATTCCCCCATATAACAATATGACACGACAAGAATTAATAGAAGAATTTGTAGGGAATACACCTGATAAATGTAAATTACAAGAAGACGGATCATTACCACCTGTATTTAGTATAGATTCGACACCTTTACATGATTATCCCCTCAGCAAACTCCAATTAGTTGTTAAAATACAGACAAAATATGAAATAGAAGAAGATGGGAAAACTGTTACCAAAATGAGAACCGATTGTGGAAATCCGATAGAGTTATATAATTACATTGTTAACTATTATAACGAAGGGAATGATCCTATTAATCCATACACAAGAATGCCATTTACAAAAGATAACATAAATGCTATAATGAAATCTTTACCATTTGCATTAAAAAAACCAAAAATAAAAACACCAAAAAAAATTATTAAACAATACGATAAGAATCTTGCTATAAGTTTTACTCTATATGATAATTTTTATGTAGTTTTTTTATATCGTTCATTTGATAATTTTGATATACCAATTTATAATATATGTTGTTTTCCTTCAGATATAGGGGATGAAAATTCAATTGATAGAACTTCAACTGGAATGGCTTATATATTAGATAATCTTTTTACTGAAAGAAAATTGCTTCACACATATATGTCTCCTTTTGCAATTTTTCAAAATAATGGATATAGTGTTATAAAAAAATCGTTCGAATTGTTGAAATATAAGATGCCTGGTGATTGGCCAAATGATGAAGTTGAAAAAAAGGAAGTATTTTATAAATTATATCAAAATCTAGAATTGGTTTCTTAATTTCAACGCGGTTTCTTAATTTGTCAAGGGTCACGCGTGTGTCCAACAAAATGGCTTTTGGAAACTCAATCAAGCGATTAACGAATGTATACAATGATGCAGACACAATCATCAATGACAATTATAAGTTTGCCACAATAACAACAAGCAATACCAATGTTGAAAGTGTAGATTGTAAGGAGAAAACAAAGGAAGTTCCAAATAATGGAGGCGGTGGGAGGGAGGGATGTGCCGACAAACACTTTGTTTTGGACAAAAAGGGGGGAAATGTGCACGATGAACAGTTTCAAGAAACACATTCTGGCAACGACATTGATTCATGTGGAAAAGTTGCTACTGCAAAAGCATTGTCGTCAAAAAGGAAGAGATCTGTGAAAGACATTGAGACTGTCAATGAGGTCAAGAAAAGTCGTGGAAGACAGGGGGGGAAGGAGACAAAGCAACAAAAACAAATGAAAACGAGAGCCGTAATTCCTTCTCGTGTTGCAATCAATTATGATAATATTCTAACAATTGTGAAACAGCTTGCAAAGCATATGGTGAGGATCAACAAAACTCTGGACAAAATGGCTGAAAAGTTCGACATAACAATTGAAGGTAAAATTGTTGTTTCAAAAGCATAAATCATCAATATAATGTCTGATATTTCGTTTGATATGCAGATATTTCGGAAAGGGAAAATCTTGAAGAAGAAGACACTGAAGACGATGTTTAAATTTGAATTTTTAACAAATTTAAAAAAAATATCTTTATATATTAGAACGCGTTTAAATGGATTTATTGAGAAATGTTGCTCAATATGAAGCAAATAAAAAAAAGAGAGATGCTAAACTTTATCAATTTGTCAGAAAACAAAAACTTGGAAATGTTGAAAGAATAATATGGCAAAAACCTGTTGACAATAAAATGGTTGAATATGTTAAATATAATGGCAAATACATGCAATTAAAAAATTATAAAATAATGATGAAACAAAAAAATCTTTACAAATCTCCTTCTCCAATACGTGAATCTCCTAAAAAATCTGAATCTTCTGGGAAAAAATGTAAGAAAGATTGTGAATCAATTGGTAAAGTCTGTAATAAAAAATCAGGAAGATGTATTGCACCACCAAAAGAAAAAACTGGAAATAAACAATGTAAAAAAGATTGCAAAGCTATTGGGAAAGTTTGTAACACATCTACTGGTAGATGTCACAAGGCTTAATTAATCCATTTGTTAAATATCTATTATATATAGTTGAAAGTATTTTTATTTTTTTACAATTAATTTTAATATCAAATAAATAGTTGTACATTTCTCTTATTTGTCTATTATCAACTACTGGTTTGAAAAAAACACTGAAACAATAACAGTTTACTTCATCGTTTTGCAATCGTGAATATAAATCAACTACATTATTCCACAAACCTTCATCAAAAATTTCAAAATTTATATTTTTTACAACATCGTCATAAATATTTACTATATCATTATATATTTCAGTCCCATGATTAATAAATATTGCATTTTTTAAATCAAAAAGAATATCATTATCGTTTGAAATATTAAAAAGTTTATTCTTATATGTCAAATCTATATCGATATCTGTATCATAATTACTTCTATAATCTTTAGAAGAACAAGAATTTTCAATACTTTCATAATTTGAATCCATTTTAATTTAAATAAAATAAAAAAAATGTTACAATTATGTCATCGACGGGATTCGAACCCGCGCGGACTTTGTCCAGAAAGTCTTGAGCTTTCCTCCTTAACCACTCGGACACAATGACATAATCTGTTTATTTTTACACAAAAAAAATTAATACAATATAATTATTATATTATAATAATATATCTTTAAATATTTTTATATCTTTTAATAAAATAAAAATGTTTAAGTATTGTAACTCTTTATATTTGAATTTAAAGATCTACGCTCATAACTTAATACATAAAACAGATTCTTTTAATTATCCAAAAACTGAATTATTTGAAAAAGACGAAATTTCTTTAACATCAGAAGAAATAAAACTTTTGCGATTAAACACTTTACTATACATCAAACAATGTAAAAATACTTTCTTCAAATATACGAATATAGAAAAATTTAATTCAGAATTATACAACTCCTTTTTCAATGACGATAATTTTGATGGCGGTGATACTGGTATTGACGATGATGATAATATAAGAATATTTGACAAATATATTTTAGATTATATTAAGAATAGAAATGACATTATGACATATCTTCAATGTAAAAATCAAAAAATAAATATAGTTTCTAAATTAAGTGATTTGAAGGATTTTACACATTCAGAGGTAAGAGACATTTTATTTGTTATTGATATGAGTGACAAAGATATTTTTAATTATTGTTTAGAATCAAAAAGAAATATCAAAGATTGTAATGTGATTAAAAACATTATTCTAAGTCTCATTTTCAAATTTAATGGAGAATTCATTAATATTAAATTAAATACATCAAAATCTAATCAATATCATCCTCATATTCTTCTTGAAAGTTCTCTTAATAATAAATTAAATTAAAAATTGATTAAATTTTTTCTTTATCTTTATCAGAGTTATGAAGAGCATCAATGTGTATATTGACGGTGCTTGTTCAAATAATGGAAAACCAAATGCTTTAGCTGGTTATGGTGTATATTTTTCAGATAATGATCCTCGAAACGAATCAAAACGAGTTCAAGGTAAACAAAGTAATAATACAGGAGAATTAACTGCTTTTATTAGAAGTCTTGAAATATTAGATTCAGAAATTAAAAAAAATACAACAATTCATTTATATACAGATTCTGAATATGTTGTCAAATGTGTATCATCATATGGAAGTAAATTAAAAAGAAATAATTGGAAAACTGAAAAAAATCAAATACCGCCTAATATTGAACTCATACAAAAGGCTTTCAATTTATTTCAAAATAGTAAATCAGTTAAGTTACATCATATAGAAGCTCACACCGGTAAAGAAGATATACATTCTTTAGGAAATGCTCAAGCAGACCGATTAGCTTGTTTATCAATTGGTAAAATAAATCAAAATAGTGATCAAAAACAAACCGAAACCAAAGATATAATTAAATTAGATTGGATATCATATAATAATAAAAATGAAGCTAAGGAATTGGGTGCAAAATGGAATGTGAGAGAAAAATATTGGTTTGTTGATAGCACTATCAGTGATGAAAATTTACAAAAACTTCGCGAATTAAGAAAATCAACTGAAAACAAGATCATTGAAGGATCAAAAAAATATATTAAAATAAGTTTTGCTCAAAAAAATAAAGCCAAATCTCTTGGTGCAAAATGGGATCCTTCTGTTAAATCGTGGTATTATTTAGATTCAGATATATCATCCGAAAAGAAAAAAGAGCTTTTAAATCTAACTTCATAAAAGTCCTTCTTTCAATTTCTGTCTCATTTTTCACTTATTTTCAACGATCTTACGAATTTCTACAGACTCTGGAAGATTTGATTTGGCTATTTTTTTTACAAGCATATTTGCAATTACTTCCAATCTTGCCATTCTTTCTTTGATATAATTATTCTCTTCTAAAAGTTTCAGATTGTTTTCCTCAAATATATCTTCTTCCCTTTTCCTCTTTCTGTTTTCACTTGACATATCTATTTTGAATATTTTGTTGCTGTGGTGAAATGTGGTATAGTCAGAATTATTGGAGAAGAATACTTCTTCGACTTCAATGAATTTGTTATTTTGGTATGCAAATATCTTCATTTGATATGATTTTGATCATATTTAAATCATTTTTTATTAAAGAAAGAAAAAATATATAAAAATGTTATGAAATCAGTTGTTTTTTAAAAAAATTGATTCTGAATATGAAGTTATTTTTCAAATTAAATATGGAAGAAAAGAATATTATGATTTGTGATTTTATTGAAATTGAAATAGATAATCAAATATATCATATCAATGTTTTCAATTCTTTCTTAAATGATATGTTTGAAGATTGAAAGTCAAATATATCAAAAAAGGTTTAAACACCTTTTTTGATATTTAATATAATGAAGAAAAATATAACACATCTTATTCTTTCAGACGGTGGATTGAAAGGAATAATATACACTGGTGTATTGCAATATTTATATATTGAAAATATGATTGATAATATAAAATTCATAGCAGGTACATCAATTGGAGCATATTTTGCTTTAATTTTTGCATTAAAAATACCAATAGAAAATATTCAAACAATGTTACATAATATTATAGGAAATATTGAAAAAGATCAATTGTGTGTTATTAATCATAAAACATTCAATAAACTTTTTATGAAAAATGGAATTATGACACTAGATTTCTTATTTGATGAAATTCATTTATATATGAAACAAAAATTTAATTGTGAAGATATGAGTTTTATCGATTTTGTTAAAAGAACTGGTGTTAATCTATATGTTTCTACAACTAATATAAATACTGGTTGTATGAAGATTTTTTGTCTCGAAGACACACCTGATGCATTTATTATTGAGTCTGTAAAAGCATCAATGAGTATACCATTTTTGTTTGAACCAATACAAATTGATGGAGAATTATTTCAAGATGGTTGTGTGTCATCTTCACTTTCTTTAATGAATATTTTCAAAGATATTCCATCCGAACAAAAACTTCAAATTGTATTGGATTCTGATAAAGATAATTTTGAAATCGTAGATCTGTGTAATTCATCAAGTTTTTTCTTTTATATATCTCAAGTTCTGAAAACACTTTATATTAATCATTTCAATAAAAAACTATTCTTTGATAAAAGCAATGTGATATATTTTGATAATATTCCATATGAAAATGTTTTAAAATTTGAAATAACAAATGAAAAAATAAAAATTGATATTACGAAGGAAGATTATGATAAACTTTTATTGACTGGTTTCAAAGGAGCTTCTGATTTTTTTCAGAATGAATATAATTGAGAAATTACCAATTGAATTAAAAGATCATATATATTCTCTTATCAGATATGAAAAACCTCAAATACTTTTAGATGATATTAAAAATGTATACCTTTTCAAAAAAATTTATACAAATGCTCATCAAATGGCATATCACGATGAAGGAAATGAAGAAGTCATTAATTGGATGATCAATAATTTGGAATTATATATACAATTATATTCTGATACAGATATATGTGATCAATATCTATCAAGAGTATATGGAAATCATCAGAAATATAAACACTTTTTGAAAACATCAAATAATTTTCAAAGAAATATAAATTTCATTATCAGTATATTAACAATTGACGAACGAATTCATATGATGTTCAAATTAAATCTCATTCAATGGTTGTCTGACGAAGATAAAAAAATAATGTATGAAATGATAATGATTAGAAAAAGGTGATATCATTTGCTTGAATTTTTGAAAATGTTTGGTTATTCTTTAAAATATAAGCTATAACTTGTAAACAAGTATCTGCTAAATCATCTTTTTTTTTATTTGATTTAAAGAAATTTACCAATTTATCATCATTTTGAATGTAATTTTGACAAATTTCAATTGAATCTTGTTTATTATATTTGTATTTTTCTTGTTTTGATAATTTACCAACTACAAGACTTGAAGAAGGTTTAAAGTCGTGATATTGTAATTTAAGAGATGGATTTATCAATATTACTTCATTTACTTTTTGATCCCAATGATGTAATAATTTAAAATATGAAAATATGAGATATTGTATAGTTTTCATTATACCGTTTAAATTTGATGGTTGATTCTCAATCATTACATAATCAATTGATGTGATAGATATTGATTCCAGTTTTCCCACAATATTATCTAGTTCATTAAATAAAACACTTGATATATTATCTACACCTTTAATTTGTTTCTTGCTTTCAGCTAAAACTATGATACCCCAGTCCAAAATTTCAATAATATCATTTGTTTGTTTCAGAACACAAAATGCTAAATTTTTAACACCAATATCAAAACTCAAATATATCATATTAATATATATGAAACAAATTCTGTTTATATAATTCTTTTTTTTAAGTTTTAAAAAAAAATGACTGTATGTTGTAATTATTTAATATATAGCACAATGGGAGGCGGTCTCTCTTCGCAAAAAATGCAAGATCAAGAATCTTATGTCAGGAACAATCTAGAAAGTGCTAAAAAAAGACTATCGACATATAAAAATTGTGATGGATCTAACAGATATAGTAATGATCAAATTAGAATGAAGTTGCGTCAAGATTACAATAGCAATGGGTATATGTCTTATCGAACAGACAAAAATGATTATATACAGTATAAACATTGGAAGTCATAAAAGATTATTCTCATAAACCAAAAACATAAAAACAGGGATAATATTCCCTTTTTATGTTTTATAAAAAAGAGTACATTTTCATGATTTTTTATAATTGTTTTGAAACATTTTTATTTTTTGAGTTTTTTATGTGAAATGTACTCTTTTTTATTTGCTTATATTATGAAACATATTCAATTTAAAGATCATCCTGAATTCAAACCAAATTTATCTCCTGAACAAATGTTTGAAATTGGTATAATGGGAGGAAGTTACTTTCGTCCAATAATATCTCCAAAAACAAAAAAGAAATATTCTAAAGAATATGAAAAACATGATTTTCTGAAGAAAATTGATTTTAATAAATATGCTAATGACAAATATGATAAAAGTATAAATAAATATGGTGTTAAAGTTGGGACTTCTTATGATTTTTGGATGAATAAAGGTTGGATTAATGAAGAAATTGATCCATATGGTTGGATACAATGGTATTGTCATTTTTGGCAAGGAAGACGAACAAACGATGATGAAAGACAAATCAAACGATGGATAAATATTGTTGGCGAAAATGGAAGATTTAGAAGACAATTACAAAATAAAATAAATGAAATTGGTAAAAATGATCTGAATATTTGGAAAGGTATGCGTCAAACTTTGTTGCATTGGGCATTTGATACAAGATATATGAGTGTTGAAAAAAAGAAAAAATGATATATTGACTATTTCAATTATCGTAAAACATTATAATGTTTAATTTGTGTCAACAAAATGTATTGAAACAAACTGAATATTTGGAAAGGTATGCGTCAAACTTTGTTGCATTGGGCATTTGATACAAGATATATGAGAGTTGAAAAAAAGAAAAAATGATATATTGACTATTTCAATTATCGTAAAACATTATAATGTTTAATTTGTGTCAACAAAATGTATTGAAACAAACTGAATATTTTGCAAAAAACTTTATGAAATATTATGATTGGTCACACGATTTCAATCATGTAATGAGAGTCAAAAAACTTGCAACTAAAATTGCTATTTCAGAAAGTCTGAATACTGATGATATATATCAAGTACAATTAGGAGCTTTATTACACGATATTAACGATGATAAATATAAAATAAATAATATTTCTCAACAAGAAATTATCAGACGATTTTTCAAAGATAAAGAAATAGACAGAGATATTCTTGAAAATGTTGTTTTGATAGCATGTAATACAAGTTTATCGAAAGAAATTAAAAGTATCAATAAAGTTATTTGTCCAAAACTTCATTGTGTTCAAGATGCTGATAGAATTGAATCTCTTGGAGCTATTGGAATATCAAGATATTTCAAATATGGTATTACAATGCATGATAATTCTTTAAATCAAATTATGGAAAATCTTGAAACCAGAACATCATATATTGTACAGCATTTGAAAACAAATTCGGGGAAAGAAATTGCAAAACAAAAGATAAAATTAATTCATAACTTTATAAATGATTATTATGATAGCATATGAATTTTGATATATTTTGTCAAATATTGAAAAAAAATGATCAAAAACAAGTTACTTTTTTTTAAGCTTTAATTTAGCAATGACTGTTACTGTCAGCACAACTTTCAACGATCTTCCGCATGATATTGTTTTCAATGTTATTGTCCCAAATATGTTTATGAAGGATGCCTTTAAATTATCTTGTGTTTCAAAAAAATATAATGAAAATATTGAACAAATGTTGGAATTGATCATCAAAAATGATCACTTCTTTCAAAAATATATGAAAAATAGATCATATGATTTTATCGATGTTTTGAATAACAGTTCGTTTTCATACGAGTGTTTCTTTAAGATGTATGATAATATCAATTATGATTGTCAACCTAAATTTATGATGGAATTCCACGATTTGATAGGAAATCAAGATTCATTTCATATTGAACGAGAAACAATTGACAATACATTTGAACTTTTCAAAATTCTTATGAATTTGACAATGTTTCGTCTCAAGTTTCAATTCAGAAATCTTATTACAAATGGTCTTATCGAATATTGTAGTCATATTTACAAAGCAAAATATCCAAAAAGAAAAGATATTGCATATGACAAGTTTTCAATTCTTATTTTGAAAAGAGATGATATATTATGGTTTTCTTCAAATATAAATGTATATGATATTTATGAAAATTACAATCTCTTTAATGTTGCAAGAAGATCATTCGATTTGAAGAATAATTTGGAACAAGATATTTGCAATATTAATTTGAATGTCTTCAAAAATGATAAAACAATCGAGTTTATTATGAGTTTATACCAGTATATTGATAATTATGAATTTCAAATTTACCTACTTCATACAATATTGAGTTATCTATTTACTGTGTTTTCAAGCGATAAAATAAACGATTCTTGTTATAAAGTTATTCTAGAAAAAGATACCTTCCAGACAGTTATCAAATACAAAGCAATCTATTTACATCAAGTAATTGATGAATTTTCAGATCTTATTCCATACAATATTCGAAAAATAATGCTTCAAAATGCTGCTAGCTTATATAACATGATATAAAAATAAAAAAGTAGAGGAATTGGGGAATTGTAATTTACTGTAATATAATTTTGTAATTATTTTCTATTTTTTTCTCATTTCCATCTTTATCTTTTATAGTTCTTGTACTGGGATTTTTGAGTTTTTCTTTTGATGCAGTGTATTCATATAAAGTTTTTGATGAACCACGCGTTGTTTCTCTTAATGTGAATTTGATTGGTTTCAGATCAGATTTTTTTGCGAAAAGTCTCGAAGCTGCTTTTCTTGCAGCAGCAGATGGTGTTTCGGAATTATATCTTCCACCAGATTCTCCAATACTTGATTTATCAACGGTAAATTTTCTAGACATTTTCTATTCTACTATATATCTGATATATTTTTTCTTAATTCTGAATTTTGCAATGTATAAATTTCATCAGCTATAGTCAAAGCCGATTTTCGATGTGCTATTATTATCATTGTTGATTTATGATTGCCAAAAACATCTTGAATTGTTTTCTGAACAACTTCTTCACAATATGGATCTAATGCTGATGTTGCTTCGTCAAAGATTAAAAGTTTTGGTTTTCTAATCAATGCTCTAGCAATTGATATTCTTTGTTTTTGTCCACCAGATAGTGATCCTAATTCTGTACCATCTAATATTGTATCATATTGATCTTTTAATTTCATTATAAACTCGTGTGCATTTGCCATTTTAGCAGCTTCTTGTATATCATCTATTGAACAATCTTCAATACCATATGATATATTATTTGCAATTGTATCAGAAAATAGAATACTTTCTTGTGCTATATATCCTATATTTCTTTTTAACCAAATATCATCATAATGTCTTATATTAACACCATCAATATAAATTGTACCAGAATCTGGTGTTAAAATTCCTATTAAAAGTTTTGCTATTGTACTTTTACCACATCCTGATTCGCCAATAATAGCAATTTTATCACCACTTTCGATAGTGAAATTAAGATTATTTAAAACAACTTCTTCAGATTTTGAATATTTAAATTTGATGTTTTCAAATTTTATTTGACCTTTTAATTCATTTATTGGTATATAATAACCTTTTTCACAAGATTTGCTATCTATTATACTTACAATTCTTTCAAATGGTTTTTCACATCTCTGAAATTCATCTTTTAAATCGATTATTTGTTTTATAGTCCCATACATTCCTTGATTATGTAAAATAAATGCCACTAAACCATCCGTTTTTTTCAAATATTTTGAAGCAAGAATTATCATTATTGTTGTTATTGTTGGCATATTACATATAATAAAAAGATGAAATGCATAAATAACACATTCTTTTAAGAAATATTGAGCAATATCATGGCTGTATTGACAAAATTTTTTGATTGACTCTTGTTCCGTTGCATATGTTTTAATAATTGAAACATGTGATAAAGTTTCTCTTGTATATGCACTTAATTTTCTATTTGCTTCATCAAATCCTTTCATTGTTTTTTCATGAATTTTATTATAGAAATGTGATATAATAAAATCAAAACATATCATTATTGTAGTAATTATGGTAAGTTTACTTGATATTTGAAATAATAATATATAAACCATAATGACATTAATGAGAGATCGGCTTAGAACATTAACATTTAATGCAATAATGTTTGAAACCATTTCTATATCAGATGTGGCAGTCTCTATCAAATCATTTATCGTTTTTTCTTCATAGAATTTTGTAGGTTGGTTCAAAATTTTGTTATAGACAACACATCTCATTTTATGATTCATTGTTTTTCCAGAATATGTGAAAAAAGATCCTCTCAACGATGTTGTTATAATTGTGAAAAAACTAGATTTAAATAACAAAAACAATCTTTCATTGGAAAAATCCCCTGTCATTATTTGACTTAAATTATCATTTACATAAACACCAAAATAAGATGCTAGACATCCATTTAGTAAACCTAATAGTAAAAAAAAGATATTGTATCCGCAAAATTGCAAATATCTTTTTAGATTTTGATAAAACATTTATTGGCGACTATTTATTTAATCATATGTTTCTTTAATATGTTTTAATATCCATAATATGCCATCATATAACGAATCTTCGGATCTTTTTCTTCTTTGATATCATATTTGTATACATCAGAAGCATTTGGGACATTTGTTTGATTAGATGTTGTTGGTGAATCCATATTATGTTTCAAAATATGGAATGAATATCATTTTTTATCAAATTTTGTTATTATTTATTTTTTTGTATATTTACCACAAAAACGACATTTGGTGAAACTTTTTCCATCAAAATCTTCATAATCAGAATCACTGTTGCTATATTCATCTGTCCAAAGTTCAGATCTTTGTTCCCACTTATCCTCCATTGTTTCGACGATGTTTTCCCTCATTGAGTCTGTCAGATTCGATGGGAGTGTAGAAATTGCACATTCGAGACACATCCTTCCGCGACCAAGACGATTGTCGAACATGAAGTCTTCAAAGAAATTTTCTTCAACCTCATTATCTTTCCAAGATGAACAGATGCCTTCAATCCAGTTCACTGTAGATGCTTTGATTCGAAAGTCCAATGTATGAAGCTGATAGTAGAGATCATGTGGAGATTCATAACATTCGAATCGAATATGTAATCCTCCTGGAACAGAAACGATTTCTTTCTCTTCCCAATAATCAATCTCTGTCAAAAACGAATGATGTAGAATGAGAGATGGGTATCGTCCGAACTTACTTCCTTCTGTCAGATCCGAATACAACAGTTCGATCATATTCACATCATCGTGATAGATCTCAGCATCGTGCAACTCTTTTTCAAGCATCTGTTTCTTTAAAAATGTGACAAGTTATTTTTGAGTACATTTCTTCACAAATAATTCAAAAAATAAAATCATTAAATAAAATCAATAAATATTTATGAAATGTACTCTTTTTTGAGGTTGCAAGATTGGTCCGCGGTCGATTTATATTTATCTACCCATCTCATTAAACTTCTTTCGGAACAACCAAATATTTTACAACTTTGCACTTGATTTTTAGAATGGGATAAATAGTATTTAACTGCTGACAATTTATAATCACTACTTTTATGCGTGGGCATTATAATATATTTAAAATACAAAAAATGATTGAAATTGAATTAAAATACTTTGTATACTTAAAGAAATCAATATGTCTTCTGAAGAAACAACATGTCAAACAGAAGTTGTAGAACAACCAACTAAACCAAAAACAATTATTAAAATAAACAATAATAAACTTCATCAAGATGAATTGAAACAAAGAAATAATGCTGAAATTAGTTTAAAAGAAAAAAATAATCTTCAAGAAAAAGAAATAGAAGATAACAAAGTTAAGTTATTATCTTATACTAATAGTCAAACAGCAAAAAATGGTTATAAAGAAGAAGAGTTGGTTTGTAAAGATCTAAATAATAAATTAATAAAAGAGGCATTTACACCTATGTTAGGTGATAATTATAATGAATGTAATAGAATTACAGGAAACCATAAATGTGATATACAATCTGATAATAAGATATTGAAAGGGCAAGTAAAAAAATATAAAAAAGGTCAATTTCAACAATTAGATAGACATTGGATTTCGTGTCTCATTAATAATATACCTGAATTAAATGAAGTTTCACAAATACTAAAAGATTTATTTGAATATCCACTTTTACCAAATGGGACACATGTGGATAAATCAAAACATATAAAAAAATTATGTACTTCTAACTATTCACAAAGTATATTAGATAATTTTTTGGATTTGTTAAACAAATTTAAAAGACAAATATTAGAATATGCATTTTTTGGTTTAAATTTAGAAATACAACCTGAATATTTGTTTGGTGTTGAATATGAGAATACTAAAAGGAATAAAATAGTAGTATTTAAAATTGAAGATGTTATAAATTATCTAGAAAAATTGAATTTTAAAATATCGCCAAGAAAAACAGCTATTTTACTTGGCGATGATAGCACAATATCTTTACAAAGAAAAGGTGGTGATACTGGAAAAAAATCTAGTAATCAATTACAAATTAAGCTTATATTAAGTAATCTTATTGATAAAGTGCCTATGTTAGAATATAAGTTATAAATCTTTGATCAGTTCTTCAAGAACATTTACAACTATACTATTTCCCAAGTAAAACAACATATCTTTTTTATTTGACAAAGACTCATACCTATATGAGTCATCAAATCCAAACATTTTTAATGTTTCATTTATACTTAATGTTCTAATCTTACCATCAAAATAATATAATCCTGTTTTTGCACCAGGTCCTCCAGAAGAAGCACAAATAGTTGGTCCACATTTTGTTATATCGTATACACGCTCACCTTGTCTTCCTCCTTTTCCACTTTCCTTATTGATTAGTTTATATTTCATCATACTTTTCCCAGAGCATTTTTCTAATTTATACTTTGATGTAAAATCAAAGAATTCTGAAATAGTATAATCTATTATAGTTGATACAGGAACAATTGGTCTGTTTATTTCTCTGAATATATAGTTTTTATTTTTATTACATATTATATATATACGATGTCTTGATTGAGGTGAGTTATAAAATCGTGAATCGATAACTTTATAACTAACATTATAACCTCTATTTTCCAATTCATTTTTAATAATTTTAAATGTTTCACCTTTATGAATTGTATGAAGATTTTTAACATTTTCAAGCATTAATGTTTCAGGTTGTTTTTTATCAATTATTTCCAATATTTTATAAAATAGATTACCACGCGTTTTATCTTGGAATCCTTTTTGATTACCAGCAATACTAAATGGTTGGCATGGAAACCCTGCACATAATATATCAAAATCAGGCATTGTATCGATATTAATTTTATAAATATCACCTTCTGGTTTTATTCCATAATTTTCTTCATATATATTTCTAACACCTTTATTGATATCACTTGCTAAAACACAAGTATATTTAATTTCATTTTGAAGAACATTATTTCTATTAAATGCTGTATGAAAAGCACCTAAACCACAAAATAGATCAATATATTTAAGTTCTTTTCTTTGGTTTTCCTCGGACTCCATAGTGTCTGTATTAACATTTACTTCTTCATTTTCAACAATCAATTTTTTATTATTTAATTCTTTTATTTTTTCTTCAACTGCCTTATCCACAAGAGCCTTAATTTTATCAGCATTGTTTTCACAAGGTGTTTTGCGTCTATAATGAGAAGCATAGTGAGATTTTTGAGAAAATTCCTTTCCACATCGTTCACATGAATATTTAACCATTTTCGTTATATATTGTTAATATATATTCTATATTTAAATCAATTTTTTAAATTAACTTAAATTAACAATTTAAGTTAATTCCCTCAATATTAGGTAAAACTTTTGTAAATTTTTCAAAAAAGATGAGGAATGTACTCTTTAAGAGTTGACAAAACATATAAGAATTTTTCAATTATTTATTAATTAATGAAATTCTTTTGGATAAATTCAAATGATTCTATTGCTAGACAAAATTTCATGATAGAACAATTTTCAAACTTACCTTTTTACAACGAAAGAGTTTCTACAATCACATTAAACCAATTGAAGCATTTTTCTATAAAAAAACACGATGAATCTCATGAATCAGATTTAGAATTATGTTGTACATTGTCGTATCTTAAAGCAATTAAGAAAGGTTATGATGAAAACCTTGAATATTTTTTCGTTTCAGAAGATTTTATGTTTATACCAGAAATTGATTTAGAAAGACTTGTACAATATATTTCTAATTACGAAAAGAATAATGAAAAAATTGAAATTCTTCAAATGTATACAAATGGACACCATCTTGTTCTAAAGCTTTTTAATGAAGAATTTGCGAATGGAAATCTTTTTACAAAAAAAGGACACGATCAATACCCTGGATCTGGTTTATATTATATAAGTCGTGCTGGAGCTAGTAAAATTATCGAGAAATACATGCAATCTGTATATGATTATGATTTTTCGACATCTAATTTGAATACTATTGATAATATTTTGTATAGAAATGTTAATTCCTTTATTTTAACATATCCATTTTTTGTTTCAAATACTAATTTTTATACCCAAATACAAAGTGACTATAAAAAATTTCATGTAATGGTAAATGAAATTATAAAAAAAATTCATCAAAAATATGATTACAATCATCTTTTATTAAAAAAACAAAAGAAAAGAACTATACAAGTACAGTTATTTGCAGGATTATGTAATCAACTTTTTATGATTTTTACAACAATTGCATATGCTATAAGAAATAATATCGATTTTTCCTTTTACACAGAGGATTATAGAACAATTAATAATGGCAATCCGGTATATTTTAATAATCTTTTAAAAGGAATTAAGCATAAAACGACACCACATATCATTACAAACTTTGATTCTTATCAAGAACAAGATTTTCATTATGTTCCTATTCCAACAAACTTTGATAAAAATTTGAATATCAAAGGGTTTTTCCAATCTGAAAAATATTTTATCAAAGAATATGATGAAATTATGTCAATGTTGAACATAAATTCCTTAAAAAAAGAAATAAATACAAGATTCAAGAGTTTTTTTACGAAACCATGTATTTCAATACATTTTCGTCAAGGAGACTATTTGTATCTACAATATAATCACCCAATCCTTTCAAAACAATATTATATGAATGCAATACAATATTTAGAAAAATATATAAATTTAAATGAATATAATATCTTATATTTTTGTCAAGAAGTTGATAATAAATCTGTGTCAAAAATGATTTCTGAAATGAATCTATCTTACAACTTTATCAAGGTTTCGGATGATATTACAGACTGGGAACAATTATTACTTATGAGTCTTTGTCAACATCATATAATAGCAAATAGTACTTTTTCATGGTGGGGAGCATATCTATGTGAAAATAAAGATAAAATTGTTTGTACACCTCTCAAAAAATGGTTTGGGCCTGCTCTTCAAAAACATAATACCAAAGATTTATGTCCAAGTGAATGGATTCCAATCGAATTTGAATAAATTTATGCAAAATGTTTGAAAAAATGATTTAGCATCATAATATAACATCACATTATATATAAGAATGTCTCCTATCTTTATCGATCTCATTGACGCTCACGATCCTTCATTCGAACATTCGATGTTTATCATTAATACTACTATAAAGATGGTTTTCGATGATTGAGATGATTGAAAAAGTGCATATAATCACATTCATGTGATGAAAAAAAATAAAAAAATATTTTTTATATTGTATTGATAGATATTTAAAATATTTTATGCAACTTGATAAGTTTTATACATCTCCATTGGTTGCAGAACTATGTTGTGATATTTTCAAACAAAATATAACAATAGGACATAATGATATTTGTATTGAACCAAGTGCTGGTAATGGATCATTTATTCAACCTTTAGAAAACATTTTTTCCAAATGTTTTTTTTATGATATTGAACCTGAACATAGGTCAATAAAAAAACAAAACTTTTTGTCTATGGATACAACAAAATTTAATCAACAGAATGTTCATATTATTGGCAACCCGCCTTTTGGTAATAATTCTTCATTAGCTATCAAATTTATCAAAAAATCAACTTTTGCATCAACAATCGCTTTTATATTACCAAGAAGCTTTAAAAAAAATAGTATGAAACGATTTTTCCCACAGAATTTTCATCTTGTTAGTGAATATGATTTGCCTCAAAATTCTTTTATTCGTGATAATGAAGTATTTAATGTAAACTGTGTTTTTCAAATATGGCAAAAAAAAGATTTCAAAAGACCTTTGCCAATAAAATTATTTCCTAAAGGGTATGTTTTTGTAAATCAATCTGGTAAACCTCATATTTCTATTAAAAGAGTCGGATATAAATCTGGTGAAATTTCAAAGAATACTAGTGAAAAATCTAAACAAACTCATTATTTTATAAGATTTGATAAATTTGATAATACATTATATAATAAATTGAATACTATTGTTTTTGAAACTAAAACATTTACATCAGGACCTCGATCAATTTCAAAACAAGATATTATTAAAAAGATCAATTATCTTTTAGATAAGGCATAATTATATAGTGATATAACTCTTCCAGTTGAAGGATATTTATATCGATCGACCATATCTTTAACATCTTTCATATGATTTTCATTTGGAAGAGTTTTCCTATCACAAACCAAATTTTTCAATATTGATTCTTGAGATTGTCTTTTCATTTGTAATTTGTCTTGATAAATAATGCATTTTGCTGTAAATTTTAAAAATTCTTTTTCCATTTCAGATTTCCAAAAATTATGTTTTAAAGTTACAATCCATTTCGTTTTATCATTTGATAATGGTAAAAGATTTACATTTACATAAAGATTTTCACCATATGGCAAAGATACCCTTGACCAAGATGTTAAAGGATATTCATACATATGAAAATTTATTGATTTTTTCAAACCTTTCTTTAAATAAGTTAATCCATTAAAAGATTTATAATTGAACGACATACCGAGTTTATCCTGATCTTTATATTTGTATTTCTTGATATTTTGCGGGGGTATATTGCTCCCAAACCCTAATAGATTATTGTGTATAAGTGCAGGATGATTGATATCCATTGTATTTTTTATACAATCTTTGATATTTGCATCAATATCAACTGTTATTGTCGATGTTTCATAATTTTTATTATTATAAAATGGTATTGACGGTGGTGACTTTTTAATTGGATCATAACTCCACCATAGTTTATCTTGATATATTAGTGACTCACCTAGTGTAGAACTTTTATTGTATTCAATTCCGTGATATGGACAATATAAACAACCATTTTCGACCTTACCTTCATCCAGTTTTGATCCCATGTGCTCGCATATATTCATCGTAGTATAAACTTGATTTTTATCAAACCAAGATACAAGCGGTAAATCACCGATATTATATGAATACGGTTTTGTTTTATCAATATTTTTCACAAAATCTATACAATGCCATTGATTAAAAGGTTCTATCGACATTATTGGTAAAAAAGCTTCTGTATTTTGTAATAAAATAAACAATATTGTAATGTATCGTGACATCATGTCTGTTTATTATAAAAAAGATTTTTTCTTTAAGTGTTTTCTATTTATTTTTTCTTCCACCATTTTGGCCAATTCCAATTTTTCTTTTTTTTGATTCTAATTTTGATGGTGATTTTGATGGTGATTTTGATGGTGATTGAATTTTAGATTCATTCAGTAAATTGCCAAACAACATACACAAATCATCATCTGTAACTTCTTCATTCTTCCCTGTATTTATTTTTTCATCTAATGTATTCTCAAATATCTCAAGTGCTATTTTCATACCATCCAACGATTCTGTTAAGTTAAGAATAGATTGTTTAATATTTTTTAGGTTTTTTGTTCGTATGTTGGATCTTAATACATTCATTTGTTTTTTTACTAAATCGTAAGGAGATTCAATTTTTTTTTCTTTGTTACATTGATTTCGACTTTTTGATTGTGGCGCTGGTACGTTATGCGGTTGTGTTTGTACTACTACTCTACCTCTATTTGTGACGACGACACCTTGGGATTTATTACTATTAGGGTCCATATTCATAGGAGTGGTACCCATGTTTTTTAGTTATGTTCTATTTATATTCAAGGTTTTTTAATAGAAAATATTTATAAATATTGATGTTACTACAATTATTAAAAGTGCCAATAACATTTTTATTATAGATATATCATTATAAATTGAGTTATTATTTAAAAACTTAACACCATCGTTTATACCGTGTTTATAAACAAATTCCTCATAATCTAAAACATTATCGATTCCATATAATATTGCAATTATCAATAAACTCGTACCGACAAATAATATATTTCTTCTACTGTTTCTTTCATCGATTAAATTAGATTGGGATAAACCAATTAGAGCCATCCCTAAATTTGATCCATTGTAAACATTTCTTATTCTTGATGTATATATATTATATTTCGCCAGTGCCAAACTGTCCATATCTATTCTTCTCATATACATTTTTATTTTTTTATCAAACATCTTACAAAAAATGATTGAATATTTTAACTTATATTTGTATCTCAGTAATGATAACTTCAAATATTTTGAACGATTTTGAAATGTATTTGAATACAAAACAAAAATATAGTCTCGAAGAAATGCTACAAATGTTAGAAAATTCATATCTTAAATACAATAATATTAATGAACAAGAAGAAGACGATGATGATGATGATGATGATAAACCAAAGAAAAGGGGAAGACCTGTCAACAAACCAAAACTTGATAAAAATGGGTTACCGAAGAAAAAAAGAGAACCAACTGCTTACAACCGTTTCATAAAAATCAAAATAAAAGAGTTGAAGGAATCTAATGATGATGTACAACATAATAAATTATTGTCTATGGCTGCTGAAATTTGGAGTAAAATGTCAAATGACGAAAAACAAAATTACAAGAATGAAAGTTAAATAAGATGATAATCAATAAATTTGAGATGCTTACTAGTGTCAAATAACAATATTTCATCGTGAAAAAAATCAGTCTTGAAATGAATCCAACCATCAAATTTATCATCAAATGATTTCAAAAATTTAACTAAATCCTCATCAAAAAAAACACAAGATTTTCTTTCACATCTAGTTGGACTTTTGATTCTTTTATTATCATCGAATGATAAATTTACAGTTGTGTCGACAAGTAGACCTTTATACATCTCAATACATTTGCTCACATATTCATTTTCGTTATATGTTTTTGTGTTAAAATTGGTTTCAAAATTTTCACGAAGATAGGAGTAAAATTTATTTGATTTATCTTGTAGATTGTCATATGTTATTTTGTCCAATATTCTAAAAATGATTTTAATGTTGTCGATATTTCCTAAATCAAATAATTTGATTTCATTGATAATCTTGAATTGCAAATCCGTACCTGGTTGAGATTTTTTTGTTCCATAAATAGAAGCAACTTCTTTATTAGAATAAAAACTATTCATTGTCATAGTACGATCATATGATTTACCTTTAGTTATTCCTTTCCACAAATAATAGTTTTTGGGTAACACAAAAAGGTCAAACTTATATTTAAACGATTTTTCATTTCTTAAATCTGATTTTCTAAAAAACTTGAAAAGATATCTTTTTTTATCTTCCTTTGATTTCATATATGATCTAAGTGATCTCAATGATTGAACAGATTGTAATGATTGAATCGATTTGATAGATTTGATAGATTTCGTGGTAGTTTTATTGTTTTTCCTCAATAAATCTAAATCATTAAGAGATTTATAGTTTTTTTCCATTTGACAATATGTTTATTATATACTTATATTTTTTATTTTCATTGATATATTCAACAACATATTTTTGATCCAACTGCAGTATCATATTTAATTTTTGAAATAATATCTACATTATCCTGAATCAAATCTATATGGGATACTATTATTACTGATTTGAAATTTCTTAATAATCCTTTCAAAAATAATGGTACATTCGATAAATTATTCTTATCACAAGCTGTAAATCCTTCGTCGAAGAATATTTGGTCACATCTCTTATTTTGAAATACACCCATTCTTAAAGCCATTGATATAACAAATCTTTGAAACCCTGATGCATTATTGATACAATTCACTCCATGATTGTTCTTTATCAACCAATTTATATGAATATTTTCTTTTACATCTGTTATCGTATAATCTAGTTCAAAGGATTTACATTCTTTGTGAATTGTTTTTTTAATATAGTCATTTACATTGTTCATCAGTTTTTTTAATATATGATTATCATATAAGTCTATTCTGTATAATTTAAATTTACTGATTATAATTTCTATAATTTCCACTATATTTTCTATTTTTGTTACACATTCATTATATCTTTGATATTCTGTTGTATTTTGTTTATTAGTTTCATTTAATGTTTCATATTTCATTATCTCTTTCTGGCATTTTTCATTCTCTTCATTTAATTTTTTGATCATATCACTCAAATGTTGTTTTCTATCGTATGCGGATTTGATCATTATACATTCCTTACATTTCTGTTCTTCTTCATATTCATCAATTTGACTCTTGATGATTACATAATTGTGACAAAATATTATTTCATTTTGTTCCCAAATATGATATTGTTTTTTCAACTCTTCAAGTCGTAGATATCTAGGTTCATATTGTAAATATTCATAATGTTTTTCAAATAGTATATCGATTTTTTCCTTTTCAGACATTTTTTGTTCATAATGTTGATTCCATTCGGTATATTTTTTATATTCTTCCAATTGATGCCATATTTTGTATATATTCGAAGATTGTGACTCAAATTGTCGACATATATCACATATATATTCATTATCCTTTACCATTTTTTCTTCATTTGTTTTGATCTCTTGTATTTTCTTTTTACAGTTTTCAATATCACTTTGTATTTGATTCAAATTCTCATCAAATCGATAATAATTAAACCAATCTTTCAAACTTTGATATTCTTTGACCTTCTTTTCTATATTATCATATTCATTTGATATATCATTATACTGATCAACTATTTTATCATCTGTATTTTTTTTCATAACAGCAATTCTCTCTTTTATTTCATTGATACGAATTACCCATGATCTTTTGCAACAATATTGACACGATGGATCATATTGGTATTCGTCATCTGTTTCATAAGAAATTAGCTCATTTTCAAGTTTTTTAATCTCTAATTTGTTTGAAATTTCATCATCATATTGTTTTTTGATAGATTGGAATTGTTTCGTCAAATCACGATAGTGTATGAATAATTCTTCTTCATTTATATTTGAGATATATTTTGATATACCTTTACTTGTTTTGAACCTACAAGGAATATCTGGTTTATTAAAATGCGATTTCAAAAGTCCATTTAATATTTCATATTTTGTCTTTAAATTATCTTCTTGAATTTTCTTGTTTTTATTCAAATCAGATATTTCTTGTTGAATTTTTTTATGTTGTTGAAGATATTGTGTATATGCTGACAACGATATTTCAGTTTCTATTTTACTAGGTTTACTATATTCATCATAATATTTCTTTAATTCTTCAATTTCTGTTACATCATATTGATAATATTGAGCTACAAATTCTTTTATATATTTATCAGTATATTGAGGTTTTGTCACCACAATTGGTTTGATTTTTAGTATTTCTTGTATTGAAGAATCTATTTTTTCCTTCTTCTTTCTTATTTCTTCGAATTCTTTTGTAGAATAATGAATGTCTCTTTTGTAGTTCTTTAAAAACTGTTCTTCATCTTCTATAAACTTTTTATCACAAGATTTCTCAACATTTTTTATTTCCATATTTGGTTTGAATTTTAATGATTTTTCTATGATTTCTTCATAGGAATATTGAGACAATTTATCATTTAATAGTTTTTTTTGATTGATAAGCTCGTCATATTGAGTTTTATTTAATTGATTTTTATTTTTTGATAAAATATCTTCAAAATTTGATGAAAGAATTTCTTGTTTATTATATCGAGTTGTCAAATCAATATTATCATATTCTTCTTCTAATTCTTTTCTTTGATTGATAAGATGTTCTGATGTTTTCAATAATTCTTCAGTATCATATGTCTGATCTTGTATGATTATTTTCTCATATACACTTCGTCTATTTTTGAGTGTTTTATGAAGATCTTTATATTTATTCAAACAGTTTTTGAGCAATATATAAAGATTATAGATATAATCAATCTTACATGATTTATCAATGACTGATAAACATTCTTTATAATTCATCTTTAACATATCATTATCAACATATTGAGTTATCATTGATGATGTTAGGAATTCATCCATTTTACCAAATATTTCTTTTATAATTTCATTAGCAGCATTGTCTTTTTTCAATAAGTTATTATTAAGAAATATTGAAACTTTTTTCACAAAACCAGATTGAGTCTTATTAAAATTTCGTCTTATAATATATTCATCTTCCGCGATTTCAAGATGAATTTCAATATATCCAGTTTTATATTTATTATTTATCAAATTTGTTGATATATTTCCGTTTCTTGAAGAGGTTGTTTCACACCATATCCCCATTGTTATAATATCAAATATTGCAGATTTACCTGTACCATTATCTCCAGAAATAAGAAATGTATTATTATATGCTTTCGAGAAATCAATATGATTAAGATTCTCATAACAATAAATGTTTTTCCATTCCAAATATTTAATTGTAAATTGTTGATTAGGTGGTATATTATCATTATCCATACATTTGAGAATATGTTGTGATATTTCTCTGTTTTTTTTCAAACATTCATCATGTATTTCTTCAGGATATTCAGATAGATTAAAATATAATTGTTCGTAATCATTCAGAATTTTCCTGAGAATATCATGTTGTTCACATGATAAATGATTTTTAAAATATTGAATTATTGTATCTTGATTTATAGATAAATCATTTATATCATTTATACATTGGTTATTGTTCTGTTTTTCAATTATATGACTGACAATTTGTATTTTAATATCATATTTTTCAAACAAACTCATTAATTGTACAATATTTACAGACGAATATAGTTTGATTTCTAATATTTTCGGAAAGTTTGGATGACATATATATTGCATAATATCAAGATATTTACCTCGATTTCTCATCAAAATTTGATTGTCCTTTTGTTTTATATTTATCATTCCTGTTTCATTGTAAACATTGACTTCTTCTATTTCCCTTTTTGGAATATTCCATATCATATATCCATGATCTATTACATCTTCGCCAAAATTTTGTTGAATTAAAGATCCAGAATAGCCCCATAATGTTTTGCCTTGTTCTCCATACTGACGCAAATGAATATCTCCCAATATTGCAAAATCAAATTCTTGAAGCCATTTAAATGGATATGGTTTATGTTCATCTGATACATTTGTTCCATTATATAATGAAACATTTCCAAATGTCCCATGAAACATAGCAATTTTGTATTCAGAATCTAAATATGGAAATTCTGGAAGATTTTCTATTCTCCCACTTGTTTTATAAGAATCTAATGTATCGTCTACACTGACATATGAAAAACACACATCATCTATTTTAAAACATGTAGTTTCATTTAATATCTGCAAATTATCTATTAGCATCGTTGAAGATATTAAGGATGGTTGATTAATGTCACACTGGCTTTTATCGTGATTCCCGTGAAATAAAATTGTTTTACCTATTTTCGTCAATCCTTCAATAAATTCTTTATATAACATAAGACCATAGTTTCCAACATTGTTTTTATTATGAAAGATATCTCCTGATACAATAATGCGAAAATCTGCTTTCTTCAATTTCAATCGTTTGATATTTTTTTTCAGAGATTCAAATAAGTTTTTGAAGACATTACTATATTCATCATATCTGCATTGTCGTATATCACCATTTCGTATATGAATATCTGATATATGAAATATATGTGTCAACATAAATTGATAATAATATTTTCAAAATATCATTTTTTTATTTTGGTATTTTCAAAAAATGACTTTATTTTACTGTCCAAATTCATATGATACTGTATGATATTTCAACTAAAAAACATTTTTCAAATATCAAAGATAAAAATATAGAGATGTTTGTTCAATCCTTCTTTCAAAAATTTCAAGACATTTCTTTAAAAGATGAACTTATTATTTCATACATATGTCAATATGTTAATTCAAGAAATATAATAGAAATTGATGAAATATTATGTCATAATTGTGATCGTAAAATCATTTACGAACTTGAAAAAAAATATTTTAATTCGTTTAATAGTATCGAATTGATTAAGGAATATGATGAAAATGTTTTGAGAGAATTGGATGATTATATAATTAAAAAAGATATGGTGTCGTTAATACTTTACAAACAAATATCAAATATTCAAATCATTTATTAATCTTTTCAGAACTTCTTTTGAGTTATAATTTTCATTCGTTTTGACAAAAGAATTGATTTTATGATATAATTCAAAGAAATCAAAATCATATTCTTCCCATAAAAACTCATTTGGATATTTTATAAAATTAAAAAAAACGCGAAAAGTCTTCTTACATTTCTTGCATTCTTGACATCTATTATGATCTGATATTTGTTTTATGAATTTCACCATTCTAGATGTCATTAACATACGCATTTGTGACTTTTTTTGCTCTTTTACATATTTCATCAAAATTTGTAAAAGTTTAATTGTGTTTTGTGGATGAGATTCTTTTGAATCGATTGATATAAATTTTATGTGAAAATTTGGGACACTATCATATGTTATATTTTCAACATATTTATAAAATAATGCTTTTGTGAAATGGCTTTTGATTAATAATTCAGTTATGTGTAAGGATTTGAAAAACGGTTCTAATGTATAAAGATGTAGAATATTATCAAATGATTTATTTGTTTGTTTCAAAAGTAAAAAATCATTTAACTTCAAATTTGATATTATCGAATCTGTTATTTCGTTTGGTAACAAAAGAATCATTTTTCAATTTATCATTCTCTTTAAAGTTTTATATAAAAATAATAAAAAATGATTATTTTGTTGAATAAAATTAATATAAATGTCTAAACATAGAACTCCTTGGACAACAGATGAAGAAACTTTGCTTCTTTGTGAAGTTTTGAATAGATGCGATGATAATTATATTGCAAAAAACCACGAGAGAACTGTTGATGGAATTAAATATAGGAAAATCAAAATTGCACTTGATCTCGTGAAAGATAAACAGAAAAAAGAAGATATTTGTGATATATTTCAAATGACTATGGATCAATTAAAAGAACATATCAGAGATATGAGAAAATATAAAAGAATCTATTTGAATGACTGATTACTTATTTCTCATATATCCAACTTTCATAAAAACATACAAATAATAAAGTAGAAAGATTTTGAGTAGAATAAAACCAGTTACATAAATCGAGAATCGCAACCATTCAAAAACATAAATAAACTCTCTTTTTATATCTTCACTACATTCACATTTGATATCTTTCAAATTTGATATATAATATAGAATTGCCAAAGTGTTTAAGAAACTCAATAAATATAAAATTCCTAAGAATAAACTTGATACATCAGTTTCTTTACCTTCCCAAAATCCTAATATTTTCAAAGAAAAGATAACAGCATAATAGAATAATGAAAATATAGCCCAATATTTAATCAACGGTCTTTTCCAATCTTCGCTGCAAATACAATTGTTTTCTTCCATTTTATTTATCCATAAAATAAGGATAATATTTGAAACGATTGGTAATAATGTAATTGCGAAAACTGATATCGCAACCAAGATCAATGGTGGTTTCGGATCCATCTACTTTGAAAAGATATTATTTTTATATCATATATAAACAAAAAACATAATATCATTATATTATGAGGCGTGTTTTATGTTTTTTATCTTTGATTGCTGTTGTTGATGCATTTTTCAATATAAATAGTTTCTTTATTAAACCTAGATTGCAAAAAACCTCTTTGAATTCCCAATATTTAAATCAACTTTCAAATCATTCTTATATGGAACAACCAAAACTTTTACCAAAACCTGTATTGAAAAAAGACCCGATACCTTTTATGAATTTTGATCAGATGTTTCTTGTATTTTTCAGTACGAATAGATTATACATGTCATCAAATGCGGATCGTATTATAATTTGTTATGATGATAAGAAAGGTGTTTATTATATGAATAATAAAAAAGAAAAGGATAAAATAGAATTTCTATTATCTCTTATTGATCTTGATGTAGAAATCATCAATGATTACCCTACTATTATGGATACACCGAGTGGATCACTTTATTGTTCACCGAAACAACCCAATATGACCGAAGATGAAATTGAAAATATATTACACTCTATTATATATGACGATGATGAAGAAGATGATGATTATGAATTTGATTTTTATTAAAAAATGATTTATATATTATATAAGTAATAAATATGGACGAGTCATTTCATAAAAGGAGAACTAAATCTTTGAAACAGAAGAAGACTTTTGAATTAAATGGACAATATTCTCAGAAGCATCTTCGTATTGTTGAAGAATTGAAAAAAAATATTCAAATAAAAAATAATGTTCGTAAGTAAATAGGGAAAATGGTGAAAAAGTCTTCAGAGATTGTATCACAGAAACTTACAATAAAACCAATGGTGCGATTTGTCGGTTTTTTATTGGCTTTAATGCTCAATACTTTTATAATAACATGGATTGACAAATTAAATAAAATCGAATGTGAATGTAGTAAAGATTGGAAAACACCATATATCAAATTTTGGGCATATTTCAGTATAGGTTTTTCATTATTATCTTTTATAGTCAATGTGTTTTATACATTTGAATATACTGGAATAATGGTTGTTTTTACAAGTATAATTGGATTAATAAGTATTATGAATGTTATAGCATTGTTAACATATATATATAATTTGAAGAAAATAGAGTGTGAATGCAGTGAAGACAAAAGACGCGAATTCATATATATTTATTTATGGATATTTGTATCAATAATGGCATTTTCATTTTTTATGATTGGGTTTGGTTCTGGTCTTTAGGGGGGGATGTATTCCAATTTGAAATTTTGATTCATTACAATTTGCCCTTTCTTTTCATCTATTTTCAAAGCAACATCTGGTTGGTTGGCTTTAATCGACATACCTTTATAAAAAAAGGGTTTTAACCAAGAATTATTATATATTTCTTTAAAGTTTGATTCTAATATTGGTATTTCTTTTTCAAATATTACAGTTTGTTTACTTATAGCTGTAACAAAGATTTGATTTATTTTTTTCAATAATGATTCATTATTTTCATTTTCTTGTTCATTTAAATAAGTGACTACATTTTGTATATCGTCTGGTTTAGAATATCGTATTTGTTTTGATATCTTTACTAATTGAGCTTCTATCAATAATCTTTTGTCATTAGGGGGTTTTTTATTTGAATTTATTGTTATATTTGCAATGTTTTCAATAATTTTCTTTATTTCTTCTGGGATTTTTGCCAAATTTGTTTGTTTCTTAACAAAATCCACTATATCATTTTTTTCGTTGACTTCAATGATTGTTTTGGAATTAGCTAATAATGTTTGTATTTTTGCGATACTTTTTTTTATATCTGCTTTTTTATCGAATGTTATTTCTATTTTAGGGTCATTTAATATTTTATTGATGGTTTCGATACTTTTTTTTATATCTGCTTTTTTATCGACTATTATTTCCATTTGAGATTTATTCAATATTTTATTGATGGTTTCGATACTTTTTTGTATATCTGCTTTATTATCGACTATTATTTCCATTTGAGATTTATTCAATATTTTATTGATGGTTTCGATACTTTTTTGTATATCTGCTTTATTATCGACTGTTATTTCCATTTGAGATTTATTCAATATATCATTGATGGTTTCGATACTTTTTTGTATATCTGCTTTATTATCGACTGTTATTTCCATTTGAGATTTATTCAATATATCATTGATGGTTTCGATACCTTTTTTTATATCTGCTTTATTGTCGACTGTTATTTCTAGTTTAGGTTCATTCAATATATCATTGATGGCTTCGATACCTTTTTTTATATCTGCTTTATTATCGACTGTTATTTCTAGTTTAGGTTCATTTATGTTCTCGCTACTTTCTTGTATTTCATCTTTAATATCATAGTCAAATTTGATATGAAATTGTTTTTCAGCAAAATGGTATTCAAGTTTTTGAACAAAACATTCTTTATTTACATAATTGTTTTTTAAAATTGCACCTTTGAGATAATATAAAAAAATCAAACTCAATCTTTTAATTTTTTCTTTATTTTTATCTATATTGTTTTGAATTGGACAAATATGAATATATTCAATTTCATTTGTTACAAAAAAGATTCCTATATGGTATTTAACTGGATTATCATTATTCGTCTGATAATCTTTAGATAATATTTCTGTACAATTTGTTTGAAAAATATTATCGAAATGAGAAATGGTTTTAATATTTTCAATATTCATTATATCAATTTGTTCATTAGAAAATGATTTATCTATTTGAATATTTTTTTGAATAATAGTGTCGATAGAATTGCTTAATTGATGAGTGAAAAGCGAAATATTTTTATTTATTACATCATTACTATTTGCATTATGATTTACTTTACACAATGTACTTACAACTTGCATAACTTGTGTTTCTTTATCTATCAAACAAATTTTTAAGTTTTCAATTACAAAATCTTTAATCGTTTCGGGAATATCACTTATTTTTTTGATACTTTCTTGTTCATCGTCAATTTTTTTTTCATTGAGTTCATCCATTTATTATTTATAAGATATATTAATTTCATGAAAAAATATTTAATTTTTATAACATTTTCCTATATTAGAAATATTAATAAATGTTAAATAAATCTAAATCTAAAACAAATGTGTCTAATAAATCTCAAAAGGATAAATGGGTACATTATAAAGAAACTGTTATAGATGGGAAATCTTTTTTAACTTATAAAATGAATGGTGCTGGTAAACTTTTTGTCAAAGTTGGAAGACAATATAAACAACTTTCAATATTTAAGCAGCAATATTTAAACAACAAAAATAAAACACGATGGGTATATGGTGGTACGAAAGAAAGGAAAAATATTGGTGGTTTAAATGCAGAAGAAAAAAGTCCACTAATTCAAAAAATAAAAACAGAGTTGAATAAAATTAAATTCTACAGTTTAGCAGACGATGATGAAATTCACAAACAATTCCTTACATCTCTTGAAAACATTTATAAAAAAATTGTTGAAATACAAGATCAAGAATTTACAGATGATTTCAAAATAAAAATCGGAAATATTATAAAGGATGATATAATTAGACATATCAATAATGGTTATCTGCTTGAGTCTAATAAATCTATGTTTAAATATGGAACAAATGTTCTATCTGAATTAAGAAAAATTGTTAAAAAATTTGAAAAACTAAAATTTTATAATTTTGCTAAAGGAGTGGTACCGGGTGAGAATAGAGAGACGCCTAATGCCAAGGAGGATGGGAGCTCCGATGAGGACAATGAGGAGGGGGAACAACTAGTAAAAGTAAATTTTCAAAATTTACTTGAGATCTCGGGAAAAAAAGAAGCGATCAAGTTGTATGCAGTTTCTAAACCAAATAAATCAACAAGGAATATCCTAGAAGTTGGAAAAATATCAGATATAAAAGATAAAAAAGGAGAATATGAAATTATGACAGATAATAAAGGTAGTAGAATTATATTTTACCCTATAGAGAAATTTGAACAAATATGTGAAATAATTAGAATGGAAAAATTAATACAACATTCGTCTGAAAACAGCAAAGATTTTATCAAAATCACAGCAGCAGGGGGAAAAGAAGCTGTCGATATTAAGGAATACAAATTTATTATGATTATTGAAAAAGATAGGAAAACCTTAAATATAAATACAGTAGATAAAAAATATGAATCATCAGAAAAGAAACTTAAGGCAGATATATATAAAGATTATACGAGTTTTTTTTCAAGTGGTGAAAAAATTATGTATTTATTTAATAATATAGATGATATATGCAAAATTATAAAAATAGAGAAATTATATAATACCGAGTTTCCGAAAGTGACTAGTGATGAACAAAAACAAGGATCAGAAGAAGAAGGAGGAGAAGAAGGAGAAGGAAAACCAGTAGCAAAAGGAGAAGGAGAAGAAAATGGAGGTAAAAAAGGAAGAATTCTTAAACCTTTACCAAAATTACCAAAATTAGAAGAATCAGAAGAAAAAAAAGAAGAAGAAGAACACGATGTGTTGAATAATATAATTAAAAATTTCAATTCATTGGTAAATGATAATTTGGTTGGAGACATTGAACAAAAACTTACAAACTTTTTAAAACAATTTGAAAGAATTTACACAGAGGTTTATATTTATGTTTTTCACCACCGTGATGATAATGACAATGATAAACAAGTGTTTTCAACAACAATTCAAACAAATATTTTAGATAAAATGCATTTGCTATTACGAAAATTGAATACCATATTAAATAAGAGTTATGATGAGAAAATTAGTATTAAAATAGATGAGATGGATAATGATCAAATACTCAATATATTTAGGGAAAAACGACAGATATTTCTACAAAATACATTAAAGAATATATATAACAATATAGTAGGAATCTTCAATTTACTTCAAATATTTGTAATATTAATAAGAGATTTTCACGATAGTCAAGGAAAAAATCAAGCACCAGGAGAATTCGTAGTAGAAACAGAAAGAAAAAAAGATAGAGTAGAAGAAGATGAAATGGAAGAAGGAGGAGAAAAAAAAGAAGGACAAGGAGAAGAAGGCCCCCAGCAAATCCAGCGAGGAAAAGAAGGAAAAGGACAAGGATCTGGAGAAGAAGGAGAAGGAGAAGGAGAAGGAGAAGGAGAAGGAGGACCAGGAGAAGGAGGGGGGAAACGAAGCCTCAAAACCTTAAACCTCAAATCTCAAAAGACCCCAAACAACACCCAAACAAAGACCCTTCAAAAGACCCCAACAAAGACCCCACCAAAAACCCCAACAAAGACCATTACAAACTCAACAAAGTCAACAAACTCAATAAAACCAACAAAATCAGAATATAAAAGAACGGAAGAGAAGATATTGATGAAGACGGATGGTAAATCGCGAAGATTAACAGTGTATACAAAGGGAGCGAGAGGAATAAGATATTGTAAGGATGGGAGGGAATATAAAT